TAGCAACCATGCCGGCTTCTTGACACATCTTGATCCCTTCTGTGTTCTTCTCAGGCGTAGTACCTTTATCCATTAACTTTAACATCTTTGCAGATCCATGCTCACAGCCAAAACCTAACTCAATACATCCACGTTTCGCCATGTACTTAAATAAGTTTGGATCTGTAAGATTTACGCGTGTATTGCCACGCCACTTCATGTTATAATTATCGAGGATATCTGCAATCCTTTTACATCTATCAGCTTTAATCGTGAGAACGTCATCTTGAATCCGAATCGCTGATACTCCCAAGGATGCAAGGTGCTTAATTTGCCCTTCAACTTGATCGAAACTTTCATTACGTATTTTGGTGCGGGCATCGGCACAAAATCTGCAGCCATAAGGACAGTTATGAACAAGAACTCCATTTGCAAAATAGTTATGGTAAGGATGAATTGTTATATTGTAGACGCTGGAATGCCCAACAAATGTCCTTCGTATGACTCTTGTCCAAATAACTTCAGCTTGTTTTGAAGAATTATTCTGTTCTTCATACTCAATTCTGCATCCCAAATTACGCAAACTTTCCATCCGTAGTTTAGATAATCTAAAGCTTCTACTTGAGCATCTTTCTCCGGATGCCAATACTCGCCGTGAAGAAGTATAGCTTTTTTTGATTTTGAATCCACAAAGTCCGGATTGCGGCGCGTACCTGAGATGCAGGGCCCAATCCAGAAGTTGCCATCTCCTACATATTTGAATTGAGTTAAACTCTCGTTTAGTATCTGTGTTAGAAGCAATTCCGACTTGTTCGGCGCTATTCCTATACCACCAATTCTTTGCCATGGCAAAGGCATTGTTCCAGCTTGCCAACGCTTTTTGATTTGAGCTGATAGAATAGCTCCATACTTTGTTTTCACTGTATTTGCAATCTTCGCTGCTACTTCCGGGCGTTTCGCTGGATTTTTGTCTCCGCGCTTTCCTTCTGAAATAACTCTTTGAGTCTCTATAGACGGAATCGGAGGATGACCGTAGTATTTTGCTCTTTCTTCCTTGGTCATCGCCGCTGCTTTCTTCGTAAGTGTTTCCGTTAACAGTTCTACTCTGCATTTGTGAGAACAAGTTTTCAGATGTATTTGCGAAGGATAAACAAGGAATTCTGTCCCGCATTGAGAACAAAACTTCTTGACCATCGTACACTTTCTCAACTATATGCCATCCTTCCTTTGTCCATACAGGATGCTCACCTGTTATATGTAATATAACACCATTTTCTAATTCAATTTCCCATAGATCATTCGCTTCCCTCTCCCATGTAACTTTAATAGGAGCACTTGCTAACTTCTTTGTATTAAGATCAAAACACTGAACTTCTTCATCTTCCTGTAAATCTTCAATAGATTTTAAAGTTCCATTAGCTAGTGTAATTTGTGTTCCTGCTTCTAAGCATCCTCTACTGTTATACATCGAAGCTGTCATCGCTTCGTTTAAGTTCAGTTTTCTATCATATCCGTTTGCACTTAATCCTCCACCAGCAAATTGACTAGGCCATAAATCAAAAGCCGGAGGAGCTAGTTTTTCTACATCAGGTAATCCAGCATGAGGATTACGTTGTAACATTCCGAGTGCGTTAAACCAGCACAGGTTAGGCGTTTGTGATACATCGCCTTTATCGAAACCATCGCAGAACTGAACGAAAGTTTCTTCAGCTTCTTCGATTATAATAAAATTAAACCCTTCAAAGTACGAAGGACGTTTAAACTGCTCATGTGGACCTCTCAAAATATAAGTAGCGTGCGATCCACCTAACACCTTAAACTTTGCCGGCCATACTTTTGCTAATTGTTTGCCCCAGTGTACGTTTGCAGTAGTTGCAGAGATACCAACAATATCACACTTTGTAAGTTTCTCTCTATGAATTATCAGTTCTCGTTTATCTGCATCCCAAGAAGTTACATCATGACAATCAATAACCTCGACGTCGTGTCCTGCTCTTCGAAGAGCGCCTGCTAAATAAAGTATACCTAGAGGTGCAGGAATTGTCTTGGGTTGAAAAGTAACCATGACGGGCTATCTAGTATACATACTTTAGCCATTCCTGCCCTCCATTAAAGCGATTAGCTTACTAAAATCGCCCGAGTTTATTTCATGTTCCCATATTCGAATTACTTTCCAACCATTCTGTTCAGCAATAGATGTATGCAAGAGATCACGCTCTTTCTGCTCATCTAAATTTTCCGGATAGTGTTGAGGACATCCATGCCAGTAACATCCATCTACTTCAACTATTACTTTTCTATCTGTAATAACAATATCGTAAGTATGAAGACGATAAAATTCTAGTCTCTTGTGTGTTTCAAAACTAACATTAATCGAACGAAGATATTCCTGCGTTTTTACTTCAGGTTTACTATTGTTATACGGAAACTTTAACTTTGCCCTATTTACTACAATTAGCGCTCTTGTAGTTTCTGATCGTTTTATCCCTTTGTTAGCCGCACTTATTCTTTCTCTTCCGCCGTTAAGGTCTAAAGAAATTTGATAGCGCGTATTTCTTTGTTGTTTCTGTTCTTCTGTTCTATTCAACGCAGCTTCACGCATATGAAGCTTTTCCTCTTCTGTTCTTGGTCCACGAAGTTTAGCTTTGTGTTCTTCAGATTTTGGTTTTCCTTTTAACGCTAAACTAATACTTCTATTATGTTCTTCGCTACATTTCCATCCACCTTTGCGTCTTCCTTCTTTCCAAGCTTTACGGACTCCGGCACTAAGATTAGTTCTATACTCAGGAGTTATATAATCAACTTTACTTCCTGTTAAAGTTAATTTACGTTCGTACACTTGTAAAGCTCTTTGCCGTTGAGCTTCACGAAACTCATCAGTTCTAATCCACGTTCCCTTAGCCATAGATTTCTAAAAACACTTCTGTACGATAAAACATCCGAGTTCCCAGAATGCTAATCCCCATCCAATACGTCCATAAAGCGTTGCTTCTTCATCATGCCAGTTGTACCATGAAATACCAATCAATCCGCCCACAAATAAGTGAGCAAATGCTTCGTAACTCATTTCAGTTGACGGAATATTTGTTAGTCGCGGCGTAATAAATATACGCCCAACTGCAACTGCTGCGGCTAATGCGAAGATGATCCAACGCTTCATAGTTTTCTCTAAACTACATACTTGACTCTCTGCGGATCGCTTGACTACCTAACTGCTGCGTTCTACAGAGATTTTCACGCAATCGCCTATAGCGGGAACAACATCGTGTCCCGGATAGACGGTCATGTGAAGCGATACGGGAAAGTGGTTAGCGGCTCGGTGGTCACCCTCGTCAATCCAGAAACCAGCCGCCCGCATTTCCAATGACTCGCCGCCGACCATCTCGCCGTTCCCATCCTTGTAGGCAAATGGTTGAACCTTGAGTCCCGTTACTCTTATTTCCGCTGTAACATTGTCCATATTTCCTCCATTGATTCCGGCCTTAGCTCGAATCGGGTTGAGGTCCAGCAGGGAGTCAGATATGTAGTTTTAATGTACAGGGGCAGATTTCTCTATTACATTCATAAGTTTTGCAGCATCTTCCATTCGTTCTGTTATCATAGCATAATATAAATCTGTTACGTTGTATTCTTTACGTCGGGCAATCTGCGCCTTATACGTTTCATCTAGATCACTTTTTCTTACTGTGTAGTGCATATGTTCTGCAGTAAAATCAACGAAATGTTTCCTTTCGAGAAAAGCAGCAACATCGTTAAGCCAGATGTCACACCCTCCGCTTTGAAAGTAAGGCGGGCTAAAATATCCTACAGCGTCAACCCATTTACGATGAATTATAGGGTGAGAAGGAATGCTTACCCGCGGGTGCAAATCGCGTCCGTAAACAAGGATAATTTTATCTTCAGATTTTTTAAACTCCTCTTCTACCATTACGTCCCAATTATGTGTTCTAAAAATTAAGTCATCAGCAGCCATCATTAATATATCACCTGTTGCTTTTTCATAGCACTTGTTCCAGTAGTCTGTAAAAACAAGTTTTGGCCCAACGATAGTATTAACTCCAAGTTCATTAGCTTTATGTATACTAGCTTTATCATCGTTGTCAACATAAACAACTATTTCAGGTTGAATAAACGCTGTCTCTTTAATAGACGAAACCATCAGACCAAGTTTTTCAGGACGTTTTCTTGTCGGTAAGAGAAGGGAAATCATTAAATTCCTCTTACTGCTGAAAACAATATAATGATTGCGGAACATCACAGTTTCGAGAACCGTAATTACTCCATGTTCCATCAGTAGCGAGAGGAGAACCTACACCACCTCCATCAGAATGAAGAGATGATGTCCAACCTACACAATCTAATCCTGTTGGCACTCCGTGAGAATCTTGCCCAGCCCATGCTTTTCCGGGAGCCGTTGTTCCAAGTTCTGTTTCATTAATTGGAATAGTTAAAACGCCGTTTGATATAGCTACCCAATTTGGTGCAACTATAGCTAAAGTTGTAATTGTTTGGGCATTATCAACTAAAACATAGGGAAGAGGAACCTGTGTAAGATGTGAACTAGTATCTAACCAAGCTCTATATTTCCCGGGTAATCCCGCAGTATTAGCTGCTTGCTGACAAGAAGTATCTGCTCCTGCTTGTCCACCAAGATTACCTAAGAAAACAGCAGAAGTAACAAATGTTATCTTAGCACATCCATCCGAACCAAGTACTATATTATTACCATATTGATATAACGGAGCGTTTACTCCTGTCGGAACAAGATCACAAAATGCAGGGTATGGTCCAAATGTTTGAGCAGAAAGAGATAAAGCAGCAAATAGTACAACACAAATTACTATATATTTCATTCTATTTTCCTTTATTTTTTTATTTTAAATGTACAGGGGCAGAGCGATCTGCCCCTGTTTTAACTACTCAGCATGGTAAACTGTTGCACTGGCATCTAATGTATACGCTGGCGACAAAGCTCTAATAGCAACACCGGCGTTAGCTGTTGCTGGACAAATAAGTTCGCCTCCAGGTGCTGCAACCCATCTATATGTTGCACGTACGTTTAAACCTACTTGGAATAGAACAACGCCAATAGTAGGTTCTGCTGTAACAGCGATAATCGAAGCCGCTGTAGATGCAGCATCTAGAGAATCTAACAGACTCGGTGTAAAAGCCGTTCCGTTAGTGGCAGCAGAAGATGTAAACCTCGTTGCAGTTAGTGTAACAACTGAATCACTTGGGGTACCGGTAGTACCGAAAGTGAAATCATAAACATAGGGGCGAATAGCGGCAGTTGAAATCAGCAAAACTAATGACTTTGCTGAAGAAGTCATTGCAGCTGTACCCATATTTCCCTGTTCAGCATAGCGTCTGTACATTTATAAATCTCCTTTTATCTTCAGAAAATGACTGAGATCCTTTGAGGGTAAATCTCCTGTCAAAGATCTACCCTCTCCGGATTATCTGTTCTGGTGCGGAACAGAATTTTTGCTTATTTAGCAGCAGCTTCGGTCTTAGCAAGCACTCGATCAAATACAGATCGTAGTACGCGCTTTGCGAACGAAGACTTCTGCGCAAGTTCGGCTGCGGCTTTTCCGTGTAGTCTGTAGAAGCCAACAACGATCTTGCCAAGTCCCGACTTCTGCTCCCAACCAAGTAAGTAGTTGCGAACAGCTTGTGTTTTTGGACCTGTGTAGAAGTTCTCGTCAAATGCTACTGCGGCTAGGTAGCAAGGCGCTACAAAACGTCCGACGCCAGTTCTCACAGCACTTATCCATGGCATGTAGTGAGCGAGTACTTCGTGAATATATGTACCATACGTCCACTCACGAGTTACGATCGGCCATTCAATGGCATAGTAATCACGTTGTGTCATGAATTCCCTAACAGCAGGTACTCTGCTATGCGGGTATGGGTTTGTGTTAATATCGTAGTACAACGTGCCCTGTGGTAGCATCGGGTGAAGTCTGATTGGGATTGCTGCTCCACCTTCAGGGTTAACTGAATATTTAGACTTATACGCAGTTACCATGTTACCACCAAGGATTGCTCCTTGACTATCACGTGTGTACTGGAAGATAAAGGAGTTTGTACCTGTTGAAGAGTACAGTACAGCTTGATCTAGTTCGGCACGCACGTCTGAGGAACACCAAATTGCATCAGGTTGTGCCTGATAGTTATTCCACAGATATTGCAAGTCGGTTTCAACTTCAGCAATCTGACCATTGCCAACAGGTGTAAATGTACCGCCGCCCATGTCGTTCCAGTAACCATTCTTGAACGCATAAGTTAGCAATCCATCAAAATCTGTTGTCTGATAACTGTAGTCAGTGCTGAGTCCTGTTGCGTTACCAAGTTGCGCACCACCTAACGCCGCAGCACCGATAACTGCTTTTGGCCAAGGTGTAATTTGTGCCAGAGCGCAGCCGCCCTGTGTATTATTTCCAGCAGCGGCAACCACGCCGCCTGTTGAAATGTACCAGGCATAGCCCACGGCACCCTGAACTGCTGCGCAAGTAAGCTGTACCCATTTGGCAGTCGCATTTGTTGTTACGTATGCGTTAACGTTTGAAATCTGCGATGTTCCGCCGTTAACTGCCAACGTGGTTCCATCAACGTTCTGACGTGTTGATGTTGGTACTAGTCCGTTTGTAATTGTTGGCGGGCTGTTGTAGCCGCCTTGTCCACCAGGATTCATTCCCATTCCGGAAATTGCAACAACGCAAGCTGACACGTTTGTTGCAGAAGAGAATCCTGCTGAAGCAGGCGAATTAAATGTATCAGCAGACACCAGTGTTGCTGTAATGTTTGGTGCCTGTCCCATTTGAAAACCAAGGTTACCAGTTGCTGTACCAGAGTTTCCAAGCAGTGTAATCATTTCCTCTTGCAAGCGAAGGCGAGCAAGGTTACGGAAATGTTCGTCTGCTAGGTTATCTGTGTACCCTTCACCAGCCCATTGGCTTGTGAATGTGTTTCCACCTTCCATACCGAGTTCCTTGTATGTTGCAAGGAAATCGAATTCGTTAGGTGTTGCTGTTGCGTTGCGCTGACCTTCTTGCACGCCAGCATAGATGTATGTACTGTTTGGATTGCGTGTTGCCTTCCAGTGCGCCACTGTACCTACGCCTGCATTAACTTTTCCCCTCTTCGGGATCATCTGAATAAAGGGCGTTAGTAATGGAAACAGGAAGTAAGCAGGTCCACGAAGATCGTAGAAGTTAAATCCCAGCCATGTTCCAAGTCCGGGAGGATTGGTTTTCATCAGCTCTTGGATAGCATCATATTGAGCCTTAATTAAGGCTCGGCTAGTTGCCTTTACAAGAGGGTGATCTAACGTCCACTTCTTAGTAGGATCTTGTGAAGAAGGATCTAAGTCTCTTGTACGCTTACACAAATCTTTAATAGCATCTGTTGAAAGCGCCTTAGCAACGGCTTCACGTCCCATTAATACTCTCTGGACGTAATTTTCTTGATTGATTCTCATTGCATATTCTCCTGTTAAACGAAAGAAAGTATTTTAGTGTTTACTTCTTTAAAACCTCTCCCTCGCTGACAGGAAGCGAAGTCGAAAGTTATATGAAAAAGTTAAAAAACTAGTTGCCCATTGAAACTAGATCCAAGAACTGTGCATCAACTTTTGCTGCTGAAGGAACAGTCGGTGTAGCACCTGTTGTTGCAATGGTCTTCTGAGTAGTCATTGCATCAGGTGTACGTACAACAGCAAATGTTTTTGCTGGTTCGGCTGCACCTAATTTTTCAAGCATCATCTTAGCAAGCTTTTCCTGAACAACTGCACCAAATTCAGGACTCTTCATTAAACGCTCAAGTTCGCCTTCGATAGCGCCCTTTAGCCCCTTTTCAAGTGCTTTACTGTAAAAGTCGGCAAAGTCTGTTCCTACAGCAATAGAATCTGCTGCAGTTGTTGTGGTAGCTGCTGCGTTTGTTGCTGCTGCGTTATCTGTTGATGTTGCTGCAACTGCTGCAGCAACAGCGGCTGCTGTGGAAACATTTGCTGTTTTATTTACATCGGTCACTTGAGTATCTCCTGTAGGAATTTCGATTTCGAGTTTAGCAAACGCTGCTTTCTTTGTATCATCATCGGCAGTGTCATCATGTGCTGTTGCCATTGCTTGATGATGTTCCGCAGTTGCAGTATGTGTTTTCATAGCCTTCTCATGGTTGCCCGCCATAGACTTATGGAAAGCAGCTTTTGCTTTATGATGTCCATGCATCGGATCTTCAGCTTTTCCCATCATAGATTCATGATGAGCACTTGCAGCTTCATGAGCCTTCATACACTTCTCATGATGATCTGCCATCTTCTCATGATGCGCCGCAACCTTCTTAAAGTGCGCAACAAGAGACTTGCCTCTTGCCTTTTCTAGTTGATCTGGTTTCATGATTCTCCTATTTACCGCTGTAGCGGATTGTTAAGCTGCGTGGATTTTTTCTTTCTCCTCTTCAACTTGCTCTTCTGTATAAGATAGTAAAGAATCGAGTAGGTCTACAAAAATTTCCTGCAAATCATCTGTTGCTGGTGATTCATCTCCTTCTGATTCTCGTTCATATTCTAACGCCATCCAGAGATACTTTAAATCTTCTGTAATCTGCGCAAATCTACTTACTGTGTACATTCCTTTACCAAGGAATCCATAAGCTTTACGCTGAATCCGATCTTCGATCATGGTCTTTAATAGACCATCAATTCTTTCGCCTTTCTCAGTAGGCGTATCTAGTCCTTCTTGAGCATAAAGTTGTTTTAGTTTCTTCTTTGCTTTTTCCTTATCGGGACCGGCGTATTTATTACCTCTATGTCCCTTTGGATTAAACAAAGCAGCCCAAGCTGCACCCATTAAACGATGATTAGGTTTTCCATCTTCATCGCTAACAGGAAGATGCCCTGTTCCATCTTTAGCCGTAACAAGATATTTAACTGCTTTTGTGGAAGTTCCACTAATATCACACTTCGTTTCAGCAGAACATGAAGCGCACTTATTTTCTTTACAATTTGCGCATCCACACGGACATACTGTTTTTGTTAGGTTTGCAAACTTGCGAACTTCTATCGTTCCATCAGCGCGAACCATATCGTAAGTTGCTCTGGATAAGCAAGGAACGTCTACAAGACTAACTTCAATTGGTTTCGCTGTATATCTTGTATTATCTCCATCTTTCCAACGCTTAATGTAGCGTCCGCCCTGACTAAATCCTGTGTAAACATTTTCTTCAACTTTTTTCCATTCGGCATCATCTACGACTTTAAATCCCATGTAGACTTCTTTTTTATCATCACGGAATTCTATTGCAATGCCTTTACCAGCAGCAATTAACCCATGCATCGCTCGTAAAGGAAAAATGTTTGCTCCATCTGTTGCTTTAGACATCTCAGCAACCATTTCTTTGTAATAAGGAACTGTTGAGTCGTAGTCACAAATTTCATCCTCTTTATCAGGAGACTCCGCAGTTACAACGCCCCATACTTCTCTTTTCACTGCATCGGCTTTGACAAAGGGGATAAATAATTTCTTTTCAATATCTCCTGTGTTTGTCTTTAAAATTTCATGCATGATTTCTGTTTCTCCTTGGAACTTTTGTATTTATTCTTCGACAGGCGTCCAATTATTACAACAATCTTCAGGTTCGATTATTTTGTTACCAAAACTATCTGATGGAACATCAGGATCTTCGTGTACATTGTCATTTGTGCAAACATGCTCATCGCCTAATGCTGATGAATATTTGCATGTAGCGCATTTAAAAGGTCCGTATTCCCCTTTAGTAAAACCTGTTTCATCTGTTCCGAATTTAAGAAATTGAGTAAGAGTTACTTTCTTCGACTGGTTATATATACTGTTCGCAGTAGCAAAAGCTCTTCCTTCATCGCCATGTTGCGCATATTCCCCATTCCAAACGTGAGCCCATTGACGACGTTTCTTTTTTCCTTTGATTCTATCAGGAACATCACTTCCATCTTCACGATATGGCATCTGATGTAGTCTCACTATTTATAACTTGAATATCATGATCCGTGCTTGTCCAAAACGTAACTCTTACATCATGTGCTTGAACGATGCACCCGTCCGAAGCTTGTCCAGGATGCGTAAATGAATCTCCATGCATGAAAAATGTATCAGGCTGTCTTCCATATGAAATTATCTTTGCTCTTGTTGCAGGATCTGGTTCTAATTTAATCGCGTACTTTCCCACTATAGGATCATCTTCATGTAGTGCTGTTGCTGTGTAAATACCTGCAGGAAGAGGACCAATGTCTTTGAGATTCTCTTTCTCAGGATTATTCTTACCTCCCACAAAAACTCCGACCGGAAAGAAATCTCTTCCAGCATATCCAACACCTATCAGATTAAGATTTGCATCTCTAAGGCGCCCTGTTAGTTGTTCGTATGTCCACATAGCTTATTTCTTTATAACAGCTTCAGTCACAAAAACAGTTAGGAAAGCAACAACAGCACCTATTATTCCTCCCCATAATCCTGCCTTTGTTTTTAGTGTAGTAATATCTACTGTCATCTGCAAGCGCATTTGTTCAAAGCGTTCTGCAAGATCGCGCATAACTTGATCACATTCTCTTTTCTGTGTCTTTATATCGTCATCTAAATCCTTTAATCCTTGCGTAACTAATCTTCGATACTCTGACCAACTATTCGCCTCTGTTAAGTTAAGCTGGGAGTCGGGGCGGGTCATATTGTAGTTACTCCTCCTTGCTATAAACTAGTTTAAAATTTTCAGGAAACTCTATTCCAAACCCGCCTATTGATGTCCCTCCATTAACTACGAGGAATTTTGCTACAAGATAAACTTTTCCTTTAACTTTTCTTATTGTAATCAATTCCTTTTTCTCTGCCAAAACTTCGAGATCATGATTTGTTGAGATTTTAGCTTCGTCTAACGAGAGCAGTTCATAATCTGTTTTACCAATAACTTCATTTTCAGTCTTGTTGAGCGCTTCACACATCGCTGCGTTTGCGAATTCATATTTTCCTGTATCTGCATTCTTCAAAAAACAAATACATGGTGCATGACGCATGAAATCTAGTACTTTTTGTCTTTTATTTTCTGTGTCCTCCAGTATAGGAGTTAACGTCTCAAGTTTATCAATATATGATCGCAAAGGCATAGACGCTTAATTCTCCTCAGTTTAACTCGTCGATGATGGAGTGCTAGCATCTTTTACAAGATCTGCGGTAATTTGTAACTGTTTATCTACGACATCAACAGGTTTTGGCGCAACGACTGTTGATGTGCTTGTTGTAGTAGATATCGATGATGAAGATCCTTGTTTTGCGGGTTCTTCTCCTGTCATCGTTTTAAGTAAAGCACCGTTTGCATTTCCCCACGCTTGTCCTGTTAACCAGGAAATAAGAACCATAACTAAAGCGTTTTGCGGGCTAATTCCTTTTACTATTATCCACCATCCAAATGCTATACTTACACCGAATGAGATAATCCAAAGTATAAGAAGAACAAAAATAATTCCGCCTTTACTATTTAGTAAGGCTACTGTTCCACTAAAAGTTTCAAATGAAGGGAAAACTACTCGTTTAAGAATTTGATGAACTATCAATGCAAAAAATGCTAACAAAATTAGAGCATATACATCATACTTTGTTATATCCCCAAAATTCGAGGTGATTTCCTCTATAGTCATTGTATCGTTCCACAGGCTTCGTTTGAGTATTTAGATTCTTCCTGCTTTTTCTGATCGTAAGCACTTACGACATAACAAAAAATCTGTCCTTTATTACCGCTATCTGTATATGTTGTTTTAATTATTCCGGCAGCTACGCGTACATAGGGACCAAGATGCGGTCCCCTGTATACGCGATATACAACGCCTTGTGAAGGACTTGCAACCCAATTTAGCACCGCTTTATGCTTTGCTCCACCAAAAAGTGATAAAGCAATGATAAGATGAATTATTATGTTCATTTCGTTGTAACTGTAAGACCTGAAGGTGATTGAGGTTGAGCATCACCGGGAATAATAGCTTTAACCTCATTCGAAAAACCTGATTCTGATGGACTACATGTAGTACATGTAGAACTAACAACATAATAATATGTTGTTAAGGCGACAACACTATTATCTGTATAAGTTGTTGCAGGCGATGTTAACGTTGCGATTTTTGTATATGGTCCGCCTGAAACTGTTCCTCTATAGACGTTGTTGCCTGTGTAACTTCCCAAGTTAGTCCACGACAATATTGCAGAATGTTGTGCAAATACTAACGTCGAACAAAATACAATATAGATAAGTAAAAACTTTTTCTTCATGTTTTCCTCTTAATTTTTCGCAGCTGGAGGTGTTGTTCCAACGTTTAGGATATTCAGTGATGTCGCCATATAAGTATATGTAGCTTCAGTGCTTCGTCCTGTATTTGTAACTACAGCACCTGAAGGTGATTGAGGAACAGTAATTGCTCCTGTAGCAGGAGGAGTATTTGCTAAATTTGCATTTCCATTAGTTAAACTTGGTTGACTTGCAGAGGGATTAGGAACAGCCTCAGCAAGAAAAACTTCAGTTGCCATCGCTGCTATTGATATTTTATCTCCTTATTATTCTTCTACGCCTACTATTGTACACATGCAATTCGGATGAGCAGGAATAATAGGAACGTTTGATATTGCGTAAGGGCCGCCTGCTACAATTTCATCACATTCATCTACAACACTATGCAACGAACTTAACTCAACATTTACATTCTTCACTCCAAACTTTCTCCATGTTTTTAAATGAAGATTCACTTGAGCTAATGCTACTTCGTTATTAGCAATCAGCGTTGCACGAAGATCACTAAACGTCGCCGCTGTTCTAATCATTGTTTGAAGTTGTTCAAGCGTTAGTTCCTCTTCTACAGCGCGATCAACAACATCTATAAGATCATCTTTTGTAGTTTCAGAAATAACAAAATTTGCTACAGGATTTTCAAGTAAATTATTTCCAACATATTCAAGCCCGATCATCTCAGCAGAGCGCTCTTTCGCATAAGTTTCTGCTTGCTGAAGCAGATCAGCTTTATCTACATCGTCAGTAATTCCCAACTGTGTTAATCCTTCTTCGATCCCAAGTTGCGCAGCAGCCAATAGATCAAGATAGACACCGTCAAGGAGTTCTTGCCACTGAATTGCTATAAACGCCAGTGCAGCAAGTTTTTCTTTGTTTGTTAACTTCTTACCAAGTTTTTTTGTTTCTTCTTCTACAGCATTTGCTGCCTTATTTTTAGCTCTGGCGAAGAACACAGCAAAGACTCTACTCAACTGTTGACGAATTAATTGTACTTTTGGATTAGCGTTCTTTCCAATGTCGATCTTTAACTGAACCAGTCCTTGCTTACGTAAAAATCTATTAAAGTCTATTCTATTCTCGTGCAAAATTGATTCGACATCGGTCTTTAAAAACGAATCTAGTTCTTCTAGACTTTCACAATCAAGGCAGCCGATCATTCTATAATGGTGATTTGAACAATGATTTCTAACGTCGAGTTCAGCGAACGAAAAAACCGGCATCTACTTAACACCTATTTCATTCATAAATTCTTCAAAACCTGCATCTAAACTTTTCTTCATCGTTTCATTCGGACTTTTCACATTCATAAGCTGACGAAGCAATTCTGATGGACCAGTTATAATTTCTCTATTACCAACACGAACAACTTTACATCCTGCTGCAATAAGTTCATCGGGCGAAGGAAAAGCCATATTAGATATGGATATCGTAAGATCCTGCAGAAAGATTTAATCTTGATAGTTCAGCTTGAACACAATTTCTACAATGTGTTCTAGGATAGCTTCCCCGATGCTGTTCGCATGTAGCCCATGTTGTATGTCCATTAGTTTTCTCTACAGACGCTGTAAGAGACTTTGCTGCCGGAAATGGTCCTTTCCCTGTACCAGCAGCAGTTGTAGGTTGCAAAATCTGTCCTAAAGGTATTACGCCTTGAGCTGTCTTTACGCCGAGTTGATCGGCAGCAGCTTCAGGTCGAGGATCATCGCCTCTTCGTTCGCGGATCTCATTTCTCGTGTAAATCCCATTATCAACATCTTTCTCATCAGCAGTAGATTGCTTTACTCGATCCATTTCATGAAATGGATCAAATACAAACTCATAATCAGGTAACGCTAAAACCTGTTGAATAAGTGTATCTACTAAACCTTTTAACCATTCCATCCAAGGAAGTGTTCCCTCTTCTTCAGCTGCAACCTGAGCCTGTTCAGCAGAAGCTCTATTCATTTGGCGCATCAAACGTTGTGGACTGGTCCCATAAGCAAAACAAATTTTTCTGGTGTGCGTTTCATCATAGGCGTCCGCAAGTACAGGCTCTTTTGGTTGTAATACTTGTTCTGTGTGACCATTTTCTTGCCACCCTTGAATAAGTTGTAGTTTCCTCCGCTTAGCAAGATTGCCACTATACGCTGCATCAAGATATTGTTGTGCTTCCTGGATCTTTGTAACAGAAATACCGGGAGGCACGAAATGAATCATTCCAGGAATTGATCCTTCTCTGTAAAAATCCCAGATAAATTGTAAGCGCGCCATTCCAATTTTTATCTCTTTTGCAACTTGTTCAGTCGGCGACATTCCATACAAGTACGAAGATTGAGTTCCCCTTGGAACAATATTCCTTGGTCGATAAATTAACTGTTCTGTTGTAAAGTCTAATCTAGGATAGCCTTCCCATAACTGCTGATACGCGGGACTTGGTGGTAGAGGAGGAAGACCGCGTTCATTTACAAGACAAGTTATTCCCGCACCTTCAATCCACTCTAACGCTATTACCTTTCCCGCTTTATCGCGTTCAATATAGATTGAAGCTGCATCTATAACTAGCATATCTTCAAGAACGCGTCTTAAAAATTCTTGCCAATTTTGGCGTGGATTAGGTCTTGCAAAGAAATCAGTTAGCCAGCGTAAGTTTTTATCGTTTTTTCCTCTTACAGCTCTCGCCTTGCTTGTTTCACCAGGAAGAGGTTTGAGTTGGATACGATAGGGCATCTTAGTCATCATATCTTTGTTATTTTCAATACATATCCTGGCTAGAGGATAAGAAGAGAGATAACGAAGTTCTGCCGCTGAATACTCCGCATCATCGCGCGGAGTGAATATGATGTTTCTGCCCCACTCAAAAGGAAATGTAAGTGGCTGAGCCTTTGGCGGCCCCATTGGCGTAACAGGTTGTAATGGGTTAGGCCATAGTGCTCCACTATCATCTAAGCCTGCGATTGTTGTCTGCGGAGGCTTATATATAGAGGTTCTCGCGCTGTTCACAGCGTTTACTAGCGGCCCTAGTTGTCTAATAACCGGACCAAAAAGTGGACTCTTTGACATATTATGAAAGTGTTATTGATTCAGTTTGATATAGATAAACTATCATGTTAAGACAATTGAAACTATTGCGCTACTCGGATGGAAAACGCCGCTATCATCAAAAAATCCACCGTTACGAGGAATTTGTTGTACAAACAACTGTTGTGTATTTGCATCAAGCGATGTGAGCGTCTTCGTAACTGTTGTACTATCGACAAGCTTAAATGTACATGTTTGCCATGCAGCCATTATTTTTCTCCCTCAGGCGGTGACGGTAGCGGGCTTCTATACCACTTACCTGCAGGCACAAAAAGTTTGGTCCAATGACGCGCTCCGCAACGAAAACAATCATGTCGTAGAGCAGGACCACCTTGTACACTATCGTCGAACCATATAACACAAGATTTTCTATCTGTTCCCGCATCACCTTTAAAACCACAGGCATAGCATACTTCTCGCTCAGGATCGTAAGGCTTCCTTACCTTTTTTACGATGAAAGAAAATATTTCAACAGGCAGTGAAAGAATCCAAGCTATCCAACCAACAGGCGCAAAAATAATATCCGTAGCAGACATTATCTTATTGTACCTTTAGCAGCACTTACACTTGACATATTACCTCTAAACAAATAACTACCCATGTGCGTTGTATTTATCCAAGGCGCGATGTAAATTTTAGTTCCCATATTACGACAATCGCGACAGAAACCATAATCCTCACTAATATAAATAGGTAGACCACTGGTAGTGTATTTAGCACTATCCGGATCAAGGTCAGCTTGGAAATACATGCACATAGGCGAGATTGGATCGCCATCTTCACCATGAGCGGGTTCATACATTTTCTCAGGGTAATGTTCTCTAAATTTTTCAAACACTTCGCGCCTAATCCGCATAATTCCTGTGCCACTATCTTTCACTTCAAGTAAACACCCGAGTTGAATTGAAGAAGGCGTGTTATCAGGATGAAAGTTAAGTACAAATTCACCGCATAGTAATTCAAGTTCATCCTGCGTATAGTTCTTATCAGGATTGCTTCGTGCAGCTCTTACGACTCTATCTAGACGCAAATTCTTTCTAACGCAGGGCGCTCCAATCACACCCTCATTATAAAGAAGAAGTGAAAGAACACCGCGCGGATCAAAACCTATATCAGCATCGATAAACACAAAATCAGTGCATTTACTCTTGCGCATGAAACCATCTACCATCTTATTACGTGCGCGCGTAATAAGACTCTCATTGCGAACAAACCCAAGTTCGTAAAAAATACCCATGTTAGTACAAAGGTTAAGAAGTCCTAATAAAGACTCCACATAGTTTGTAGTCATAATACCACCATAAGCAGGGGTGGCTATGTACAAACTACGTCCTTTTATATTTTCACGTGCCTTTTCCTTGACAGCATCAGGAATTTGCATCTGAGCAACAGCATTTGTCTTTAGAAGTTCTAGATTACCCGTCGAAAGAAATTCATTAAATGTTTTTGTATCTACACCATACTTGTTTTTAATTTTCGCATAGGATTCTTTTTCTTGCGCAACCCACTTATCCATCCCAATGTTCTTAACAAATGTTGTGGGGCCGCCCTCAGGACTTGCGTCATGTTGAACAACAACACGAGGCGTCGCTGCTAGCGAATATCCTGCAAGTAGCGTGCGAATACAATAGTCTAAATCATCTGAACCAAAATCCGAAAACCGTTCATCTAAATAACCAACTTTATTTAAAACTTCACGCTTGATATAAATACAAGGGAACCACATCTCAAGCGGTCTAACAAATGTAATTTCAAATTTCGGATTTGCAAGTGTTGGACTTGCTCGTCCCATAAGTCTAGGCGATAGAAGACCAACAGTCTCGTCTTTATAAGCAATTTCTTGCAGCCGTTCTATTGTATTCTCTTCCAAGAATCTTATATCATCACCACAATATAGAATATCATGATCGTTAGGAACGGCTTTTAAGCCTAGGTTTCCGTTCCCGGCCATCGAGAACTTCTCTGGTCCGGGGATAAAATTCCAAACGCCTGTAACTTGAGAAGCATTAATATTAAATGCTTTTTCATAGTGAAGTCCGTCTGTTACTAATATTCTTGGAATACCGGGACAGAATTTTTCTACTGATTCTACAAACCCTTTTAATACTTCTGCGTACTTCGTTAACGCAACAATAGTGACAGGTCTATTGCTCATACCATCTCCTTCTTCGAATTTAAAATCTCAATACATTTTGATATGAAATACGTTGTATTCTCGCGAATACAAAATGCGTGATAAAACATATTTCCGAACGTCGTGCCGTAACCAAAACTTTGTCTATTATTCAATAACCACATCGGGCGCTGAACATTTGTAGGCCATAAGAAGAAAACAGGAGCACCACTTTCCTGCCATCTGTAAGTAAGTTCTTCTCCAACGTCGCCTCTTAACGTCTCGTGAAACGACGGACTTCCAAGATCATAGTATTTCGATCTTGAAAAAGCTAGACACGATGGTCCAACATAAATATGCTCGTCGTTTTGAAGATGATTTGCTCTTTGAACGGCACCTACTAGTATACCTTTGCTTGCTCTATCTTCGAGTGTAATTAAAGCTTGTTTGTTAAGCGGTATACAATCAATATCAAGAAAAACTACGACATCTGTTTCACAATTAGCTAAACACTTTTCAAGTGCCGCTGGATGTGAATAATTTCCTGTTGTATGTTTATACTGTGTAAATATCCAACCTTCAGGAAGAAATTTAGTTACACATCTTCGTTGATATTCAACAACATCTACAGGAATGTTATCCATGTAGATGGATACTATTGATGCTTTTGATGAACTCATTTCTCTATTTCAACATCAAGTACTTTATCGTTAAATACAACTATTCCTGTTCCAGACCAATGTCCTAAGTGCGTAATATCAAACTTCTTCAGATTGATTCTATCCCAAAAACTTTCCATTGATGCTGAAAGGTGAATATCATCGCAAATAAGTAAGCCTTTAAAATCGTTACGGATAAGTAGGTCTAAAAGCCTCTGTTCCTGAATACCATCATGCGGATCAATGTCTAAGTGGATTAAATCAGCATCTGTAAATTCATTTATGTGAAGTAAGCAATCAGCATGAACAACTGCAATATTTCCAAGATCTTTACATGAAAGTTCGCCGGCAGGAATGTGATTTATAATATCGTATGTTCTAATATATGAATGAGGATTATCTGCTCCGAGCGCTAGAGCAGATGCTCCATATAGAGTTCCTAAATCTGCTATATAGGGCGAAGTTTCTATAATATGAGGAAATAATGCAATTTGTTTTGCTACAAAGTTAAGTAACTTGTATTGCGTTTCTTCAACGAACCATTTCTCAGCAGCAGTGTTCCATGACAAATATTCTCTATACGGGGTAAGATTAACGTTAAGAATATCTTTATTAATCTTTACTACACTAGTTTGAGTTAGAGTCGGCATCTGTAAAGAATATAATTGCATCGTTATTTTTGTTTGACTGATTTACGAGGAGAGCAATTTCTATACGCAAACATTCCATACAAGGTGCTTTCTGAGAATGCGCATAACAATATGGCGGTTCTAAAGGTCTGATTGGAGAACGTTCAGTTAGGATATTCATAACCTTGATTTTGCTACTTCAGCTTTTGCCAAGTAGTCTCCTCTCGTTTGAGGAGAGATAACATTAGGCTTTGAATTCCATTGATGTCCGCACTGTCCACACCGCCATCCTCCTTGACAAGGAGCTATACAAATAGCTTGGCATTCAGGACAGCTGAGTTGACTGTCTGATGTTGTTGGTTTAATCATTACCGATGATTGTACTTTTTCCATTTGCATCTTCTCTTGTCGTTGAGCGTCAAGTACTCCGTAGCAAACTTGATGAGTTCCGAAAGCAAGCATTACTGCTTCAGCTCTATCCGGTGACGGAACTCCTCGTTTCTTTGCTTCATCCTTTGATTCTATTTCTACCTGTCCTCTGGAATTATGTTTATATCTAATTCCAGCCAGTTGTCCGATTGTGGTCTCATCATCCAATCCACTAAAATCACCTTGCTCAAGGCGTAGTCTTAATCCCCAGTAGAATTCATCTTTTAATGTGCGATATTTTTCTGAGTCGGAGCTTGTAGCTTGAGCAATAATTGGATTCGCTGGAAAACCTATCTCTTCTAGATGTTTGTAAAGATAATATCCAACACCTATAGAGTCAACATTTACTGATTGAAGTTCTCCTCTATACTTGTTAAGAACAGCGACAATCTCGCCGCGAGGATCGCTTATAGGCCAAAATTTAAGTTCGATTATCTGTGGACCTCTACGAACACATAAAACTGTTTCTGCAGATCCACCGCCGGCTACGTCTATCCCAGCACTAACCTTACCTGTACCGTTTAATTCACGTACTTTGGCTTTTTCAAGCCAATCTAAACTAATAAGAGCAAATTCATCTTGCTTTGGAAATTCTCCGAGTACACGAGCTTCCCAATATGGATGTCCGGGACCGCATGTATAATACAGTTCGTAAACCCATCTCCTTCTGGTTAAGTAAGGGCGAACAAATTCGTCAGCATCCAAGAAAGCATCGTTTTCTTTTCCGATCTTTAGTAAATTATCAAGTCTGGAACCTTCAATTACTTTACCATCTTTATCTACTAAGTTATCTTTAACCGGAAAAGGAGCCGTGTGCGGAATATCTACAAAATTAGGTGTATCAAAAGCATTAATTGTAAAACAATTCCAAGCAAACCGGGCTTTTGTGAAAGCATCATGAAAGGGTCCTGAAGACCACGTCGGATTACCAATTGCTAAAACCTTTGCATTACCTGCTGACATGGCAGCATCGACAGCCTGCCAAATCTTCGGCTCAACACCAGGAGCTTCGTCTAGAATAATTAAAACGTGATCGTTGTGAATACCTTGAAACTTTACGCCTTCATCCTGGTTTGTAACGGATGTGGAAAGACCATAAGCTTCACGTTTAGGAAATTCAGGTGCAAAACTTAACTCAGTCTTAAGAGGTTTTGGAAATGGATATCGGCTCTTAGTTAAAGCCGAATGAACCTCACCCCATAACAATTTCTCAACCTGAATCCAGGTCGGTGCTGTTGTAACTACAGTTGATTTCTCAAATGATGCTAAAAACCAAAGTAAAGCCCTTGCAGCAGTATATGTTTTTGAACTAGCGTGACATGCCTTTACTGCTACTCTTCTACTTTTCTTTAAGGCTTGAAGGATCTTTCTTTGAATATCCCATAGATCCGTTTGTAAAAAGTATTCAGCAAACAAATCCGGCTCATCAAGTGCTTGTGCAACATTTACATGAGGGATGCTAGAATTTAGGATTGCTGATTGAATAGCTGTATTACTATATGCAAGAAGATCGTTAGACATTACTTAATTAATTGTATTCTAGTATTTTGCGGAGTAAAACTTCTCCAAGATCCGAAAGCTAAAACTGCTCGTGTATCATGGACAAATGGATAAGCTTTAACTTTTTCTTTTGCTTTCATTATCTCTAAGGGCGATATATTCAATGCTACAGGTATTTCGTTATTCGCAAGCATTTCCCGTTTAGAAATACCGCAGCAAGAATTAATCGAAGGTTTTTGTAAAACTTCTACTAACGCAACGGGGGCTTGATCATGAAAACGAAATTTCTTTCCATTGCAAATAAAACGCCCTTTGTTCATTTTCTTAGCTATTCGAGCATCAGCGCGCGTTAACAGTTGACAGGGTTTAGTTGTATCGTCCTGATTCTGATAGTATGCTGGTACAATTTCTCTTGAAGCGCTTTCTTGGCGCGTTTGATTAATTATTGTTAGCATTGTAAGAAGATGTAGCTCTATATCTGTCTTTCGACAAAATGTGCTTTGGTTGCCGGGCAACCACCGGCCAACTAAATTTACTGAGCGTCAATTGTGAAGGGTACTTCTACTTCTTTTTCTTTACCTGTTACGTTAATCGTTGTATTATGAATTGTTACGCTTCTATACTGCGATACAATGGCGTCGAGTGCTGAAATAGTAAGTGGAGCTCCATCCACACCCATTGGGTGTTTTGAATCTGATTCACCGATTCTCTTTGCTTTAAATAACAGCTCTTTATAAGCTTTCTTATCTGTAAGCGTTACCTTTAATCTTCCTTCAGAATCATAACCAACACTTTGAATAGCCTCAGCTTGCGCACGCGAGACATTCCTAAGATCGAAATAAACTTTATTAGGATTTTCGGGGTCTCGTTCGACGTAATCTAGAATGTTCCACTCAGCGCAGTGTCTAATTCCATCTATGATATTACTTGTTTCAAGTTCCATCCCTCTAAAAACTTCTGATACTCTTCGATTAATTTCTTTCTTAACTAATGAATTACTCTCAATCGATGTCCAAGCAACATTTGCTACTGATGGTGAATAACCCGCAGCTACCGCTGCTTTTGAAGGGGATAAACCTTCAACTCTTTTTTCGATATACTTCTTTTGCTTGCGCGTGAGATTTGGTAATTCTTCCGTGGATTGAACTGAAGAAGTTTGAGGAGTTTCTAATTGGCGCAGAGGTAATTGTTGAGTAATTTGAGGTAGCGCGCCCATCGTACCTAAAAGAATGATAACTTATTCATTCTTCCCTTTGGGCAAGTTATAATATATGGTTAAAACAAAGTCAAGTAGTTTTTATAGGAAAGACGAACTATTTTTGGTTAGTGCATAAATCTTCTTAACTTTTCTACATCCTGTTGGCGTTGTGGTGTGAGTTCTTTGTAAAGACGTTGTACATTATCGCGCTCACCGCGGGCGATACGTTCTTCGTGTGTAGTATCCAACTCAGCCTTACCAAAAGCAGGATGCATATGTTCAATTAAGAATGGTAAGTAACTACGTCTTCGCAACTGATCGGCAACAGTTGTTATCCACATATCGGTCATATCGCAGGAAAAGTATGGCGGAGTTAAGTAACCTACAGCTTTGATCCAATGCTTACTAACAAATCCGTGAGTCCCTAACTGTCCTCCCCAATATCCATCATCACCATGAACAAAAAGAATACCGTCTAAGTATTTATTGAATTCACGAATAACCATGTTATCCCATCCGGATGTGCGAAAAATAAGATCGTCACCAGCAAACATAAAGATTTCACCGTCAGCTAAGATGAGACAATCGTTATAGCAATCAGAAAGTATTTTTCTTGGACCACTAACTACTTTAATTCCTAATTCTCTAGCTACTTCCACAGATTGAGGATCATCGCTGTCTGCATAGATGATAAATTCTAAATTTCTTGTTACAGATGCTGTCCCAACAGCAGACTTAACCATTCTTCTAACATTATCGGGGCGATTGCGTGTGGGGAATATGATTGAGATCACTATCTTCTCCAATAAGACCAAGCTTCGCAGCGTGCAGCGTAGAACTCATCCTCATCTGTTCTTTGAGCACTATTTATGTACCACGGACGATGTTCTACTACGTAAGGAGGAGCTAACCTGTAATGATTATACCATGCAGAGTTATCCTGCCTTGTCCAGTACATCGCAAATGTTGTATCTATTGCTGCCTTATAAACATCTTTTTCAGGCATTAATTCGGCATAGAATTGTTTTTCATGCGCGATGACTTCATTCTTTCTGCTATAGTTATTTGGTAAATTATCTATCCTTAATCCTGGACCCACTTTTAAACATGTAGGACTGTAACGCATAAAAACATCTAACATCTTTTTAATTAGATCGTGAGGACACTCTTTATCAGGAACAACATCAGGATCAGTTATGACGTAAGGAGTCTCTGTTTGTAGGTGACGTTGACTACTCCAAAACACATACGGACCTAAGTTTTCCTTTAGCATCGTTATTTTTGTTGCAGGACAGACGTTGTAATATTGAAGGAGGGGAGGGTAAGAAGAATCATTATCCAATACTTCTATGTAACGTGTTCCTGTTGCACTTAACCAAGAAACAAGATCACGAAATCCTCTATCCAGATTATTTCTATTGAGAATATAAACTGGAATATCGCGCCAGTCAAATTCCGTTGATATTGGAGTTTGAGGAAGTTTACCTAAAATCTTGCCGCAGCGAATACACAGCGCATTCTGTTCTTGTCCCGGAGCATCGTGCGAACAAATATCTAAGTCAGCCATTTTTCATAAAGGTGCATATACCAAACTACTTAGCTAACCGTTATTTTAAGAGATTGCCACCAGGGATTAAAGATAAGCGTCCTAACCTAGAAGCAACTGCCCGCTCTAATCCTCTTCCAATACTGAACGACTTTCTGCCAATTGACTTTGCTGCTTCTTTCTGTTGAGATTCAGGTTTTGTTGGATCTACAGGAGCATGATAAACAATCTCCACCTTATTCCTATATTCTCTAAGCTCTTGCACATGCTCTTCTGTATAGATCAGTTGTCCACTCGCAACATGACGGACAGGTGGACGAACAACTCCTTTTTTCTCCCATCTACATATAGATGTCTGACTCGTGCCTAACATCTCTGCAACTTGTTTTCTTGTATATATTAGTTTACCATTAAGTTCTGTGACCGTAACAGTATTTTCAACAGGACGATGATGAATAACTTCGTGTTGTTCTTCTCTTGGAATTTCAATGCCTGGGAGTATATCGCGAAGTTTATTAAAGGTTCCTTTCTGAGTGCATCTACTACAAAATGTGCTTCCTTTACGAGCAACTCTTCTATTACAACTAGTGCAAACTATTCTTCTTTCTTCTTCAACGCTAACTAACTCAGAAGCGCATGGTAAAGGTTCTGATTCTGAGGAGGGATTTAATTGCAACACTTCTTCTGCAGTAGCATAATTTTCTCTATTTAGTAATATACACGGACGACCCATTTCAGCTTCAGGGGAAGTTATCGTAGTAGGGATAAAAAATCCTGGAGTAGTTGCATCTCCGTTTGAACCAAAGTCTTCGCGACGTTGACAACAAGGAGCACAAATACAACCTGAGGAATGATATTGAGATTCACTCATATAAAACTATATACCATAAGTTAAAGGGTATTTTCGTGAAAAAACGCGAAAAGAGAAAAATTTATTTATTATTGCTAATTACAACTTCTATTTTTAGATCGAAGGCACTAGAAAACTTTATCATGCTTCTAAGTGTAAGATTATTTTGATAATTAAGAACTTGTGAAACTCGTGATCTAGAAATGTTTAGTTGCTTAGCTAACTCACTCTTGGAAATGTTATTAATATCCATGTACAGAAGAAGTTGGCGCACAAATTCCTGATTTATTTTTATTTCTTGCCTTCGCTCCAGCCGCATTCGCATGGACGCCAATCCTCAGTGAACGACAAAATTGTCTGCGCTGCTTTCTCTCTCATTGCCTGGACCGCTTCGAGAAGAGCGGACATGAATTGGTCCCTAGGAACTAACTGACTTTCCTTTGATACTCGCGTAGAGTGCTTCTCGCACAGCTTCCGTAAGTAGCCGTCATGGGGGTCGGGGAAAGGATTCTTGGGAATCACTCTTCTACCATTCGTAAGAACTTTGCAGTAATGATTGTTTCTTCACTTGTAAATTTGCCACATACAGGTTGTAACACACCGGCACCTCCAGCACACTTGATCCCTCGAATAGTACCCAAACAAGCAGGATAAGCCTTCCAGAAGTTGCAGTGAGGACAAATAAACGCAAAAAACTTAGGCAAAAACCCTCTGTAAGGTTCCCCTGAAATATAAGCTTCTGGTATAGAACTCATATCTAATTATACCAATTGTAAGGACTATAGAACTGGTAAGTATATTTGTAGCAATGATGTAATACTAAAAATCTGCTCCCACGTGGATTTTGGTATAGTGAATTATGGAAAGAAATAGATTTCTTTTTTGGCGTAATAAGATCAGATTAACAGCTGCCAACGGCTATATTTATCATTCAGGACAGAAGAAGCCTTTGAAGGTTAAAGTAACAGAAGAGGGAATACAAGTTGGCTGTACGTTTGTAAGTAAAGAGGCAGCAAAATTTTTATATGAGGAATTGTACAAATGGAACCGTCAGAAGAGGACGTAGAAGACGCAAGAAAAACAGTAGCTCACACATTATGCGGTTACAATCCTGGTGTAGATAATTTTCCTATGTCTGTACTAGTAAATACGGATTTGCTTATTCGTGTACTAGCAGTAAAGAATATGCACATCAGAAGAGGAACGTATCCTGTTACACTAGTACGTCGGACCAGCGGTAATTAGGATAAACATACAATCCTCCGACACAAGCATGAAACACATCTTCAAGAGTTTCATCAAGCTTGAACTTCTGATCTTCTTCTAGTCGCTGTCCACAGAAAGGGCAATATTTAAAATCAGCAATAGTTTTCATCCTGTGTATATCTCGCCTTTACTAGTATATCTTATATCGCACTTGGCGCAGTAGTGATCGTATTCGTTTGTTGTAGAAATAAGTTTCGGAGATGTATCTTTACATCTAGGGCAAGGTGCCCAGCCATCCATACCGCGAAAGAACAATTCGATGTTATCCACAATTGCAGTAGTCATTTCTTCTCTCTATCTATAGCATAAAGTTTGCACTCGAGATTTATTAAGTGCACATGTAGCTAAGAGTTTGGCAAATTCCCTTCTGTCGAAAGTCATAGTTTATTCAACTCCTCAAGTGCCTCATGTAATAGTTTGTAATATTTTTCTTTGTAGCTTTATCTGGAAATACAGGTGCGTGCTCGCCATTTTGCAATGTTTTTATCTTTAACTTAAAGTGGTGAGGAAAGCAAAGCGTATCCGATAAGCCAATGCAGGCTTTGTTAGAGCAATTCGGTACAGTACAGTTAGGCCAGTTTAGTTCGTCAAATACGCCTCTGTTCATTTATATCCGTTCAACTAGGATCTCTGGATTAGATGGGAGCGCTACGTAAGTCTTGCCATCTTTAATTAAGGCAATAGGAAGTGATTGATATACCGAACAAATTTTAAGATGAGCTTGTTCTGTTTTGTGTGTTAGATTATAAATCTCATAGCACCCAAGGACAGGTTCTTGTTAGTGTTAGTGTTGGCATATATGTAATTATACCGTAGTAAAGAACAGGTAAGCAAAAATACGTCAATGTAATAATACTACAAAATCTGAGAAGGCATACTATAGTGGGGGAGAAGAGCTAAGACGTAGTGGTTAGATGTTAGATGTAAGATGTACTGTTATGATGAATGTTGTAGGTATAAGTAGGAAGACTGGTGTGAAGTGGTAGTATGTGTTAGAGGTACTGGTAAGTTAAATGGTTGCAGAAGTATGTTATATTCAACCTCCGTAGCCCGGGTGCAAGCGAAGAAACTTTTGATTGTATGTCATTCATTACAAAGGGTTTACGCATGTTGAGTAATTCTATAGGGTATTATCCCATTACGGGAATTGTAAAGTTTTGTAAAAGTGCATTGCAATTTCCCCCTTTAGCGTTATTCTCCCATTATCACGTTAAGGTTAACGTGAAATTCAAAAAGGATGGTTACTCAAATGTCAGCTAACGGAAACATGAAGCAACAGGCAACGGTTCTCGCACTCGCGCAAGCAATTCTTACGGTACGCGGGTTTTCTCCCACGTTCGAGTTGAAGGATGACGCAACAACGGGTAAGGTGCTGGTCAGCGTAACGGGTGGAACGATGCCCGACAAGTCTGTTGCGAAAATCGACAATTGGCCCGTTATTGCCATTGGTCGCAATGGGGGAATCGACCTACCCTCTATCCGTAGTTACGCCAATCCCGCGTTTGATGCAGCCGTAATCGCTGACAAGCACCTTGCCCGCCAAAACGGGTATCGCAGCGCGTTACTAGCCACCACTCCCGCGTTACCCGTTGCCGTTACGGTAGGCAATGCGCCCGGTGTAACGGCTCCCGCGACAATTCCCGCGAAAAAGTAACGCGGGGGTTTTTCTCTTTAACGGTAGTAATAGACCGCGCTCAGGCGCAGACAAGATGACGACAATGAATGACAAACGGCAAGCTGAGTTAACGCGTTACATGACCGCATGGCGCGAGCAACAGCGTTCTCTTGAGACACTCAGGCGCAAGGGTTAACGTAAGGCGCGGGGTTATTCCCGCGTTATGGACAGGGGTTACCTGTACGTAACGGGAGAATAACTACCATGTTAATAAATGCAACGGGTAACGATGTGCAGGTACTCAAGAGTACCGTGCAGGCTTTTCACGCGAACAACGAAGCACATACTTTCACGTTAGTGGCAGTAAGGGGAGAACTCACAGAGAATGAACAAACGCAATTGCGCGAAATTGTAGAACGTTGGCTGTTAAAAAACAGGTATTAGACGCTACGTGGGGTTACTCCCGCGTTATGGGATACGGGTTAGTAACGTGTCCATAACGGTAGAGTAAGCCAATTCAAACGAAAACGAGGAAAAGACAAATGAACGGTAATGAGAAAACCGCGTTAATCTCAGACAATGACCGCTACCGTGAGATACAGGCGGGAGTAGGTGCGGGAAAATCACTGAACTACCGTGCAAACCTACTAACGCACATGGCGCAAATAACAGGGGCAGTAACGCCTACCATGCTTGCACAGGCGAATCGCGTTGCGAAAGCGCAACGTGACCTGCAAGATGCGAAAACCGTACTCCAGCGTGAGCGCGAAACGTTAGAAAGCATGTTGGCATGACCGCGCTGATAATCACAGGAATTGTGCTCGCGGTTCTCTCACTCCGATTACGCGCATAACGCGCATCACATCCGACCGATAAACCCGCGCTGGTACAGGCGGGTTTTCTTATGCGCGTTATTCTCCCGTTATTCCCGCATGATTACCTGCTGCTATGCTTGCTTACGGTCTGCACCCCTCTGCTGCTGCAGAATAGTTGTAGAACAGTAGTGGTCGCAGAAATGATGAAGAATAGTTGTTATAAGGTCCGCCTCTCAGTAGCAGAAGAATAGTTATCGAAAGGTTGTTATAAGGTCCACTTCTTACTGCTGTATACTTTCCCGTACACGTGGTGTAGAAAAGTTGTTGTTATGTAGATAGAAGAAGTATTCTTTCCGGCATAGGTTTCCTGTTATAATCGTCAGCAAGATAGCTATAGCAGTTAGGAAATGTTATTATTACATTCAACAGTATAGATAAATCCTCTTCGTCTAAGGCGAACCACTCTCCACCTAACGCTCTGGACGTTAGTGTTGTATGCCAAGATCGTTCTTCAGCATAACAATCATCTGTAGACCACGCAATACGTACGTTACAGAAAAAGTTAACTGATAGAGCAACTGTACGCATCCTTTCCTCAGGCGTACTTTGCATCGTCATTCCAAACTTAAACTTGTGTTCTGTAGTTGAACCAACAATATAGATATAACCAGCCCTCTTATCCCGCTCATATCGTTGATACCACGTAGTCATATTCTAGTATACCAAAGTTCCCACGTACCCTAAAAGCTTAGGCGAAGCAGTGTATCCTGAACATTCTTGGTAGTGCGTGCCATAAAAACCTAGCTCCCTCGTGGGGGAATTTTAGGGGCACTACGCGTGCATCGGTATAACCAGATGTATGGAGCACACATACGTTCGGAGTACAGAGGACAATGGTGTATTACACATCCAGACAAATGCTTGGACCATGTTTGTAGACTTGTTAAGTGTTCTAGATCCGTTCTCTTCTCCTGCCAATCTAAACTATCGTATAGATGTATCACAACTCTTAGATCAGTTCATCCCTGTGTGCGAATATCCCTTCTAAGCATTAATACATCCCCTGCAGAATAGTTGTAGAATAGATATAGAACAGTTGTAGTAAGGTCCACTTCTATGTAGAAAGCTCTGAGATTAGGAACCTCATATACTCAGAAGTATTCATGCCCTTCTCACTAGCAAGGATTCTTAACTGTTCAGCTTGCTTGTTAGTACACGAGAACGTGACTATCTTATCGAACTTTCCTTCTGTTAGCTTATCTGCTTCTAATCTTCGCGGACGTCCTACATTCTCTCTGTTGTCTTGCTGTTCCTCGAATGTAGCCCATCTACAGTTACCTTTCTCGTAATTCCCGTTCGTATTTTTCCGGTCAAGCGAGTATAATGGCATTCCATTCTTGTGTTTCTCATAAGAGGGTTTGGCGCCTAAATCGGTAAAGAACTCTTGGAAATCCTTGTAGAGGAACTTAATTCCTCTACCTCCATATCTTTCATAACTTGTTGTTGAAGGTGTATTACATCTATTACGAGCACCAAGGAATGCATCATATTCTCTTTCGTACTGCATAGTTAGTGATGACATACCTTATAGTTTAATATGAATCGTCCCGTAAGTCAACCTCATCTGCTTGTAGCAGAATAGTTGTAGAACAGTTGTAGTATAGACGTTGTGTAACAGAAGATATTAGATATTCACAGTTTTCTTTAAAACTTCTATATAATCTGCTATTAAGATCTATTATAATAATAATTGGGCCATAAAGGGCCTAATTAATCATATGTCCAAAGCACCTCAATCCAAACGCCTACCATTTCTTATAATGCCTAAAACAAGGTATTATAGACCTGATCCACAACCACATGCTAAAACTTGTGACTGTGCCTCATGCGGCGCTTACCACAAGGTGATTGGACAGATGCATCTAAAGGAGGACAATCGGAATAAACTAAAGCAGTTAGGGCTGTTAGCAGGACCTATCGTACGGATAGGTTCACAGGAAGAAAGAGAAAAGAAGGAAGTACAGTGAGAAACATATACCAAAACGGGCTGCAACGGTACAGCGTCAACCTGCTGCTTCACCAAGTGCAGGTAACTCATGGTGGAACAACCACCACTGTGGGCAGTTCAGTGGAAAGAATCACTGACACGTTGGACATAGAAGATGGCCGCCGTTGCACTTTGAAACCGCCAACGAACGGATGGACGGGAAGCATCCGAACCGTCGCCTAGTAGGTCGCTAGAATATTAGCGATTTAAAGCTTATAGTGAGCCCAGCGACTAGACCACAAGGTTTACAGTCCGCTAGAATCACTGTTCGCGCTGTTAGACGTGCTTGTACGTGCTTCATTGTGTAACGTACTGGTTTGTCTGGCGGTTAGGGCAACTTACTGTGGCGAACGAACGTACGACCGGATTGTAGAACAAATGGGGGAGGTTTGGAGACTTAGGTGGACCGTTGAACAACTGACGGGAGCTATAAGCATAGACAGTTTTGGTATGTGCTTCTCACTGTACTTTCAATGAAAGGTGGTTATAACATGTTTGTGAATTTGGCAGTTGCAGCAGTTGCTTTCGCTCTTACGTTTTTCCTGGTTTCGTTAATCAAACCATATCAACGGTAAGTACTCTTGCAGAAAGAGGTTGCGGTTGAGCGTAGGCGGCAACGTCTTACCCCTTCTACTATTAACTAACTCCACACAACCACACTCCACTACGCCTACTACCACTTCAACGACTAACCACTTACCTCTTCTCACGTACTAACCCCTAACAGAAAGGAGTAACGACTATGTTTGGACGAGTTATATCGTTACTACGAAAGGAGATACTACATGTCTTACACAGACATTCCGAAAGAAAAACTGGATAGCTGGTGGAGCGTCACTGCATCAGCTCTTGCTGCCAATCCTAAAGATTGGGATGCTATTCGTGACCAATGTCTTCTTGAGAATGAATATACCAGGCGCGGTTGGCCCATCCCTCAGTAAGGAGAACCACTATGTCAATGGACGGAGGTATCTACAAAGATCCTCAAGGTAACATCATCTCCGAAGCCGAATGGACAGAACAAGCTGCCCTAGTAGCACTTCGGCTAGGCGGGCGTAAGGCCCAAGAACTGGGCTGGCCCAAGCCTGAAACCAAACTAGAGGTACTTACGTACCTCTTCCCTTCCAAGAACGCCTACCTTGCCGCGTTGGTAATAGACAATAGACGATGGCCTGAGACCTACAACGACATGGTCATGTATCCACTACATGACGTTGCAGTCTTCGACGACGTCCGCTACATTTAACAATCTCTAACTCCTAACAACCAAGGAGCGTTTCATGCCTTACAACACAAAGTCCTACGGATCGGCTTTCGGATCTAACCATAAGCATCGCTGTCCTTCCTGTTATTTCATCTGGGAGCACAACGATAGCTGCGCCCACCTATCACAAGAACTATGGGCTGAGTCTCATACTTGCCCAAAGTGCGGTAAACAGGAAGTGACGAAGAAATACTTCGGCTTCAAGAAACCTGCTATCGCGCAGCATTGCGACTATGATGGCATGACAGTCAATGGCTTGCCGCTGCTAACGCCCATTGTTAGTCGCAAACCTCACTATTCACGCTACTAAGCACTGTGGCCTCTACATGCACAGATGTAGAGGAAGGAGTGCTTCAAGGCTCCAATTCATCGCCCATTGGGCGTTAAAAGGAAGGTTACAATATGAACGTAAAACAAACTGCTACGCTGGAAAAGCTCGTCTCGGCCATTGCTGCGCGTGTTCCGGCCGTTAATCCGGACTTTAAGCAGACGGAAGAGAATGGGAACGTCTTCATCCAGGCGCCTGGTTGGCCGACGATTCAGATCGGTCGTCAGGGCGGCGTATCGTTGCCGGAGATCAAGTCTTACAAGGAGGGTTTCGCGGCTGCCGTTATCGGTGACCAGTTGCTCACCAAGCAAGACACAAAGGTAACGGCGAAGGTTGCCGTGGCTGCGCATGCAGCGGTCGATCCAACCAAGGTGCACATTACGGTTGGCAAACATTCCTTGAATACGAAGGAAGGCTTTGAGACCGGGCGCGATATCAACCAGGAGATGATGGATGCCAACTCGGTGACGGCTGCTGATGCCGGCGATGAGGTAAACGTCGACGAACTGGAACATGAACTGGAAGACAACGAGGCGGAAGAGGAAGACGAAGAGTCTCGCGAAGAAGTTAAAGCGCAAGGCTAACGGCTAGCCTGTCTTCATACTGCGCTCTTCAAACCAGGAGAGCGTAGTAATGAGTACAGGAGGTGCTACCTTATGAAACGTTACTAGTTTAACCAGACACAACAATTAACATAATCTAAATCGGCGCCTAAGCAGCGTAATCAACTCGTTCGTCAAACCACAACAACAAATGAAAAGAGGTGTATCATGGCCTGTAGCTGTGCTAGTATGGACAGCGTAAAGGACTAGCGCAACCAGATGAAAGGCTACTACCACAATAACAGGAGACGCTCAGGCGCAGGCTGATTGTGGTCAGAAACGTAGCCTTTCGTGGTTACACTAATCTAACGAAAGGAAGGTAACAGTTATGCAGGATGAAGGCTTAGACATCGAAATCATTCACATCGTCGTAGCATGGACAAACGATGGTAGAGATGTACTAGCTAAAGTGCTCTTCTCACAGGCAGGAGTTAACATAGTAATGACTGAGCAATTTCCTGTCGAGTCTTACAGCTTACCTATTACTCCGTACGATACGGAGTTTTACAATGGCTTCCATGCCAAGGAGGGATAAATGCGATGGCGCATCCAGGCCGTAATCCTCACGTTGTATCTCATACTGAACGACTGGCTTTTCAACTACGTGATGACCGTAAGATAAAACGGCTTCACGTGTTTCGTTCAACAAGATCGTCCAACCTGCAAGTTAACCAGCGCAGGCTGATTTACCAGTTTGCTGGGCGCGAGCCTAGTGTACCACAACGAATCACCCAACGACAATACGTTGGTGAGATTCCAACGTTCGAGATTAGCGAGGAGTAGAATGCAGTAGAAGGTGAGCTGCTTAACGAAGTATACGCGCTGTAACAGAAGTGGAACATAGGTTGCACGACTGGCGTCCGTGCTTTCGCACGGACGAAGTCTATAGTAAGTTAAACTTTTTGTCAAGAGTTAGTATCTGTAAAACAGAACTTGTTCCTTAACGCCTTTTCTTACGTCGTTCCAATGTCTGTAGCCAGCAGGATGGAGCCAGTGATTTCTGAAGTGAGATTCAGCAATGTTATACTCACGTTCTTGCCAACAAATATTGCCTGGAATATGAGGAAGGCGATGATCTTTTCGAGCAAGGGAGGGATGATTAATCAACGAATTAGGAATACCTAATTCGTCTATAAACTTGAGAAATCCTTCTTCTGTATATGGAAAGATTGCTATTTCATCAGGATTGTAAGGTTTGCAATGCAGTAGATTATAAAAACTATTCCAATGCAGTTTATACTGCAACTTTAACTTCCTGCTGACAGGGCAGGGACGATTCATGTTTTTATTGTAAGAAATTTAGATCTTGCTGTCAAGTACAAAACAAGAAAGGGAGGTACATATGATGAACACAACGATGCGCTCCAAACTGCTTGGGGCATTGAAGAACTCAGGCAACAGAAAGCTTGAGGGCATGTTTGTAAACGTAATTCGCCAACAGAAAGAAAAGAAAGCCCAGAAGTAAATGGGCCTTGGCTGGCTTTTCCTGGTAGCGGCACTAATCTTGGTGCCGCTACTATTTGTTATTAATCACGTCTTAGTTAGTATTGGTCAACCGCCAATACTGTAAGGAGTGCGATGTCGCTGCATGTGTTGTTGCGTGACGATCTTCCTGATGTAGTCACAGTTGTATTCCTCGTAGGAATTCTACTGTGGCTGAAAGTGATTTTTACCGCTGGATCAACAAAACCTCAAGGAGAAAGTAATAACAATGACAACTCTTTCGCTTAGCAATGCCGAAGATCTTATCAGTGGCCGTATCCCGGATCTTTCGATTCTGGAAGCGCGTGAGGAAAAAGACGCAGATAGCATGGAACCGCTAGTTGGCGAGCTGAAAGAAACTGCCGACGTAGTTGTGTCGCAGGCTCATCGACAACAGCGCATTACCATGACGTTCAACGATTTGCCTCAAGATGAGGGCGCTACGCTAGTAGCAGACGGTGTATCGGAAGATCTCATCCGTCAGTTTCACTACACTGATGCAACCGTGTCATTAGGCTTCGCGCCTGGAAAGGATGGTAAGCAGGTCTATGCGATTAGTATTCTGTTGAAGAATCAGGATGCAGCAGAAGAACTGCAGCAGAAGATGCCGCATTGGGCCGTTAACAATGGCTAACTAGTTTACACCAACCGCTAGTCGCAGCTAGCTGTTGGATGTACATTAGGAGTAGCTCTTGTTTTTGGACAAATTCATGAAAGGAGAGTCCATGGATGATTTACGGATGCAAAACTACTTAACAGGTGAATTAGAGCGTATTGCTTCATATGCTAACCTGCCCGTTGACGATCTTGCTCAAGCTCAAGCGCATCTGTTTGAGCTGAGGAAATTCGCTGAGCAAGCACTACAAACAAGAAACAGAGTTATACTCGGAGGTTAAACTGTGGCAAAACAAGCTGACAAGATGAAGGCTGAAGGCGCTGCAATAGAAGCAGAGGTAATGAATGCGCTTGAGGAAGCGCAAGACTCGCTCTCAACTGCCTACAGCTATGCCGATCAATGGACGACGCTTTGGGCTAGCAGATATTTCGCTGAGAGGAAGATTCGCGGCGCTAATATCTCCGAAGCTCAGGAGAACTACACAAAACTAACAAAGCTTCGTTCGCGCATTAGTCAAATGCTTGCTGCAAATGAAAAGGCGACAGAATTTCTTTCTGAAAACTGGAAGATGTAATAAGAAAGGACGGTAACATGTATATTGAAAATTTACCTTTCCATAAGAAGGCTTTTGGAGATGTGATTCTCCAGGAAGACCTTCACATCCATCAATGGGTTGTGCCGAAGCACACAGTCGTTAAAACAAAGGAGGGACAGGACTTCGGCTATCTTGTTCTACCACATGGTTGTAAGGATGTTAATGGCGATGTTATCCCGCAACGCTTGTTTAGACATTAGGTAAATCAGCTTATTGTTGCGATTTGCCTCTACATACACGAGAAGTTAGAGCTTTAGCTGGCTCTTACCTCTATTCTTAGCTTAGACTATACGGCTGGCACAGCAGCCGTGCAGGTGTAAGTTAAGGAGGACAATGCAAACACTCCTGTTTGGCTGGTATGTTAGCTGCATACTCTTCTTTATTGCTTTAACTGGTTGGGCAGTACAGAAGATCGCTCAGAAATTCAAACTAATGAAAGGAAGGTAATATAATGGAAAGCATTCAGTTTATCACTAAAGTAGTCGGTACAATTCTTGCAACTGTTGTTGCAGGAGGATTAGTTGCCGATGTTCTTAGCGATTTTTTCAGGACGCCTGAAGTTGAGGTGGAGAGGTTTATGAATGTCGACCTCTAAAGATTCTCTTTACTTCGATAAGATCGCTGATGAAAAGGCAGCAGAATTAGTCAAAGACGTGCACAGCGTTATGACTAAACACTTCCCCGACAGTGTTGTGAATGGCTGTGCTGGAATAGGATGCGCGTTTCGTTCTATTCTCGAAATCTATATTCAACGAGGAGTGTTTAGCGAAGACATTCTTGATGTCTTTGCTGACACAATTGCTGATCGGTCAATTAAGACGCTAAAGGAGAAGCAGAAATGAATCCTGGTATGTCTCGCGACGATCTAATGCGTCGTGCCGTGGCATTTATTACGAGATTTATGTCTCAAGATTCGCATCTATCTTATCCAGACGGCATGAGGGCGTTGGATATTGCAGAGGAAGTTCTTGAGAAGACAGGTACAGAATTGCTGTCTGCTGAGGAAATGACCGCTTACATTACGGCACGAATCACTGATAAGACAGTTGCATGAAAACAAAGCACAGGCTTCTGCTGTGCTTACTGTACTAAGTTAGGAGTTTAACTATTTCGCTCTTAGAGACGAAGTAGGCTTAGTACAGCAAGGACAGCAGTAGTTGTCCACTCAAACAACGTGTATAGCTCACGTTGCGATCATGGAGGCTCTATGCCCCGTAAGTACCACAGGCACAATGCGCGGAAGAAATGCTTCTTCTGCACTCACCCTAAACTGGCGCGCGTCTTGTTCCGGCGCATTCCCATCTTCACGTTGGTCGTTCTTCTGGCTGCTGTTGCAGTTTACATGCAGCACAAGGAGATCTCCGCAACGCTTGTTGGATTCCAGTTCGTTGAGTTCGCCTTTAGTATGATTGGCGAACACTTCTTGCTGGAACTGTAAGGCTTTTCGGGGCCATGTAAACCACGATCACTCATCAATTATCGTAGAGTGGTCGTGGTATTTCGATTTTAAGGGAGTATCAGCGATGAGTAAGATCATCTTAACCGTCTGCGTAATCCTCGCCGTAGTAGTTGCTGAGGTAATCGTAGATTATGTGCAGGGGAAGTTTAATGTTGAATATTGAGCGAAAACCTAAGCCTCCGAAGAAAATGTCGGAAGAGGAATTTGCTGAACGTATGCTTCGAGATTACGAAGTGCTCCTTGGGGAAGCAACTAAAGCTTCGCCTTACCGTAACGAATCGCAACAATAGCAGCAAGCGGAGGAAGCGATGAAAGCAAAATTTGCAAAGGAAGTAGCAAAAACGCTGGAAACTCAAGCCTACAGTGTTGCCAAAGATTTGCGTATAGACATGCTTATCGCTGCGCAAATTCTTCGTCACACTGACGATGTGTTTGTTAACAACGCTCTCGCGCAAGTTTTACGCGGCGAACGCTAGAAAGGAAGGTAACATCATGCTAAAACGTTTTCGAAACTGGTTGGATAGGAAGATGCCACAAGCATCGTCAATCTCTCTAGCTGAGATGTATGTCGCAATGGGAGGCTATCCAATGATTGTATCCGGACCTGTACAAGAGGTTGCTGTGACTAACAAACCTCATGGAAAGGAGGCAAAGTAATTGTTCAAAGAGGACAACATCGACACTCTACTTCAGTCTGAACGTGATCCTGAGCCAGACGTACTTGATCCGGAAGCTAATCCGGATGAATCGTTAGAAGAAATCATCTAACGCACCTACCAATTGCACAGCGAACCCGTTGTGCAATTGGATAGATGTATTAGAGCTGCCGCTATTACGACAACCAGCATGTTTCGCGACTTAATAGCTGTTTTACTAAGACAGGACGGGTTAGTCGGAGGCAGTTTAAAAAGAAAGGAGATATAATGAACAGATTAGACGGAGACGATCTCTTAACGCGATACAGACGTGAACTAGAGGGATTAACGCCTGGAGGATCGGAGTTTATTGACGATCCGGAACGCTGTTCTGCTGTTGTTAAAGCAACACGTTCAACATTAATGCATCTTCTTCGCGAGAAGAATCAGCAAATCAGGGTATTAGAAGCAGAACTTACTAAGCTAAAACAACTTTCAGGAGTATAACGATGCAAAAGCCTAAACAAGATGTATATGCACTATATCTTTCTCGTCTTGCTTCTCTGTCTTGGCGAAGCTATGAAGAATTTGTTAAGACAAAGATGCAACAAGATTCTTCTCTTAATAAGTACGTTGAGAAAGAAGAAGAAATTGTATTTGAGAAAGGAGTAAAACTTGAAAACAACCGAAAGAGTTAAGTGGATCGCAGAGCAAGCAAAAAAGCTCGACATTATCTACGACAATGCCGACGAGCTTGCAAACGAATATCTCCTTACGTTGCATACAGCATTACTTAATGTTCTTGCAACTGACGAACAATGGGAAGAAGCAGCAAAGAAAGTTATCCGAACATAGGAGGTTTTATGCAGTTACAAAGAGTACCTGCTGGAGGCGAATCGTTCTTTGGGATAGACTATAGGGGAGGCGAATTGCTGCCTTTCTATGTTCCGAGAGCTGTTATGCCTCAGGTTGATAGAAAGGATCTTCCACAGCTAATTGTTAAAGCATGGGAGAAAAAACTCAATCCAACTTTGGAAGTTGTTGATCCAAAAGAATTACATGCGCATCAGCATATTGACTTTAACTTGGCAAAGAATATGCCGATTGAAGTCAAGCTAAAACCTGTGTTAGTGTCAAGAGACAGTTATATACTCGACGGCAACCACAGATGGTGGCGCAATGTGTATGATCACGATTCAGCAATGAATGTCATACGTATCGGGTATAACTTTGAGCAGGCTTTGGATTGGCTATGTTCATTACCTTTTACGTATAAACTTGCTAAGAAAATCAGGAACTAAAAAGGTTGGGGTGTTAATCTTAAATGAAGGAGAACAAGCAGAATGGCATACACAAAAGAACAATGGGAAATAAGTTGCGACGACGCAAAAGACATCCACTCGCCAACTTGCAAACTGAAGAAACTGATGACAGACGAGATCTTTGAACCGCTTAATTTTGGGGTTGCTGAAATCCACAAACTAATGGCCGACGACCCGGTTGGAACAGTGACTGCACATAATGCAGTGAAAGCTTTCTTCGACAAACATGAGCTTACGGAAGAGCAACGAAAAGACTTTCGCCATTCCATTAAACATGATGTTCGTGATCTTATTGTTGAAGACTTGTTGCAAACTTTGCTTTCATCCTCGAGTAAGAATAAAAGCAATAGCAACATAAACGGTGCAGTTATTGCCATCAAGCCCGGAGAGACAACTTTGCAAGAAGTTTACGCACAAATGGCTGAGAAGGGTGTTCCACAAGAACTAATGCCCGAATTTATCAAGGACATGTCTCCATATTTGAAGACAGACCCTTCGAAGGTAAACTAGATGTCCAGACTCGATAAGTATGGTAATCTTACATACCTCGCTAGTACGACTCCACCACCTGATGAGAAGAGATGCGCTGTACTTACAAGATATCCGAGTCTAACGACGAAATATTCACGCTGCCGTCTTCCTGCAATAAAAGTTATTGATGGTGTGCAGCGTTGTTTTGTTCACAAGACTTGGACAATGGAAAAAATAAGAAGAATGGAGGAAGAGAATCGTGTCCCCAAAGAAAATCCCAAGCGTAATTGAATTTATGTGGCAAAATGCAACAGAAGCACGAAGAACTGCTTGGATGTTGGAAATAACTTCGAGACATCTAGCAGATATGTTTAGAGATGTTAATCCTGGCTATCTTCTGCATCCACCTGAAGGACATTTACTAACTATCTTCGATGAGATCGAAGAATTTGTTGATGGCAATTGGAAAAAGCTTCCGGATAACTGGAAGGTACAACTTCAACAGATGTTAGTACCCAATGAAAGGACGGTAAGCTAATGTTTGAAGATAAACACTACAAGTTGTGGGGCATCTTTGGTGAGAAGGACGAACTAATTGGTGTGGGCTTTAACCTCGAAGAAGCAACGCAGTTAAAGAAAGATGCTCAGACTGCTAATTACAACGCGCTCAAAGCTGGTACTGATCCTGAAGGCGCGCAACTTCCCCCATTAGACGAACTTCTCCAAACTGACCTTGGAGCGGGAATCATCGGTGATATTACAATGGGTGAGATAGGATTTAATGCTGAAGATGTTAACTTTCTAGGAAATTAGTGTTTTAACGTAGTTTCAACATTAGAGTCTAGTGACAGTAGACTCTATTGATGCAACTGCATCTAGAAAAGGAGGCAAATGACCGTAGCTGATCTAATGGTAAAGCTTGAAAAGTTTAATCCGGAACGACATGTCTGCTTCGCTAACTATCTTGAGGAGACTGTCGTGGTCTCCGTAACCGATTTAGTTGAAAAAGATAATCAGCTTGTAATGATGTGCAATGATGGAGGTGAACTCTCACAACTAGCGAGAGATCTTGTATCTATGCCTTGGAAGGTAGAGAGGAAAATATGATTTTTGTCTTTGGCAGTAATACACACGGCATTCACGGTGCGGGCGCGGCGAGAGACGCCCGCGTTAACTTCGGTGCGAAGCAGGGGCAAGGGTTTGGCATTCAAGGTCAATCTTTTGCCATTCCAACGCGGACTGTTGAACAAGGCAATCCGTACATTGTAGACATGCCTTTCATTGAGATTCAGGACTATGTGGCGATGTTTATTACATTCGCCCAAAGACATCCTGAACTTGAATTCAAGGTAACTCAGATTGGCACAGGTCATGCAGGCTATGAACACACACAAATGGTGGCTCTATTTCTCGATTCGCCTCCAAACTGCTATTTCGATGAAGCCTGGAAGTCGTATTTCATCCAGTTCGGAGTACGCAAGCAGTACTGGGGCACGTTCGATCTTAAGAAAGGCTCGAATTGATCTATTACTCAGAAACAGGTGAAGTAGAAATTGCATCGTTAAAGATTGACGATTCAGATGGTGATGAATATTTGTTCGTCGATAATGCAGAGGACATGGAGAAGTTAGTAAAAGCAATTGGTTTTTCTGACAGTGCACAGTTTGATGCTGAGTGTGAGCTTCCTTCTCAACTCTTACTCGGTCGTTATTTCTTCATCACAGGTAAAGCAATTGGAAATCTGGCTAAACAGCCTGTATTCATTAAGCTTCAACCTGAAGGCAACATCTATGGTGGACCAAACGCAAAACGCATCTCAGCATCTGTTTTGCCCGCCGAAATCCTAACCTCTAACTAAAGTTCGTTGCTAATTGCAACCGGTATAACCATGAAAGGACGGTAAATGGATATTACCAAACTTGTCACAGATTTCTTCGGCGGACGTAACGCTATTAATCGAAGTGAAGCAGAGCGTCTTGTCAAAGAAGCTGTGATTGAGGCAAGAGAAGAGTTGAAGAAGCAATATCTTTACCATCTCAACGAAACAATTCTTGAGCAATAATACAAAGAAAGGAAGGTAAATTATGACAGAAGAGAATCAAGCATTTTATGGCCCTATCTTGAAAGAAGGACAAAAGCGCATTGCAACTATCCATCTGATTTACGACGATGGAAAACAAACAAATGAAGTATCACGGTTAACTCCTAACCCTCATGGAAAAGGAGAATTTGCGATAATCATGGTTCCTAGCAACGATGTTCAGCAAATTGACTCTTTGTTAGGCGACAGAGTGTCCGAAAATAAGGGACAGCTCTTTGCAACTGTTATTGCACATGAAATGGGTCATGCAATTGCTAACGCTGTTAATACTCCTTCGCACAACTACATAATTCAAGAGTTGATCGGAACTCTTCCGAGAGAAGTTGAAGCTTGGAAATTAGCGGGCGAAATTTATCCTAAACTCGATTACAATATTGCATCTTCAGCGCTTGCAACTTACGAAGGAGATGAAACAGTAAAATGGCAGGATGCTCCTGCATCAGTGCGCAGCCTGCGTGAAGGCATAAAGAACTCTATGATTGCGAAGATAACAGGAAAGCGTGATACTTTAACTTCCTGATAAGCATATAGAGTAATGTGGCCTGTGCATAGTGATATGCACAGGAAGGATTACTTTTGAAGGAGGTAAAGTGAAATACATCGTTGAACGTCCTGAACTCTACTATCAAAGCATTGAAGTAGAGGCAGATTCACCAGAACAAGCAATTCAACGCGCAAACGATGAAGAAGGCGTAGAGTTAGAGGATAGCTTTTCGTATTCTCATACGTTAGATTTTAATTACTGGAAGGTGTTTGTTAGAGGAGAAAGCCTTTTTGGTTTAAAGGAGAAAGATGATATTAAAACATCCTGATCCGTTCCTATTGAAGCCTGTAAGCAAAGTTGACCTTTCAGGTTTCTCAACTGCAACTGCAACCGATCTCAAGACTCTTACCGATAAGATGTTTGAGGTAATGTTATGGCTACGGACAAGCAATGGAAAGCAGCTTTTGCTATGTATGAAAAAAATAAGAAAGAAATCGAACAGGAGGAATCATTACCAATTACTATGCAGTCACAAACATGAAACAAGAGGGAAAGCGAACCTTGTTATTAGACAGCGAACTACTTGGTAGTGGAAAGGTACGTGAGCGTATTGTTAGTACATGCTTTAAAGACCACAGACCGTGGATAGTGTTCTTTGAAGATGTATATTGGCAGTACGATGGCGAAACCGGAAAATGGAGTGTGTTCTATCGTGACACTCTCTACAAGATCAACGCTCCTGTTTGGTTAGAAAATGTCTTAATCAGAAAGGCTTCGAAGAAAAGGCAGTCAGATCCGAGCTTCTGAAAGGAGAAGATGAAATTTACAATTGAAGTTGAAATGGAAAAAGATCCTGAAAATATGCGTCCGCACATTTCATCCGTAAAGTATAACGGAGAAACGATTGAAAAGGAAATAGATTTAATTGGTAGAGCAGGCGGATACTTTTGGAGTATTCCCGTTGAAATGTCCGGTGAAGAAATGCCAACAATCGACTTAGTTCAATGGGAAGACTAGTAACAGGGCACAGGAAGCTGTGCCTTCTACATTCAAAGGACGAACGCCGGCACGTTTAATGAAAGTGTAGGTGGTATATAGCACTTGCACAAGTACCTTTGAGTGTAGTAGGGACAACTTCCAAGGAGGTAAAGATGTGTTTAGCAACAGTAAGTAAAGTGCATAGACCGATGCTCAGAAAGAAAGTAAAAGCATGGAAGATACTTCAGAGAGTATCAATCCCGATCATTGGCGAAGACAAAGAGGAGATTCCATATCACTATCTTTCTCCGTTCAGAAACTTCTCTTTTCGCGAGGGAGTGCAAGTAACACGAGAACTTGATCAGAGTGGTTGGACAGAACGCTTTATTTCTGCAGATGATGGATACCAATATCCAAACGGCTTCCATGCCTATAAAACGCAGAAAGATGCAAAGGTGGCTCTAAAAAAGTTGTGGCAAAATACACTTTCAAGTAAGTACAAGACGTGCAAAGTGTATCCTGTTATGCTTGAAAACATCTTAGCAGAAGGCACTGATGGTACTGCGTATTATCTTACGAAGTTTAAAAACATCATTGCGCAGAAACTAACGCTCTTACCCGTGCATCGTCCCTCAGTAAAACGATCACGCAGAGTCAAAGTAAATCAAAGCAAATAGCAGAGGAGATGTTTATGAAAGAAGAATATTATATCACACAGAAAGATTTTGAAGATGGAAATTCTGCATGGGTAGTTCCTCTAACGTTCGATCGTGCGAGGATTATCTATGGACCAACTAACGCGGAGTGGTTAAGCAATAGTTGGTGATACGATACTGTAGAGGCGGCAGTTGTCGCCTTAGCAGTTTGGGATGGTAAAGGTGAACCGGATGGATGGATGCGTCATCCTGAAACAGGTCGCCGTCGTCCTAATGCAGATAAAACGAAAGAGTATGTTAACTACTAACACAAAAGGAGAGTAAATGAGAGTACAAATAAAACACATGACAGGCAAATACAAATTTGCACTATTTGCCGAAGATGAAAATGATTCACTGTTGCTTGAGATGCTTGTGGGAAAAGCCCATTCACCTTTTTCACAGGACGAAGGTTATGTTGAGGTGTTTGCATATGAACCCATCGTAGATCCGGGCTGGCCGGAAATAACGATCCATAAGATCTCATCTGCAGGCAAGCGAAAGATTGCTGCTGCGCAGAAAGCACGATGGAGGAAGTTCAAGAAATTGGGTAAGACTCCATTGGCAAAGAAGAAAAAGCTCGTTGCAAAGCCTCGTAAGAAGAAGATCAGGAGTTTCTGGGATACACTTTCACCTGAAGCACGATCAGCTGAGATGAGTCGTCGTCGGCAAGTTGCAGTAACAAACAAAGCTGAGAGAGAAAGAATAGCAGCAGAGCTAAGAGCACACATACCGCCAGTACAGGAGGCAGTTCATTCCGAAACAGATAATAAATCTACTGCTTGATTATCGTGGGTTAGGACATCAATTCTTTAACCTCTGTACAGGTCGAGGATGTGATGTCTGCAAAGCTTTACGACGATTAAAACGTCTTGCTAAAGAAAAGACTTAGTCTTGCTACTGCCCTGTGACAGAGGGCAGAGTGGAGGGTTAAGAATGAGAATCTGTGATTTTTGTAAAGGTGCAGGATACTTCCCAAACAATCTTACAATCGTTGGCAGTGCAATGAAAGAAAGAAAAGACTGCGAAGATTGTGAAGGGAAAGGTAATTATCCTGAGTTTACAAAAGAAGAGAAACAACAATTCGTACAGGCATGCGGTAGGACGTGGGATGCCATTGGAGCTGATGTTGAAGCTTCTGTTGATCCTGGCGAACGCATAACAAAAGCAGCGAGAATCGAAGTAACCCTCGATGCAGATCGCATGGATATGTATGGTACACCCTACAACCTAAAAGGAGACGAGCGAAAGAATTTTGTAAAGAGAATGAGACAAATTCGTTATTCTAATCTAGCAAATAGACTTTGCGGAAAGGCGTTATACTAATGGAATGCCCTCATTGTCATAAAGATATGGGTACGATGACACATGGAGAATGCGCGCATTGTAAGAAAATGTGCGGTTGTTCTTGGGATCCAACATCAATGAATGACTATTGTATGTTTCACCGACCCGGAAGCAAAACAAAAGAGAGCAGAGCATTTCAACATGCAAATTTAATCGCGAATAGAGTCGAAGAACTAATTGAATCACGCAACGATTCTATGAACGATGTACATCGAGCTGTCGTTGATGCTGTTCTCGAACAGGAGAAATAAATGAACCACACACTCGTTAAAAGCTCTAACATTCGCAGCATCGGGTATAATAAACATGAGAAAACACTCGAAATCTGCTTTAATTCAGGTAAGATTTACCAGTATCATGGCCCGAACGGCTTCCCTGAAGAATTGTACGATGCCCTCATGTTAGCGGATAGTAAAGGGAAATTTGCTAACCAATTTATCTACCCGCAATACGTAGGTCTCTACGTTAGGGACGATGATTCTCCGGAAGACATTTACTGGACAAATCAGCGGATAGATGCAGAAGAATTTGCACAAAAGAAGAAAAGGATTAGTTAATGGAAATGATTCAAATCGAAGTTAAACGTCGTCAGCTTCTTACAGATGCTTTAATCGAAGTAAGCAAAGTTGTTTGGGTAGACGCTCGGTGGAAATTAAAAGAAGGACTCATCGTTAAGTTTGATGGTGATGATGGGGAGTGGAAAGTAACAAAAGTTTACGAGCAACGTAAAACAGGAACTTGGTGTGTTTACAGTGATTGAGGGTGAAGCTCCTGGAGCGGACCTTCAATCACGTTACGTCGCTGAGAACATTTGTATTCTACCTGTTGACCCTACGCCCGCCAATTGGAAAGAATTTGGAAGAGCTGCTGGTCCCATTCGTAATACAGAGATGCTCCGAAAAGGAGCAAATGGAATTGTAGCATTCCACAACAATCTTAGATTGAGTAAGGGAACGGCTAATATGGTTGCGCAAGGGCTTCGTAGCGCACTTCCAATATGGACTAGCGAAGAAGATCTTCAAAAGTTAGATATATTTATTCGGACCTTGAAAGGAATATAACTTATGGGATTCCTAATTGCAACAGTTGTTGCAATCATTATTACAGCAACTCCTCCAGTACTTGTTTGGGAGCTCTGTAAACCAACATCATTTGTGCAGAAATTTTTTACTGTTCTATTGATGATTGCAGTTGGAACTGCCGCAATTTTCCCTGCATGCCTGGCATGGATGGGGATCGCGGCAGCATTGGAGAGTTAATGACATCCGATTATCAAGTAAGAGATACACAAGCAGAAAAAGCCTTAGAGTTAGTAGGTCGGGCTATTCGAGAGCGTTTGCCAAAGGGGTATGGTTTCTCTCTTTTGCTATTTCAATTTCATGGAAAGAACATGTTTTACACAGGTAATGCGGATCGCATGGATGTAATCGAAGCAATGAAAGAGTTTATCCGCATGCATGAAAAGAACTCAATCGTAGATGGTGTAAACAGAAAGGAAGGTAATGCTAACGCAAGGACCGATAAACGATGAAGCACACACATTGCTAACAGCGTATGGATGGGAGCTTCTCGGAACAGACGACGAATCTGGTTACAAAGATCCTAATAATGGCGAGGACACGTTAGTTGTTAGCCGAAGCGGAGCGTGGCGTCACTATGTTCCTACATCGTATATGGAGCATATAGATGCTGATGGATTACCCGATGAGTTAGAAGATTATCTAAAAGAAAGAAGGGAAGGAAAATAATTAATGCCTGCTCCTCTGAATCCAGAGCGCTATAAAATATGGATCGAGGAGAGGCGTTTGTTTGCAATTGCCCAAGCATCTACGCGATCTCAAGCAGAAAAACTGTGTATAGCTGAGAAAATTTCAAAGGCTTTAAAAGGGAGAAAAGGTCGCACAGTAGGCAAATCGTATGTTGAACTGTACGGAGAGGAAAGGGCAGCCGAACTAATCAAAAAAGCAAGAGCACGGCAGCCGCATAATAAAGGAGAGTCTTTAACTGAGACTTATGGTGAACGCGCAAATGAGATGCTTATGAACATAGTAAAAGCTGGTAATATTCTAGGCGATAAACTTCGTGGTAAAACTCTCCAGGAAATTCACGGAGAAGAAAAAGCAAAAGAAATTCTTGCACGAAGAATTAAAAGTCAACGAGCACGCGCTACTCTCGATACGCAAGGAGGCATTCAATATTATGAATGGCGACAAGCGGTTTACAAAAGAGATAAGGATACTTGTAGAATTTGCGAAAAAATAGTAAAAGGAAAAGATCGCCACGCTCATCATCTTAAACCACGACGAGCATTTCCCGAACTTCAATATGATTTAATGAATGGTATAACGGTCTGTACAGCTTGCCATAAAATTCTTGAACCAGAATCGCAACGAAAAGGATTTTTACTCGTAGGATTTCGAATTGGATTTAAACAAGCGCTTCAAATGCGCAGGGAAAAAACAAAAGAAGATTTAACGAAAGATATTGAAAGAATCTTCTTAGATTTTGAGAGCAAGATAACAACAGTTGATGAACTAATAAAATCGATGAGAGGAAGGAAATAGATTTAATGGAAACAAAGTTGATACAAGACTTTAAAGCTGCTTTACGCGCTGGTGTACCTCTGCTGTGTATCCAAACACCTGACCCTGCTTCCGTAATTAAGCAAATTAACGCAATTACAGAAGAAAAAGGCACCGCCAACGAGGGTGCCCCACTTATCAGCTTTGATATTTCATCGGGATTAAAAGCTGTCAATAAAGCTGGCGAAGATCAGGTTCAGCAACTGTGCGTTGCAACACAGAGGGAGAACATTCTCCCAAGTCAGATTACTGATCCTGCCGCCGCAATGAAATTGTTTGCACATGTGGATCGAAAGACAATCATCTTCATCCACAATGGTCACAGATTTATTGGTAGTCACGATCTTGCAGAGGCGATCGTTGGGCAAGCGATTTGGAATTTGCGTGATCAGTTCAAATCTTCGCGCAAGACGTTGGTTATCCTAACACCAGGCATTCAACTGCCCGCTGAACTAAAGCAGGATATGCTTGTACTTGAAGATCCTCTTCCAACAGAAGAAGATTTAAAAGTAATTGTTGAGAAGCTTTGTAAGTCAACTTACAAAGAAGCGAAAGTTAAGCCTGAAGAGGACGACATTAAGCGTGCTGTTAGATCAATCAAAGGGTTAGCAGCATTCTCGGCGGAACAAGTTGTTGCTATGTCACTTACCAAAGAAGGCATAGATTCAAAGCGGTTATGGGATAGAAAGAAAGCGGCTATTGAACAAAACCCTGGAATGAGAATCTGGGGCGGGAAAGAATCATTCAACGATGTAAGAGGTGTTCCTGTAATTAAGGAATATCTTACAAAAGTAATGAACGGCCAAGATCCGCCAACTGTTCTTGTATTCTGGGATGAACTTGAGAAAGCCTTTGCAGGATCAAAAGGTGATAGCAGTGGAGTATCGCAGGAAATGCACGGACAGATTCTTTCTTGGATGGCTGATAATGAAGTGCTTGCGATTAGGTTTGCAGGCATTCAGGGATGCAGCAAATCTTATATCTCGAAGGCGCTGGCTGGAGAGTATAAGATTCCACTTATTATCAATAACATTTCTGAGTTGAAGGGACAGTTTGTTGGACAGTCAACTCAGCAGTTGAAGAACGCTCTTGCTGCAATTGTTGCGTCAGGCAAGCCACTTGTGATTGCTACTTGCAATGATGAGAGTGCCTTGTCGTCAGAATTAAAGGACAGATTTAATCTCGGAACGTTCTTCTTTGATTTGCCGACAAGGGAAGAAAGAATGGCAGTGTGGGACGTATGGAAAACTAAATATAAGTTGGACCACCCACTACCGTCTAACGAGGATGGATGGACCCCAAGAAATATCCACGATTGCTGCATGTTGGCATGGCAATTACGCATTACGCTTGAGGAAGCAGCATGTTACATCGTTCCAGTCATAAGGGCTGATCCAAAGAGGATTGAAGAACTGCGCAGAATGGCAGATCGAAAGTATCTATCCGCTAGCAAGAGCGGTGTTTACACATTCAGTAACGTAAAACAAACGCAAGATTCTGATCAAGGACGAATTGTAAATCTTGATACGAAAGTAGGTGAAGCATGAGCATGATGTGTCGATTCTGTGAAGAAGCGCCTGTCTACGATCATGCAAATCAAGCCTGTTCGATTTGTAACTTGATCTATCAATCACTGCGTCATATTCACTATGACGTAGCTAAGAAGCTTTTTGAGGCTGCTTACGATGAGAAGGTGAGCAATGAGTGAAATACAGATAAGTGCGATGCATTTCTTTGAGGAATGCGGAAAGGAGAGAAAAAATTGACACATCTATACCAACTTTATATGTTTAGCGCAGCCGTAGTGTTTTTGTTTCTGGCTGTAATTTGGAAAACAACTGATATATTCAACATAGTGCTAAAGTTCTTGTTCTCACTTATGTCTATTGCGGGCTTTATCGCTTGGCTCGAAGCCATTGGTTATATTGTGAGGAAGTAACTTTTGCATGTAGATGCTCTTAGTAAAAGAGCATCTTCTGGAGGAGTTATGTCATATGAAACAATATACGTTAGACTAACATGTATACAATGCGATAAAACATGGGTTGAAGAGGAAACAGATGTAACTGGGCCTCGTCGTTGCATTGATTGTAATTCGATTATTGAAGAAGATGATGCGACTATAGAAGAATTTAGGAATGAGGAACCGAAAGATGGAAAACGCCGTTGGTACAACTAATTATCCCAACCCAAACCTCAACATCGAGCTACTACTTGAGGTAAAGAAGCACATTCTTGAAGAGCCCGCTCGCTTGATAATGGGTGGATATGTTAGAAGAGGATTTGCGGGTGAACCAATTATGGATTGTGGATTTGCTTTTAATCTACCATCGTGTGGAACTGCAGGATGTATAGCAGGATGGAGCGTATTGCTCTCTCCTGAAGAAGAAAGAGCTAAGTTTGAAGGAAGCGATGCTAGAGTAGCGCGGGCACTTCTCAGGATTAGCGATCGTCATCAAGACGATTGGCTATTCTACGTGGGCGATTGGCGCGAAGAAGATCAGGTAAGATTTGAAAATGCAATTCTTCTAAAAGAGCGCGCGCAAGTTGTAGCAAACGTAATTGACTATTACATCTTACAGGAAACAGGAGTAATAGTTGAAAATTAATTACAGTCGGGCTACGCCTTTAGCTGAAAGAGAAGAACCAGGAAAGACTAAGCTGATTAATGCTTGGTCGTATCTTCTAGCTAATTACAAAAACAGAGAAGGCACGCTGCGTAAGAAATATTGGGATGCAGAAGAAATTATTAAACAAGCGCTATGGATAATAGACGGAGAAAGAATAGACCTTAAACTGCACAAACCACAAAGCATTCAGTAGGAGTGAAAGTTGAAAATTCTCAAAACGTATAAGATTTTGCATCGCTGCAATAACTGCGGCATGAAGATTAAGTGGGGTGGGAAGGTAAAGATGTGGTTTCATGAATTTACATTGAAGTCGCAATGTGGATACAGAAACAGACCTTTTGCATCCCCACTTGTAAAGGTGTATGTGAAGGATATTACCAAGAAAACAAAGAAGAAAGGGGCGAAGAAAAAACTGTAACTTAAAGAAATGCTTGACGATTTTTACGATTTTTGATACCATTATTACTTAATGATTCAATCTTTAAAAGATCGTCAGGAAGAAATGAAAATTCGATGGCGCACTTCGCCAGATGAGCAAATACAAAAATACGTGAAGCACAAAGAACAACTGGATTTTGCGGGAAAGCGTCGAGTAGTTGTATCATTACTCGAACAGCATTCATTACTTAACGCTTCTGAACTACGGAGTATATCAGGAATTAATTTACATTCCGTAAAGAAGATTCTTAGATCTATAGGAAAAGAGAATCTTATATCAAAGCGCGGTAAGTTTTGTGGAGGCTATATTCAAACTGAAAAAGGAGGAAATTTCTATTGTAGAAGCAGCTTTGAGCGTTACTACATTAGATTCTTGGAAGAAAATCCTTTTGTAGAAAGATTTGAATATGAACCAATTAGAATAGCCTACATATCTGAATCAGGATACAAGAAGAAATACGTACCTGATTTTATGCTTTACAGCATAAGGACAAAGAAATTTCTTGTTGAGGTAAAACCAAAGTGTTTCTTGGATTGTTATGATAATCCAAGAAAATTTGCGGCAGCAGAGGGATGGTGCGCAGAAAATAACGCCGAATTTATTATAGTCACAGATTTAACAGGTAAGTTCAAGAACAACGGTATAAATAAACTAATGGAGGATATAACAAATGTCACACGTTGTAACGATAGATTGTGAAATTAAGGATTTAGGTTGTCTTGAAAAAGCAGCTAAGAATATTGGATTAGAATTTGTTCGTGATCAACATTCATATAAGTGGTGGGGACATAGCGTAGGAGATTATCCGGTCCCTGCCGGCTTTAGCGAGAAGGATCTTGGTAAGTGTGATCATGCTCTTCGTGTGCCTGGAAACAAAAACGCTTACGAAGTTGGTGTTGTAAAGAGCCGCACTGCAAAGTCTGGCTACACTCTACTTTACGACTTCTTCGGTGGAGGATATGGTTTGGAAGCAAAGGTAGGTTCCAATGCTTCTAACCTGATCCAAAACTATCAGTTGGAAGTTGCGAAGAAGAACATTCCGTTTGGATTCGAAATCCGAACAACTACGCTCAAGGATGGAACGATTGAGCTTGAGGCGGTAAAGAACTAACTATGCAAACAATCAAAGTGTTAATTCCAAAAGATGGTAAAGTTTCCATCTTTGTTAATGGTGTTTCAGGAAGTAGTTGCAAAGAGTTAACGCGCAATCTTGAAGAAGCACTCGGCAAAGTATCAAGCGACGAACCAACAATGGAGATGTATGCCAGACCAGAAACTCAAACTCTCAATCAGTAAAGAAGGCCGTATAGCCTTCATATACGACGACAGATTAGCTGACTTGCTCCGTGAGGGGCAAGCCAGCGTTTGTCGTGTTAGTAATGTCGAACCAACAGAAGACGGCATGTGGCAAGCAACAATGATAGATGGTACGAAGCTAGGAAAGCATAAGCTTCGTGCTGATGCTTTAGCTGAAGAGGTTTCATATATTGAGAGGGTTCTTTTCTCTAAAGGAGAGTATGAAAACACAGAGTCGCCTGCTTAAAACACTGGTTCTTACTGCTGCACTATTTCTAACTTCGTGTCAATCCAACGATAAACCTGACAAGATAGAACCAAGCCAAACGATTAGCTACTTCAAAGATCAAAGAACTGGTATTTGTTTTGCCGCTATTAACTCCTATACTTACGGATGGTCGTATGTAACGAGTATAGCAACAGTTCCGTGTGACAAAGTTCAAGACCTGTTAGGAGAGAGGAAGTAATGTCACTTGCAAAAACAATCTATTTCAACATGCGCTAAACAAGAAAGGATGGTCAATGAAAGTAAAAGATTACATAACACAACTGCAAGAGCTTGATCCTGAACTAGAAATTAGGTCGTGGGAAGAAGCATTGCGCTCTGGGAGCTGCCGAACATTAACGTTCGATGAAGCAGGAAAAGCAATAAGAATCCTGCTTGAAGCAATCGGCAAACCGTTCGGCAATGCCAATGCAGACATGAGTGGACATAAATATCAATACAGAGACGTAATCTGGCTGATGAATTACGAATCAGGTGGCGTGAATATTAATATTCAACGTGCTGCAACTGCAATTACAACACTAAAAACTGCCGGATTTAATCAGGGAGATTATAAAATAACATCCGATGGAAAGTGGTTTCATATACACATTCCTTTTGATTCGTATTACACAGCGTTTACAACTTCAGACGACCCTGAAGTTTGGAAGCAAAGGCAGGCTCATCAGGAAGTATTAACTGCTGCGCGTCTACAAAGAAAGGCGGATAAACGAGCGAAACAATCTGCGGAGTGGGAAGCCGAATACGCAGCAAATAAGGCTATTTACGAGAAGCAAAACGAGGACCGTTTAAAGGCAGAGAAAGAAAAACATCTTGCCGAGGCTAAACAACAACTTGCTGAAGAAAGGAACAAACTTCAGCAACATGCTGAAATGCGTGCTGTAGATTTTAATCCTGAACGCTTGATTACCGTAGAGGGATAAGATGTCAAACCCCTTACCATTACAAACTGGTGGACGTTGTTACATTGACTACAGTGGATTGAACAAAGAAGATCGTCTACGGATTCGTGAAATTGGCTTAGATAAGTGGCTTGATGAGGTTACAGGACACGCGTTAGCTAGAGCGTATAACAAAACTGTAACAACAGCAGCTAAAGAAGAAAATAAGAAAAGTCAAAGCAAACTAAAACCAGGAAGCAAGGGTGATGTAATAGCCTTTGCTTTCTTTTCATTGGCTAAAGCTAACAAGAATATCGTTACTTACGACCAATGCGCAGAACTTTGTCCTGAGTATCCAGGTGACCCTGTTGCTTGGGCTAGAGAGGCTGGAGCAGAAGTGAAAACAGAAAAGAAGAACAAACGATACATCGTGGTGAAATATGTTTGAATTAACCTGGGCTGCTAAATTAGCAGCAGAATGCGAAAAGCGTCTACATGTAAATAGAACAGAAATAGTAGCGCTTCTCATTGAAGGCGGAATGGCAAATGAAGTAAATAGTGTAGCAGCAACTGATTTTATTACAACGCTTGCGCTTCATGTGGATCCGTATCAGGAGCATCAGCTTCTAGAATTAGATCGAATGCTCGCTTTAGCTTATTTACTTGGAATAAGAGAAGGAAAACAAAGTAAGAGCTGTACTTGTTAGTCTTGTACAAAAAGAATACGGCTTCCGCCGTAGGGAGTAGTCCTTACTTAATCTAAAAGGGGAAGAATGAAACAAATACAACAACAATTTATACTTGAGCATTTCTGCTCGAAAAATATGGCCGCTTATTTACTTGAAATATCAAAAGCTGAAAGCCAGCCTCAATCTGGTCCTGAACTCGTGTACGATTTTATAGAGTTTCTTACAGGTTCAGCGGATTACTCATCACTAAATTGTGAAAAGGAAGGTAATCAACAATGACAGCAGAAGTAATTGAAATGCCCTCAACGCAACACAACGAAGTTAACCCAACAGTTAAGCCCAAGAACAACATTATGGATTCAGCTGTTATCCTTACGGTTAGCCGTAGGTGGCCTAGCCTATCGAAGACAGTTAGCTCTTCTGAGATACAAGTGAACGCGAACAAGAAACGCATTCACGTTTCAAAGGATCTCTTCAATTCACAAGCACTGAAGAAGTTGTTTAACTTTGATGCTAAGATTGATGAGTTCCTTTCTCGACGTTGTATTCCCTTCCCGTTAAAGAGAGCGATGTATATGTTGCCCATCGACCTGTTTAACGAAACAGAAAACGAACTTACACAACACCAAGCCGGACGTTTACCATTGATTGAGAATTGTTTTAATGCTTACGAACACGATCTTGAAGAAGCAAAAGCCTCCCTAGGCGATCTTTTTGATCCCAATGACTACCTTACAAAGGAAGCATATAGAGCTAGCTTTTACTTTAGTTGGCAATATGTTCAGTTCTCAGTTGATGCGAAACTAAAAGAGATCAGCGCAGAAGTAGCTGCAAGAGAAGCTGACAAGATGGTTCAGAAATGGGTAGAGGCGGGTAACGTAGCAGAGCAAGTCCTCTACTCGGGAATGAACGAACTTGTTGGACATCTTGTTGAAAGGTTGTCTCCAGCAGAAGAAGGAAAGAAGAAAGTTTTCAGAGATTCGATGCTCGATAATCTGACTGACTTCCTGAAAGTTCTCAAAGTTAGAAATCTAACAGGCAATGAGAACTTAGACAAACTTGCTGATCAAGCAAAGGCTCTTATCAACGACGTTACTCCTGATATGTTAAGGACTAACGAGTCAATGAGAGCAGGCGTACAAGCAGGCTTTGAACAAATCAAAGCTGAATTGGACAAGGCTTTGGTTGACGCTCCGATGCGCGCTGTAAGATTCGAAGACTAAGGTAAACGCAGGTTAAGTCCTGCGTTCCGTTCACCGAAGTGAGCGGAACAGAAGACTTAAATTGTCTACTTCTAATCAAATTATGATGCTTACTAAGCAATCAGATGCGCCTTACCAAGCAACGCGTCCTTCTGAAGAAGCAAGCGAAGATGCCAGGAAAAAGGGTTTCAAGACTATAACATCTACAGATATATAGAGGGAGCGCGCACTTTAACTCGCTCGGTACGAAAAAACGCTGTCTTAATGCAGGATTTGTTCTTCAAGGTGATGAATTGAAAAATAAGACTCAAGACACGAATGGTTGGGTAAAACACTGGGATGTAATTGGTACTTCAGGGAAGAAATATAAAGTAAGTCAACGCGAAGATGGAGTGTTTGGATGCACTTGCCCTGCATGGAAATTCCAAAAGTTAGAATTTGAAAAGAGGAAAGCCTGTCAGCATATCTTGCAAAAACAACTGCAATTAACAGGACAAGGATATTCGTTCGCTGTTGATAAGCATGAGAAGCAACTTGCCGACGAGGAAATGCGTGTTGTAAGATTGGAAGATTAATGACTTTCAATATTGCTTACGGAGGTTGGCTAGCGGGATTAACAGTAATAATAATCTTGCAGGCGTATAGTAATAACAAAGTACACAGGAATGTAAAATCAAAATATGACAACCTGCTAGCAAATGTAGTTAAACTAGCACGAGCACTTGATACAGCCCAATGGCAAGTAAAAAAGACAGAAAAAGATATTGAACGATTAAGGGCAAGAGTCCGCACACTTGAGCAACTAAACGTTTCGAAAGAGCAGAAACCAGAGCGTGAGGTGCGTTTTGATGACTAAGCTTACAGGAAAAGAATTTCTGAACGAAAAACCAAAGAAGAAGAAAGAAATATTAGACGTACGCGAAGTCAGATTGGAGGACTAGTGAAAGTAGCACTTAGATGCGGTTCTTGCGCGAAGACAGTTAAATCACTTGTCTTTCTATCCAAAGAGGGCTACTGCTCAGATTGTAGAACAGCGACGGCGCGCTGGGCGCGAGAAAGTAATCTACGATTAGAAAAACAAAAGAAAGAAAAAATTGAGAAGCAGGTTAAAGCGCAACTTGCTAAAGAACGCGCAGAAGTAGAAGAGAGAGTGCACCAAGCAAAACTTAGACCAAAACTAAACGTTAACGAAGAGCGTGAAATAAGGTTAGATGACTAGTGATTGGGAGTGCGCTTCTTGTTGCAAAGGAATTCATTGCCGAAAGTGTAACTGTTGTGTAAACATCGTGAGCGAAGTAATCAAAAAACGATCTGATCTTCATACAGTTTTATGTGAAAATTATCAGATAGATAAAGATACCGGGCTAGCTTGTAAATGTGGATTCATTCTTTACAGTGCCCCTTGCACTCCAGCAATGGCAAAGTCTTTAGCAGAGCAGTTAAAAGCTGTAAACAAAAGCTTTCGTATAGTAACAAAAGACAACAAAAAGGGAAGCATTATCGTCGATCAGTGGTTGAGAGAAGGGTTTATCCCTGACGACATAAAACTTCAAGAAAGGTAATAGCAGAGAAAGGAAGCAGTAAAATGTCTGAACAAAAAACACTTTCATACCCTAACATCTACTGTGCAGGCCATGATAAAGTTGGACCGGGGTATATTATGTGCGATCACGTAAAAAAACTTGAAGACGTTAGTCTAATTGAATGCGCTACTGCTACAACTATGGGTACGATAGCCTGTGCTATCTGTGCCGAAAAAGGTGATGATACACAGTACATTCACGAACATTTTGTATGTGTTTGCGAAGATTCACTGTTTGAAAAAGGAATCCTATTCTTAACAGGAGGCATAAACTAATGAGTAAAGAAAATCGTCCCAATCTTAATGCGGTTGGATTTATGGTAGACATCTGGTCAAGTTTAGATAAGCGTATTAGAGGCGAAGCAAAACGCGCAGATAGAGGCGAGCGAATGCAATTACTTGCAGAAATGGTAAAGGAATTTGTAGAAGAAGTTGACGAAAAACTTAACCTTAAGTATGGGCGACACTAACTATGAAATGCTTCGTTGTAAGATATACTGCTTCAGGAAAGTTTATACCCCGCTCTAGTAGAAATAAAGTGTTAATGGGAAATGATACGCCCGCACTTAATACGCACAAAGCGTCTGCTACAGTATTAAAGAAAAATATGGAGCGCAGAATCAAACGTGAAATTGAAAGACGATCTAATTGGAATGCAGATCGTCTGCTTACACCTGTTTATGACATACAATTCTATAGTAAACTTCCTGACAACGTAACAGAAGTTCCTCAGCTTGAAATCGTAGAATTTGAACTTGTTGAGAAAGGCATTATACCTGAACAACAAGTTATTACTTTGCAGGAGCAAAGAAAAAGGAGACGAATCCGTGCACTTCAACAGAACTGCCATTGAACTTCAAAATCCGCCGAAGAGACTAACGCAGAGAGAGGAAGAAATAGTAGAATTACTTTGCCGTGATTGTTTGAATAATGGAGAAATCGCTACAAAGCTCGGCTTGTCGCAAAAAACTGTAGATACGCATAGGGCACACATCATGAAGAAACTACGATGTGGTGGTATTGCTGGTCTTGCAAAATTATACTGGCAAAAACATAATCAACCTGCTCTAGAAAGCGGAGAATGCCTAAACTTACATGGACGGGCGCTAGGTATGAAATAACTGGTTATCCTGCATTTAAGGGTCAGTTTAAAGATGTAGGCTTTCACTTTGACTTTAGAAGTAAGGTCTGGTGGACGGGCATGACCCATGTAGCAAAACTCTTTGAAGATATTGCAGATACATCGGCAAAAGCTCAATTAAATTTTCACGATCAGCAGATAGCTTTATCAAAAGCACTATCTTCAGATTTAACAATTCCTGTACCTGACGGAATTGATCCTGATACTGGAAAACCTTTTGCTTATCTTCCTTTCCAAAAAGCAGGAATCGAATATGCACTACCAAGAATAAATACATTAATCGCTGATGAAATGGGCTTAGGAAAAACAATTCAGGCGATTGGTGTATGTAATGCTTTACCTCAAATTAAAAACATCCTACTTGTATGCCCTGCAAGTCTGTTGCTTAACTGGGGCAGAGAATTCATGAAGTGGATGACAAGAAATTTATCAGGCGACTTTGCTTCATCTACGATCTTACCTAACTCGAATATCGTGTTAGCGAATTATGAAATCATCTCGAAGTTAAAATCGAAAATTCTCGATAGAGAATGGGACTTACACATATACGATGAGTCGCACTTAATGAAGAATCCCGATGCTAAACGAACAATGGCGGTTCTTGGTCATGAAGACACACGTGATATTAAAAACTGTCGTGTACTTGAGGCTAAAAAGAAACTCTGGTTAACAGGTACGCCGATTCTAAATCGCCCTGTTGAACTATGGCCTATGCTCCGCGTTGCAGATGCTGAGGGACTTGGAAGAAATTTTTGGTTGTATGCGAAAAAATTCTGTGGAGCGGATGGAGATAGTGGTTATAGAACGTTTGATGGTGCCACTAACTTAGACGTTCTTCAAGAACGCCTTCGTGCTAGTATAATGATTCGCCGCTTAAAGAAAGACGTTTTAACAGAACTTCCTCCAAAGCGTAGACAGATCATCGCCATTCCCGCTCCTCCTGAAGTAAGAGGTAAAGTTCAGAAGGAAATAAATTTTTACGCCAATAACGAATCGGCAGTGCTTGAAGCAATCGCGAAAGCTGAGATTGCTCAATCAGAAGGTGATAAAGAAAGTTACGATGAAGCAGCGAAAGATTTAAAAGGACTTCATCAGATAATGTTTGAGGAGATTAGTAAACTCAGACATGATACTGCTGTAGCAAAAATTCCTTTTATCGTTGATTACTTAACCAACACACTTGAACAAGTTGACAAGATTGTTGTGTTTGCCCATCATGGAGACGTTGTTAACGGAATTTATCAACACTTTCAAAACGTTGCCAGCGTTATGCACCAAGGATATAGCATTCAACAAAGACAACAGGCTGTAGATCGCTTTCAGAAAGATCCTAAGTGTAAAATGATTATTGGTTCCATTGGTACAATGGGTGTTGGTTGGACGTTAACTGCTGCAAGTCACGTTATTCTTTGTGAACTTGACTGGAGACCTGCAATGGTTACACAAGCTGAGGATAGATTACACAGAATTGGACAGAAGGACGTTGTTAACGTTCTTCATATTGTGTTCGATCAAAGTTTAGACGCGAACATGGCGAAACGAATCATCGAAAAGCAAGATATGATAGATCAGGCTTTAGGTTAGAAAAATGCCTGCCCCGAAAAATCCCGAAGCTTACGCTCTTTGGAAAGAGAGAATGAGCCTTTCTCGAAAAGGAAAGAAGTGTTCTGAAGCTCATCGTACTCATATAAGCGAAGGACTTCTTGGCCATAAAGTCTCTATCGAAGCTAGAATTAAAATTGGCGATAAAAATAGAGGAGGACATGGAAACAAAGGTTGGAAGCCAACAGAAGAAAATAAGAAGAATATGAGTAAATCAAAGAAGAATTTAATTGCTTCTGGAGCATGGCATCCTCCAAATAACAAGAAAGGCAGAAGTTTTGAGGAACAATATGGTAAAGAAAAAGCTTCTGCAATAAAAAATCTTCTTTCGGCTAGCATAAGGGCTGCTATAGCCAAAAAACCGGGAAAGATTATGCATCCATGGCCTGAGAGTTTAAGGAAGCAGCTTAGTAATTCTTGTCTTGAAAACATAAGTCAAGGAAAAACAAACCCGCAAAAACATCGTTTCAAAGCAAAATCATCAGTAGAAATAACAGTAAAAGGCGGTAATATTTTCTGTCAGAGTAATTGGGAAAGAACGTTTACAAGATTTTTAGATAAAAGAAAAGACGTTCTTTTATTTGAAAAGGATAAAATTCGACTTCAATACATACTTAACAATGAAGTTAGAATTTACATTGTAGATTTCTTAGTTACTTACACTAACGGAGATAGGAAACTAGTTGAGATTAAACCTTTTAATCTTTTAGAAACAACAGAAAATGTTGCGAAGTTTGCCGCTGCTATAAAATGGGCGGAGGAAAACAACTCTACTTTTGTAGTAGTAACAGAAAAAGAACTTTCAATGTTAGAAGGAATCAAGCTTTAGGATAGAAAGGAGAGAAAATGAAGACAGTACATGATCGCGCTTTAGAGTTTGTTAAAGAACTAAATAGTCGTGGTTGGGTTATTAACGAGCAGATGGCAGATCAATTTACAATCTTCGCTAAAGCAGAGTGTACAAGAGTTGCTGAAGCAATGAAAGCTAAAATGCACAGCGCAGTTAACACAATAAACTGGAAGGAGTTATAAGAAAGGAGACAGTAGATGAACCTTCAAAAGCAGCAACTAGATAACACGCAAACCAAACCCACTATAGCAAGTAAACCAAACTGTGCGCGCTGCCACAAACCAAAGAAAACAAGGAAACATCACTATCCATTAGGTTCGAGTAGACTTGTTCCCTTGTGTGACCATTGTTATGGAGTGGTTAGAAAGCAACGAGCACGTGCATCAGGACATTCGGGAATTTATTAAATGACAAAAGAAGATGTAGTAGCACTCATGTCGTCAAGCAAGACTCCACGAGAATGGAACGCTAACTGTGCCAAAGTTAAGGAAGCTCACAACGGGCATTATCCTAACTACTGGTACGAAACATTTCTTGCAACAGGTTTAGCAGATAAGATATTAAAGGCTGCTGGACATGCAGAGGGAGCTTCAATAACAGTAAATGAGATATGAAACATACAATTGAAGCACGGGGAAAAGGGCTTTACTTTCGTGAAGGTAAGTATCAACACATTCCTATCATTTATGATGGAGCATGTCAAGAAGAGTTTATGAAGTTGATTGCAGAAGCACTAAGCACACATGGTGCGTATAACTTCATAGTAAAGAAGTTAGAAGAACTTTCAACAAAGAATGCTGTAGAAGTAAAAGAGGGCGTGTTAAAAATACGTGCCTTACTACGGAATAACAACTATGCCAAATGTAACGAGTAAATTAACCTACACAGTAACATTGTCAGACAAGCAATACAAAGTATTGCTTCGTGGATTAGTTAATCTAGCGAAACAAGGAACACTAGCTGTCAGCGTTGCTGATAGAGTAGATGCATGGCAGCTTAACAAAGAATTGCTTACTGCTCAAAAACACCAACTGCACGATTTAATGAAAAGTGTTGTTGATGCAGAAACAAAAGTTTCTGTTATAGAAATAGAAGAGGAGAAAAAGAATGAAAATGCAAACAACAAGTAGTTCTGTTGAACTTGGAGATGCAATCGAACAACCGAAAGCATTTCAAATCGCCGCTTCGAAAGAAGCGTTCTCGATTCTTTCATCAGGACTATATAACAACAAGATTCAAGCAATTATTCGTGAGCTGAGTTGTAATGCTTACGACGCCCATGTTGCAGCAGAAAGGAAGGAAGTTCCTTTTGAACTGCACTTACCCACAACGTTTGAACCTTTCTTCTCAGTAAAGGATTTCGGAGTAGGTTTATCGCATCAAGACATTCTTGATCTATATACAACTTACTTCGGAACTAACAAATCTAATTCAAACGCTTTTGTTGGAGCACTAGGATTAGGTAGTAAGAGTCCTTTCTGCTACACAGAAGGGTTTACAGTTATTAGTCGCTTTGAGGGGAAGACTCGCGTTTACTCTGCATTCTTAGGATCGCAGGGTACGCCTGAAATACTTCTTCAAACTGAAGAAGATACTCCTGATGCACAAAACGGACTGGAGGTTTCATTTCCTGTTAAGCAGGGTGATATTAGAGAATTTCAAAACAACACTGAAAGTGTATTAGAGTTTTTTAATCCTACTCCAACAATTAACCGTGAGATCCATATCAAAAAAACGGAATATTTACAGAAAAATGAATCCTGGGGATTAAGAAGTAACTCATATCTCGGAGTTACAGGTATTCGTGCAATTCAAGGCATGGTTAAGTACAAAGTTGGAAGTATTGACTCTAGCAAAATGTCTCTCATGCAAGCAACAATTCACAATTTGCCTATTGATATCTTCTTTCCAATTGGTGAGTTGTCTGTTGCAGCTTCGCGAGAAACACTAAGCAATGATGATAGAACGATCGCAAATATCTTGAAAGCTTATGACAAGATCAACGCTGAGCTAATAGATAACGCTAAGAAGCAAATTGCGGCGTGTGATTGTAGTTGGAAGGCCATGATTCTTTTATTCACAATGACGAATACGCCTAATATAGCTGCATTGTATGAAAGTGCAATTGACAGCGGGGTGTTCGATGGTCAATATCCAAACTTTACTTTAACTCACGGAAAAGTCTCAGTAAATGAGTTGGATTATTCCGAAGTTAAAATAAATGTTTTTACAAAAAGCAGTAGAAGTAGATCAGATGCTAAGAAGGAAAAAGTTTTTGAGTTAGCATCCGAAGGTAGAGTTAGTGCGCAGAAAGATTTAGATTTAAACTATCGCAAGAAAACTTATTACGATAGACAAATCGAAGTTGGAAGCGACGTATTGTTTGTTATTGATGATACGTTGCGCGGCGGTGAACGTTACATACACTACTTACTTCAAAACGCAGCGGACAACACGCAATATCTCGAAAGATCTGCGTACGGTGGTAAAATTGAAACTATTTATCATATCGTACGTACACGAAAAGATGTGCCTATCGAGCGCGTGCTAAGAGATGCTAAAACAATAATTGCGGGATTAGGTAATCCACCGTATGTTTTGCTAAGCGCGCTTAAAGCGAAATACAAACCGCTAATGGATCCTGTAATCCCTCAAGGCGAGACAGTAAATAGAGATATTTTATACTTCAACAAACAAAATGACATCGCGAAATTTAACGATGGATACGAACGCGCAGGATGGTTAAATGCTTGGGAACCGATCGACATAGCTACTAAACCAATAGAGGGAAAGAACTATTACATTCCTCTAAAAAGTTTAAAACCGAGTGATGGAAGTTTTGAGTTCGCAGAAGATTTTAATACGTTTATCGAAGCAGCAAAGACATCAAAACTGTTCGGGATTGATGACACGACAAAGATTTACGGTTTTAATGAGAGCAGCCAACTTGTAAAAGATCCGAATTGGATTAACGTAATTAATCTGGTTTTGGACAAAACTACTTCTGTTATCACTCGTGAGATCGAACTATCACTCAGTTTTGATGTCTATCCATTCAAAACTAAGCTCTTACCAATTCTTAAAACGATAGGCAGCAATCAAATGCTACCAAAAGATAGTCCCATGCAAGCGTTTTGTTCACTGGTCATTACAGTTGGAAAAGCGCCTAAAGGGCTTGCAATCGTAATCGCAAATGCAACACGTTTAAAGAAATTTGAGATTAAACACGCGTTTAACTTTAAGGAGGAGTGGAGGAAAATATTAAAACAATATCCATTACTACAAATAATAGAGGAATCGTACTTGTACTCTTTCGCTGCAGAACCTGTAATTGAATACATTCGTCTGAAAGATGAAGATGCTGATCGCAAAGCTAACGAAGAAATTGTAACGTTAGCCTTTGCTATTGCGAACAACAACGCAGAAGAAACAACAGTAACTCCTGAGGAGAAGAAGAATATCTATGCCAACTAAAACTATTCCCTTTGTTTTGAAAGATAACTTTATCCAAGTAATTGTTGGAGGTAAGCCTTTCGCATTGCAAGAGTCTCATCCAACTTTTAAGAAGATGAAAGCTGCAATCAAAGCTAAGGAATGGAAAAAAATTCCGGGCTTAGTTACGCTTGCAGAAAATATCTCAGTCGAATCTCATGGACTTGTGACTGTGAAGAAAGACGCAGTCTTTTACAAAGACAAAGAGATTCACAATTCGCTTAGTAAACGAATTTTGGATATGATTGAGGGGCGAAAGAACGTAAGTCATCTTATTCGCTTCATGAATAACTTGTATCAGAATCCTGAACCACATGCAATTAAAGAATTCTATGATTGGCTTGTTAACAACGACTTACCAATCACAGATGATGGACACTTTCTTGCATACAAGTCAGTAAAACGTAACAACATGGATACGCATTCGCAGACAGTTGACAACAGCCCAGGACAGATCATCATGATGCCTCGTAAAGAGGGTGATCCCCATTGGTATACACAGTGCTCTTCTGGATTCCATATCTGTTCAAAACAGTATGGAGTTTATGGAGAGAAAACGATGGCTGTAAAAGCAAATCCGCGTGATGTACTTTCAGCGCAATCAGGAAAGATTAGAGTACTTCGATACGAAGTACTGATGGAACTAGGCGACAAAGACACGCATATCTTCAAGCATGAAGGTTATTCTGAACTTGAGAAAAAACTTGTGGTCGAGGTTAAGAAGGATCGCAAGGACATGATTAAGATGCTCCTTGCTCATCCGACAGTAAAGCGTGATATCCGTAAGAAGAAGATGAGCACAAAAACACTTATCAAATCTTCTTATGCTCGTTTGAAAACTCTCGTTCAACGCTACGAACTTGTGAGTGTTGGACCTGAAGTAACAGACAACCGCGCGCTTGAATCTATGCGAAAAGCTGCCGGATTAACGATCGGTCAAGTAGCAAAACAACTTAAGAAGACTTACAAGGTAGTTGCTCTTCTTGAAAAGAAACACGACATTGATGCTACTACGATGGATAGCTACATCGCAGCAGTAGGAACATTAACAGGAGCACGTTGTAAAACTGTATCGTTTCCAACGCCTGTTAGTAGCAAAGAATGAAAATCATCGTGGAAGGCTACATGAACGAAATCGCTTCGTTCTTCGAGTCGTTTGAACATGGTAGCAAGAAAAATTCAAAAGTCCGAGTTGAACTTGATTTTGACGAAGCTACCAAAAACAGTGTTAACATGCATGTAACAGTACATCCACCAGCAGGACGTGTTATTCCGTTTAAGAAAATTAAACGTGTGCTCTCTGCTGCTGGACGTAAACGCATCAGTATGGCTCAGAAAGCTCGTTGGGCCAAGCTGCGTCGAATGGCATAAAACCTTGCACGCCTGCCCTCTCAAATTATCGAGAGGGTAGTTTGGAGGGTTTTAAAAACAAGATGGGTATGTCTACTACAGTTGTAGCTTTTCGTCCTGCAGACGAGAAATGGAAGAAGATGAAGGCAGTATGGGATGCATGTACTGCAGCAGGAGTTGAGAAACCGACTGATGTATTGAAATTTTTCGAGTACGAACCTCCTGAAGAGGGAGGCGTCATCCTCAACTCAGCCTATCTCGCAAAAGTAGGCGCTTTAGAAGAATGGCATAACGATAACGGTAAAGGCTACGAAGTAAACCTTTCGAAACTTCCGAAAGATATCAAGCTAATTCGTTTTTACAATTCGTGGTAAAAGGAAAATATGAATCCACTGTTTGAAATTGATTTTTACAAAGTAGGACACGTTAGTCAATATCCTGAAGGCACAAAGCAAATCTGGTCTAACTGGACGCCACGTTCAAGCCGTATTCTTGACCAGAAATATACGGTGTTCTTTGGCCTGCAATACTTTATCAAGAACAGGTTACAGAAAGGTTGGAACGAAGGATTTTTTAAACGACCTAAAGCTGAGGTACTTTCTGAATACAGAGAGTTAATCAAAGCAACACTTGGCATAGCCAATCCAAAAGTAGATCACATTGAATATCTGCACGATTTAGGATACTTGCCAATTGATATCTACGCTTTACCTGAAGGAGCAAGAGTCCCGCTTGGTTGTCCTGCACTTGTTATTACAAACACGGATCAGAACTGTTTCTGGTTGCCTAACTTCCTTGAAACGTGTATGTCTAACGTGTTGTGGAAGCCTTCAACTTCTGCAACAACGGCACAGCGTTTCAGAAAGTTATTTGTTGAGTATGCTACTAAGGCTGGCGAAACTGATCTTGGTTTTGTTGACTGGATGGGACATGACTTTAGCTATAGAGGTATGTCGGGTTATGAAGATGCAATCCTATCAGGTATGGGTCACCTGTTAAGTTTTAATGGGACGGATACCATTCCTGCAATCTTAGCAGCGAAAGAATTTTATGGTGCAAATCTTAGCTGCGGAGGCTCTGTTCCTGCAACTGAACACTCAGTAATGTGCGCTGGTGGTAAGGATGAAGAATTCGAAACATTTCGTCGCCTAATCATGGATGTATATCCAACAGGAATTGTGTCGATTGTATCTGACACTTGGGATCTCTGGAGAGTAATCACTGATTATGTTAAAAGATTAAAACCAGAGATCTTGGCAAGAGATGGCAAACTTGTTATCCGTCCGGATTCAGGCGATCCTGTTAAGATTGTTTGTGGTGATAAGGATATTGACATTCCAAATACAGACTACCCGTTGTATTTGGCGCATCATCCTGCCCACTATGGAGCACTTCAATTGCTTGCAATGGTACTCGGCACAGATTCAAACAGAAAAGGACTTCCTCTCATCAACAAGGCTGGTGTAATCTACGGAGACGGAATTTCTGTTGAACGTGCTTCTGCGATCCTTGATCGAACAGTAAACGACTTAAAACTATCGCCGTACAACTTGGTATTTGGTATCGGTTCGTATACTTACGAATACGTCACCAGAGACACTTACAACTGGGCAATGAAAGCAACAGCAGTACGAACAGAGAAAGGCGTACAAGCTATTTTCAAAAACCCAATCACAGATCACGATTTTAAGAAATCACACAAAGGAATTCCTGCTGTATATAGAACGAGACCCGATGATGCTAACCCCGGTTATTACGTTGAGCAAGGAGCTAACCCAGCAGCACTTGACGCGTGCGCTTTTAGAAAGGTGTTCAGTAATGGTAATCTTTTGGTTGAGCAGACGTTTGATGAAATTAGGGCGAGAGTAAGAGCATGAAAATACACAAAATCCGCATTCCAGAAGACAATAGTATTCTGTATAGTCTATTTACATATCCAGCAGGTGAAGTACAGGTTAGAATGAACAGTGAGCAAGCGAAACTAATTGATCGCAGTGATGAAGTAGAAATCATTTCGCGTTCATCATTCATTAAAACGGCGATGCTTGTTGATTGCGTTCGAGAAGTAATTGGAGGCCGGAGAATTCCGGTTTCCCTTGTTTTCCCATACTTGCCGTATGCAAGAGCTGATAGAAGGTTTACACCTGCTGATTGCTTTGGACTCAAAGTGTTCGGGGATATGATAAACATGACGGGTTGTGATCGCGTATTGGCTTTGGATGTTCACTCTCACGCAGCAAAAAGTTGTATTGCCAACTTCGTTAATATTGGAGTAGAACCAATAATTGCATCGGTGGTTGCGCAGCTAGACGATGTAACTATCCTGCTCCCGGATGAAGGATCGGTTGATCGCTATAATCTTCTGTTTGCTCAAAAACTTGGCATCCCTGTTCTGCATTGTCAGAAAAAACGTGATGTAACAACGGGAGCTTTATTAGAATTTACTGTTCCAATCATCAACACAAAACGTGTATTAATTGTAGACGATATCTGTGATGGTGGAGGAACATTTAAGGGGATTGCTCAGAAGATTCGAGAACAACAGAAAGATCATCCTGAACTTTACCTGTACGTTACACATGGTATATTCTCGAAAGGAGTTGATCTGCTTCTCGAAGACTTTACCAAAGTGTATTGTACAGATTCATTTACGTATTCTCCAAAGAGACCTAACCTTTGCGTGTTCCCGACTGAGAAGTTAGTCGAAGATAAGTTAACATCACTCAAAAAAACAAGCAGGAGAAAATTGTGATAACAGCAGAACAGATTAGAAATGAAGCTAGTAAAGCATTTAATGATGTAAAGGCTTGTGATGGCCCCGCAAATGTCCTTCAAATTCAAGCTGCAATGGCAAAGGTTCAAACTTATCAGATGCAATGTATGTTTGAAATTTCAGCGCAACTTGCTGCTTTAAACGAGCAAATTCGCAATGTCGTTAAAGAAGTACAAGGGTCTAACGATGGACAAAACTAAACTCGATGGAAGAAAGAAAGCGCCGCAACTTCTCCCTAGAAAGCATAGAAACTTAACTAACGCGCAAGTACGTCGTATAGTTGAGAATTTTATGCTAACAGGTAAGGCGCACCATTCAGGCAATGCGTCGACCCTTCAGTATATTATTGACTATTGCGAAGACAATCTAATTGGGTATCAAATCAAAGCATTACCCGGAATTGGATATAGCATTGAAAAGTTCGATTTCAATGCTTAGTCTACGCGAATGCTTAGCGTTTGCTTGATAGATAGCAATGGAGGAAGCATGCCAGTACCCATAATTAAACTATCAGAGCTTATCCCTGAGGACTTATCGAAGTTTTCAGAAGTTGAACTACTTCGTGGAGTACTTGAAATTCTTTCTCAACGTGCAGATCTTAATCATTTCGACAGAGAAAGATTAAAGATAGTTAACAACGAATTCAGGCGGAGGGAAAGTGTTCAGACAAGCGGAGACAATATCAGTCCCTGTGAGTAGAGCTGTTGAACTTCAGGATGAAGGTAGATTTGTTGGAAATCCGAATCTAAACTCAGATCAGAAATTAATCTGGCAGGCAACGTATTTTATTCATTGGAGACCTTGCACAGAATGGCGGGGACCGTTTTCTGATAATGATCTTTGTGATATACTTCAGATAGGGAATTTTGATGAAGAAGGAAAGTAAACGTGTTAAGCAGTGGAAATCAAAGATGAAACGAAAGCTTAGACAACTTAAACTTTCGAAGAAAATGAAAGAAGAAATAAATAAACAGCGTCGTTTACGTTATGCTATAAGGAACGCATTTTCTGAAATTCCAATACCACTCGAACTTAGAAAATCAGCGCTTAATCGTATTGTGAAAGCATTACAAAAAGGAGGTAAATCACATGGAAACAAACTACATCAAAGCTCTGGAAACAAGAGCAAGTTGGCTTAGATGGGCGCGTGAGGGTGGATTATACAAAGGGGCCTCTGCAGGAGGTTCAACTGCCGCGATTCCACTATATATTAATGTGCTTGAATCCGGTGATACATTCTTTATGAACAGTAAATTCTGTTCCCTTGTTGAACATGCAAGGGAGACTGTTCCTGATGATCTTGCCTTTGATCCTGAATGGATGCAATCAAAGCAAGGGTTTCTGTGGATCGAAGATCCGTTTGAAGTTCCTCATGTTGAGCAAGTTGAGATTGAAAACGCCCATTCAGGATTGAACTTTAAACCAAAAATCTCAGCTATTGGGTGGCGACCTGTCACTGCGGGTGAGCAAACTGCAAAAGGAATGGTAGGAAATGTTCCGGGTAAGATCGCGGAGAATGGTGCCACACAGTTCCTTTGCTTCCTTGATCTTAGTCATATCCACTCCACGCTAAAATTCTCCCCGTGGTCATACTTTATGCTCCAACCTGGGGAGAAGTTAATTGATAGAATTAAAGAGTTCGAAGGTATATCTATTGAAGTTGGAGGACAATACAAGCAAGGACGTGAGTCTGAAACAAAGCATGAAATACGTTGGATTTACTCTGCATTTTACTTAATGGCTCAACGTCTTGCAGCTAATGTTACACACAACACGCATAGGCAAGTTCTAAGGAGAAACGCATTTAAGAAAATGCCTGTTACGCCTTTCATTCGCGTAATTACACTTCGTAGGCTGGAGGAAGCGCGCAAGAAAGATTCCTCCGGAACTGCGCCTGATTGGCAGTGGCAGTGGTCTGTTCGGGGACATTGGCGAAATCAATACTTACCTTCAACTGGAGGACACAGACCTGTCTTTGTTGAATCGTACATCAAAGGACCAGAGGGAAAACCCTTAAAAGACCCTGGAGTAAAACTCTTTGTAGCAGGAAGGTAAAATGTATCTATTCTATACGATGACCCTATGGGTAGTATTTTGCTAAAACACGTAGACGAAAAAATTGATGGTACGTACGCAAGTGAGCTCTTCTTTGTTAAGTGTAGCAGAGAAAACTGGAACTGGGATGATTTTCCCGATGTTCGCCCAAAGAACAGATACACATGGATAGAGTTTAAAGCACCTGAAGCTTCTAACTCATCCGAGTACGGCATAATTCCGTGGGTAGGGTGTGAACGATGGGCTTGGGCTATCCGATAGTGCAATTCAAATGCACTACTTCGAGGAAAGAAAAGCTATATTTAGTGCGGGAGGGTTTGCACTGAAGATTAAACTTACTCCAAAAGGCACAGTAAATATGAACTCGCCCTTAGGGGGGCCACTCGTTGAGTTAAAACGTTTCCAGGCTTGCATGTTAACAAAAGAAGAAGGCGAATGTGTTTTAGATTTATTCACTCCTCTTATCTTTCCCGCTTTGATAGTACTTTGCCATCTCAACAATGTTCCTGTGGATGCGCTTTCATTCTACAATGTTGTGGATGGTGTTCAGAGGACTTCCTGATGCTTACTTTCCCTGTAGCTGATACGCTATTTATTGTTATTGATGCAGCAAACGTAAGGGAGATGAAGAATCTAAATCCTCTTATAATCAAAACAAAAAACTGCACAAAGGTTAGTATTGTTGTAACACCTGATTGTTCCGTTCTTGAGAAGAAATTAAAGCTACCAATATCTGCTGACAACCTGGCCGATTTACTTGAAGGGAGTAAATATCTTCCGGATAGAATTGAACTAACTCGTGTAGATGGAGTTAATAGAAATGAAAAGAAGTGAACGTCGTGCTATTCAATTTCATCTTCAAGCTAAAAAACAACAGCTTAGGAGTATTAAGCGTCAACTTAAATCGGTTAAGAAGGAAAGAGCAGAATTGGATAAAATACTACCACGACTTAAACAAATCATAGATGAAACAGAAGGATTCACGTCAGCAGGCAAGGGCGCGGTATTTCTCGATAAGATGAAAATAAGGGAGGGAGCAACATTGACGCCAGATCATGCAACAGGAAATTGGATTATTACGGCTAGGATGGGGCAGAAAGTCTTAATGACAAAGTTTAAAGACTTTGTTAATGATGTAGCCCTTCCTGCTAAGTTAGAGATTAACATGCCTGCTTCTGTTTATGGAACTGATGGATTGGAGGTTACTTTTAACAAAGGAGATCTTATCGCCTGTACGTTTGAAGGGGATATGCGCGACAACAAAGGTAAGAAAGAGGCGAAGTTTCACTTCGCAAATCTCGGTACAGGAACACCAGAAGCAGAGGCTCAATATCAATATGCACTTGGTAAACTCGGCTTAGCTTCTGTAACTGAAAAGAAAGCTCAGTTCTCTGTTGTAGATGCGAACTTTAGAGTAAGGAAAAACTGAGATGCTTACAAATGAAGAGCTTGATGGTTTTGTCCTATCAGATGAGTTTTCTCTAGACGACGGTGACTTAATTTTAATGGTACGGAATTACGTGCTGAACTCATCTCCAATGGCGAAGTGTATGAAACGCATCTTCATGGATAGCAATGTCCAACATAAGAATAGAAAAGATAGAGAGATTGCGGAAATATCAAACAGCTATGATGTTTGGAATAGCTTTAGGTTACAAGATAGGAATAAAAGAACAGAATACACTTCGCATTGTAGATGGAGTAAATAGGAATGCGTCAGACAAAAACATTAAGTGAAATTTCTAAAACGCACTGGCTATGTTTCGTTAAGAGAAACGACGGAAAAGCTATTCGCCTTGCTTTACTTGCTGATCTAATACTTGAAAGCGAAAAAAGAACCGAGTTTGAACTACGTGGATTACAAAAAGAAGAGTTTGCGAATCCATGTTGGCAAACACATAAAGTATTATGGTGGCATCCAGCTTCGTCCTTTTGGTATGAAGCTACACAAGACGACGCCAAGGCCAAAGAAGAAGTAGCAAAAGTTATCGCCAATGTTCATAAATTTCCCGATAAAGCAGCAGAACAGGAAATTTTGCTTGTTTTTGAAAACAACAAGTTTAAGATCGTGGATGGCAATTTAAGGACAGTAACGATAAGATGATTGATAATCTTGATCTTCCTAACAAATTGTTTTATGCCCTTGCCGAAGCAAAGGGATATCTACAAGCTACTTACCGTGAAAATCCAAAGAGGAAAGGTGCAGATGATACAGCAAACAAATTGGCTATACTTATAGCCGCTTATTCTGAATGGCACACTAGGAATTTGTATTCGCTTATACGGCTGGATTGCAAACATTGTTGTAGAGGAATTACTGCAGGAGAGGGTATTTGTAAAGAATGTGGGGGAACAAGATATGAAGAACGAAGAAAGAGAGAGGTAAAATGAGTACAAAAATCTATAATGCTTATCGCGTAAGGAGAGGCGTTAAACTCAAACATCTAATCCAGAACTGGCATAAACAAGGCACACAAAATGTTTACTACCGCATGAGGCAAGCCGCTTCGCGTCTAGACGGCGGCATAAAAGAACTTAAAGAAAAATACCTTATACAGTCGAAGACAATGCTCAGAAGTAAATTCGATTTTAATGGTTCGATTACGTTTAGATTTAGTAAAGGACGCATTTACGTTCAAGTGTTTGAAGGCGATGGATTAGTAACAATAGTAGGTCAAAAAGTTAAACGCGCGCTTGATTTTGTTGGAAAAGATAGTCGAATCGAAGATTATCACTACCAAAATTCTTCTGATCGTCCGGAGTACATTTCTGATCGTGAATGGAAAGCTCGCCGAGATAAATGGGACGAGTTATATGGATACGAAGATCAAGGACGTTCACGTTTTCTTTCTCTCACACTAATGGATCAAGCTGAGTTTGTTTTCTTTGAAATTAACGAGGTTGTTAATGCTAGCAAGGCGTAACGGTAAGTTTCTTGTGTTTAGCAGATTTGACAAAGACACTTATAGCTTCACCTGGTGTGTAGCGAAAGTCGAAAAAGGAATGCTAAATGTTTTGCTGACGACTAAGCAATGGAAAATCGCAATTACCGGCGCTGAATTACTCTCAACAGGTAAGATTAGTGAATTCTATGCCCTGCTAAAAGATCATAATATCTACAATGATTTAAGTATAGTGGGCATAAATTTATAGTAATTTAATAAAATAATAAGAATTTGCTTGACATGCCTTCGGTAATATATTACGTTACCAGTAGTGTCACTGGTAATTTAAAAGGAGGACGTAAAATGCTAGCCGTTATTAACGCACAGAACGAAGAACTTACAGTTAGAGAAACGTGTGGCGTTATGTATAAGTGCTGGGATTTCTCGAAGCGTCCTTGCCTGCGTGATAAAGATCACACAGGAGGACACAATCCCTTCAGTAATACTGCACCACCACTCAACGTACTTATCACTAACCAACGATATGCGCAAACTGGTAAGAGCTAAGTTTTGGTATATTTATAGGCACAACGAGACCAGACTGCTCGATAATTTACCGGTGGCGTAGACTAAGGGTTACTTCTCAATTGGAGAAAATATACCTTTAGTCGTTTGTTCCCCGGGAGATTATACAAAAATGGAACTACAAACACTAGAACGGTCATTTGAGAAGATGGGAGCGCGACTCAAGCTGTCTGAGTTACGTACCAATCCATGGAACAGAAGGACAACACCTTTTCTTATCAACATTGTAAACGATAGGAAAGGTGAACATTTTGAGTTGGCTGTTGAAAAGGGAGCAGATGTAAGATTCAACGTCTTAAATCTTGTTCCAAAAGAACGTCACATGGTTTTGATGGCAGCAACTCCTACGTTCAATCGTGTAGGACAAAAACTTGGTGAATCCGTAACGCGAATGTTGCTTGGACATGATGAACGGCATTGGTTCATTTCCGGAATTGATGGAAATGCAACAACTGTTCGTGATGCTAAGCAGTCAATGAAACCAACAGATGTACGTGAAGCAGAACAAGGATTAAGCGCACGTCATCGTGATCGTCGTCGCAATGCTGCGAGGCTTCGCCAGGGTGAATGGTTTTTCATTCCTGATCCAAATTTTGTTCTTGCTAAAAGTGATTGGAAGAATCCAATCTTGAAAAACGAACCGATCAGTCGCGGGCGTGGAAGCAAACCGCACATGTGCGAACAGCTTTACAGATTTGGTGGTGACACAGTTTACGTTCGCGGTGAGGCAGTTATTTCGCCTGCTGAATACGAAAGACTTGAACCGCATCAGCAGCGCGGTTTTAACCAGATGAAGCGTAATGCAACTGTATACGCAAGAGGAAGCGTAAAGCACGCAGATCACAAAACGATCTTCCTTAATGGTTGGCACAAGGTTTTGCTAAACAAAGAAGGCGCAATTTTTGGAACTGTTTCAATGTTTTTGGATTAAGTTTGTTTCAGTGGCGACAGAAGCTGGCTACTTCATACCTAGCAGCTGTAGCAGAAACAAAACAGCGTTTCTGAACAAAGGCTAAGCGTCCTTTTCAAATCCGTTAGATGTGAGATATAAGGCTAAAACACGTAGGGGAGTAAATAACTGAAACCCGAATGAAGTAAGCCCTAAAGGTAACATCGACCAGATTCGACTATTCCCTGGAACGATTTAAAGTTTAAGTCTGCGTGGCGATAGATTTGGGTTACTTCTTCACCGTGTAATCGGGGAACTGCCCTATTGGTATGGGCTATCCTAAGTCGCATATTCCCCGCGGATAGAATTTAGCTTCGTGGCGTTATGATTTGAGTTACTTCCCTTGAGAGGAAGAGGTCAAGGTTCGAGTCCTTGCTGGCCAACCAATAACGAATAGACTTGGCCGGTGGTGTAATGGTAGCACGCTAAAAACACTTGAATCGCTTGTTCCCGAAGCTAATTTTTTAAAACTCCTGAGAGGGATAGAATGCCTAGTACAGCAATGCAGGAAGAAAAGAAAGCAGCTTTTGCAGTAAAAAAGTTTAAACCGCTACACGATCGTCTTACCGTTCGACGACATGAAGCCAAAACAAAGACAGATAGTGGGTTGTTTATTCCTGATGCAGCTCAAGATAAGCCACTAAAGGGAACAGTATTAGCTGTAGGACGAGGAAAGAAGAACGAACATGGAGAATTGTTTCCACTTGATATTCAGGTCGGTGAGACAGTTCTTTTCGGACCGTATTCAGGTGTAGATATTGAAGTCGATGGCGAAAAGCTATTAATGATGCGTGAAGAAGAGGTTTTAGGTATTTACGAGTAACTAACTGCCGTGGCGTAGAGTAGCATTACTTCGAGGCTAATAACCTCATACCATGTGGGTCGTTGCGGACTTTAAAACGCTACGTTGCTCGAGTGTTCCCGGTAGATTAAATTTCCGAGTCAACTAGACTCTGGCGGAGGCAACAAATGCGTACAAACACAGCCGTACTATCCAACCCAATTTTTACACACGAAGGAGCAAAGGCGGTTCAGATTTCGCCTGAACTTCAGCTTCGTCGTTTAACTCTTGCAACGATGTTATTTGAAGATCAGTTTTATGTTGATGGTAAGACGATCTCTGAGCAAGTTCTCGAAGCGGCAAAGCATGTTGATTCCAACAAAGTTGCACAGTTGGCAATCGAATGTCGCGAACAACAGAAGCTTCGTCACATGCCTCTTTTCCTTGTCCGTTCGTTGGCAAAGAGAAAAGATGTTGATGGTAGTCTCGTTGCTGACACACTTGCACGTGTAATTCAACGTGCTGATGAACTTGCAGAGTTCCTTGCACTCTACTGGGCAGATCAACCGGGAAAGAAAACACTTTCTGCTCAAGTGAAAAAAGGTCTTGCAAAGGCTTTCAATAAGTTTTCTGCCTATGACTTGGCGAAGTACAACCAAGACAATGCAGTAAAGCTTCGTGATGTTTTGTTCCTGTCGCACGCAAAGCCGAAAGACGAAGAGCAAGAAGCAGTTTGGAAACAGTTAGTTAATGGAACTCTCCCGCCTGCTTCGACTTGGGAAGTAGCCTTGTCGGCAGGAGAGGAAAAGAAGACAGAGGAACAGAAGAAAGCAGTATGGGAATCAAAGCTCGCAGAAAATCAGCTGGGCGCTTTGGCTCTCCTTCGCAACTTGCGTAACATGCAAGAAGCAGGAGTCGACATTTCCAATATTCGTAAGGCGTTGCTAAACATCAAGACCGAACGCGTACTTCCGTTCCGCTTCATCGCCGCTGCTCGTTATGCTCCGAAACTTGAGCAAGAACTTGAAGCAGGTATGATGAAGTGTCTCAAGGAGCAGGAAAAGCTTACAGGTAAGACTATTCTATTAATAGACGTATCCGGTTCAATGGAAGCGCAAATCTCAGGAAAGTCTGAGATCACTAGAATGGATGCTGCCTGTGGAGTGGCAATGCTAGCGCGTGAAATTTGTTCTGATTGTGTTGTCTACACATTCAGCTCTCAATGCGTGCTAGTACCTGCTCGTAGAGGATTTGCTCTACGTGATGCGATCGTAAACAGCTTGCCCCACGGTTCAACTTATCTTGAACGAGCTTTACAGCACATTAATTCAAGAGAAGGCTATGATCGTATCATTGTGTTCACTGATGAACAAGCCCACGATGGGATTGCTTCACCCAAAGGTAAAGGGTATGTAATTAACGTTGCTTCTAACAAGAACGGCCTTGGTTACAGAGAGTGGACACACATTGACGGATGGAGTGAAGCTTGCATCAATTTCATTCGTGAACTAGAGAAGATTCAATAACAAGTTCGGGTGTGAGATAGCTAAATGCAAGGCTAGCTGGGAAGCCATAAAAATTGTGGGAGGAACGGTTGCATTCTCCCACAATACCCGCCCAAGCCGATCAAGAAATTGATCGACTCACACCTGAGTATTTTTATGGAGGGGAATATATGATAATAGATTGGGTTCCTCTTTACCCTGCATGGAAAGCACAAGCTGGCGGTTCCGTAAGTGATGGAGTACCGCAAGAATATGCAATGGAACCTGTACTAGATTACGCAGTGTTCAGCGTATCTGGTAGCGTTACGCCCGGGAAATATGCTGGAGCAGAGTGGTATCTGGCTCGGCCAATTCCTACTGGTAGTCATGCAGTTTGCCACAGCTTCGAAATGGAATTAAGTGCGTCGAGTTTAACGGACGCGCAGGCTGAAGAGAGTGATTTAATTCTCACAGGCGCAAAAGAAACTGACGGTTCTGCATATAAGTATAATCGAAGCTTTCAGATTAACGCCGCTGCGTTAACTCTACAGATTGCTAAAGCTGATGGAAGTTGGGTAAACTTCGCTTCTATCGCAAGCAAGCTAATGCCGAATATCGCCCACAAAATCCAAATTTTTCATACATTTGATTTTGTTAAGAAGATTAGTTCTACAACGGCAGTAGCAATAGATGCTGATCTTTATCTTGTACCTGTTAGTTTACAGAATGTACCAGCAGTTAAATCCAACTGGACCGATTATAATCAAGTAATCGTACAAATGCAGTTAGACTTAACACAGAAGGCAGGAGCCTTTTCTGAGACTGTTGGCAAGATGAAGTTAATGTGGACATAAAGTTATGTGTAGTGGCATCGAGAGACGGGATGTCTGTCCACGGGAGGATGAGACGGGAGTTAGCTGTGGCCCGTGTTACCAATAAAGTAATACGAAGAAGTTCTCATCAGAAGGAAACTATTCGGAGCACCTAGGACCGGATACGTTTGAAGCCTACACATAAAATTTTTTAAAAGAAATGCTTGACATTAATTAGCCTATTATTATAGGCTTTAATAGCTAATCAAAGGGAGACCGTTATGGTCATATCGCGATATTTACGTGAACGCGGTTTTAGACCAACCCCATCGTCTCCGAGCTGTCAGGTGATTGACGGGAATAACGCTCATACACAGACGGCGTGGCTTACAAGCCAAAAAACAAAAGAGCTGTAGAACTACTCAAAACACAATTTCAAGTTGTAAAGATTTTTAGGGGCTATCTACTAACGGTCAGGTAAAAGCTCTTTCACAGCTTAAATACGGGTTCGATTCCCGTTAGCCCCACCAGTTTATGCCGACAATTAATGTACTTGGACACAAAGCAGAGATAACAACAGAGCGAGTTTGCACAAGAAGCGGTGATGATCATATCATTCTTAGGAATGAGGCGCGTGTGGCAAGACAAAATGCTGGATTTGATGTAGATTCAAGTTTTGTTTTATGTATGCGCTGCGGACAAGCTATAGCATTGGAAGTATGATAAAAATAGAAGAGTACATTTTGTTGTCAAGAGAGCAAAGACGCTCTCATTTAAAATTGCACGATCCCTGCATTGAACGCGGGGGATTTTCAGTTGAGTTTAAAGGCATGTTAGCTGACTACTTAAACACTTCTATCCCAAAGGGATATAAAATTTACTTATGTCACGCGTGTCACAATGAAAAATGTAGTAACAAAGTTCATCTATACTGGGGAACACCGACAGATAATCGTGTTGATGCTGTAGAAAACGGATACACAAATAATTTCGGAGATAAACGCAATACAGCCGATAAAGTTTGGATGTCTTACAACGGCTTAACACGATTAATTTGTCTTTATGACAAAGAACTTTTTGTTACTCTTGGTTGGAAAGAAGGACGTGAAGGTTTTCATCCTAGTTTCATAGTTTCATCTGAACTAAAAGCAAAGATTTCAAATGGACGTAAGCTTTGCGTTGGAAGTAGAAACCAAGCTACGGATACAGTTTGGATGAACAAAGAAGACAAGAATATTAGAATCGAAAAGAATCTTATAGCACTAGCAACAATACAGGGTTGGAAGTTGGGAAAAATTCAACGAATGTATGCCGGAAAGAAGTTAGAGAAAGTTAATAGCCCGATCGTTTAGCGGCCAAGACGTCTGCCTTTGGAGCAGAATAGCGCAGGTTCGAGTCCTGCTCGGGCTACCAAAATTAGAACTGCCATTTAGGAGACGTTAATGTCATCACCGGGATTTAATAACTTCGGATGGTACTACCAAAACACAGGAACTTCGTACATTAATCCTTACGGACTTCCTGTACCGGGAGTTGATAATCCTGTGAATACAAATGTTGAACAGACGAATCCAGCACCGCCGCAGGGCGGTATAAATAACAACGTAGTAGATTTTGTTTAGTAAATTGGCCACTGGCGCAACCGGCGAACGCAGCGCGCTCTGAACGCGAAGATTCCAGGTTCGAATCCTGGGTGGCCAGCCAAAGTTTGTGACGCCCTCAGGGGCTTGAAGTATTTATGATTAATATAGAAGAATATATTCTACGTCCAAAGAAAGAAAGGCAATCTCATTTAAAACTTGACTCACCTTGCGTAGAAAGAGGAGGAAATCCAAAGGAAGGCAGTTCAGGTGAATGTAGAGGTCTACTAGCATATATAGTTGATACTACAATCCCTTTTGAAGTAAAAATTCATTGCTGTCATGCCTGTCACAATGAGAAGTGCAGTAATCCTTATCATCTGTATTGGGGTACTGCAGCAGAAAATACTGCAGATGCTATAGCAAATGGAAAGAAAAATATTTGGTTATATACAATAGCTAAATATGGCGAAGAAAAAGCAATGCAGTTGAGAAAGTGTAGAATTACTAGTGTTAAAGCGCGTCAAGAGGCTTCGTTACGTACTAAAAGGCTTCATACTGAAGGCGTTTATAATAAGATTCATGCTCGTTTACGGTTAAGAACGAAGATTGAATGGCCTGAGATTAACGAGCTTGTAACAATGGTTAAGAATTCTTCCTACACATATGTAGGAGAAAAGTTGGGCGTTAGTGCCGTTGCAGTAGGAAATCGTCTTTATAAATTTGGGTATAAACTAATTTGGTGTAGTAAGTGCCGAAAGTTCAACGATGAGAAAGAGACGCATTCTCATCAAGCCGTTCAGGCGGCGGTGTTGTAATTCTTTGACAACTGAATAGAGTAATATTGGGGTCGTTAGGCAAGCGGTCTAAGCTATACGGCTGTCTACCGTACATTCACGGGTTCGAATCCCGTACGGCCCGCCAATATTCTGAGAGGTGGTAGGTGGCGAGTGGTTGACCAAGAATGTGTCAGTATAAACTATCGGAACGGGACTGCGCAACCCCTAGTCGTTACGAGCATTCTACAACGGACAAGGCTTTGGCGCCTCTCAGAATAAATTTAGGGGATTCGTATAGCGGCCATTACGTCGGTCTCCAAAACCGTTTACCCGAGTTCGAGTCTCGGATCCCCTGCCATTTAATTTTGTATCAAACGTTTTTCTCCCAAACAGCATCAAAGAGTACGAAGTGTATAAAACTGAACAGATTTCTGGCTTAGGTTTATATTACGATCAAGCGAGGTGACAACTATGGGCTTAATCTTGCTAATCGTTTTAATCTTACTGCTCGTTGGCGCTTTCCCATCATGGCCTCACAGTCAAAACTGGGGTTACGCTCCATCAGGACTATTAGGAACAATTTTTATTATTGTTCTGATCTTATTCTTGCTTGGACGAATATAAAAGGAGATCAACAATGCAAATTTATCTTTCACTTTTAGTGTGTTTACTTGGTTTGGTAATGTTTTTAATCACAGCCAGACCAACAACACCTCCACCATCAGATCTTAACATGAAATGCAATGTAATTGGCTTGCACATGTTTTGGGTAGGATTGCTTTCATTCTTGCTAAAGTATGCAGCAATGAGTCCTACAAGCTTCTTGCGATAAGTTTTAAGGCGGGGTTGGTTAATAGGATGGTTGATGGGAAGGAAAATAAAATTTTAAGCGGGTATCATACAGCGGCTAGTATGCTTGGTTTCCACCCAAGACACAAGGATTCGAGTTCCTTTACCCGCTCCATTTTCTTTGTCGTGGCGTAGTTAACAGCTACTTCTTGGATAAAAATTGGCCTCGTAAGCCAATTGCGGTTTCGATACCGCTAACTGTTAGCGCTTGTTCCCGACAATAGATATTACACAAAAACGGGGTCTTACCGAATCGCTGAGAACCTAGGACAGCAGTAGGATAGACCCCGGAAGTTTGCGGCTCAATGATTGGGTTATTATTAAGCGCCCGCAGTCGGATTAACTACTGGTAAAAGTGTTGAAGAAGTAATTTAGTTTACTTCTGCCGCACAATTTGCACGGATAGCCAAGACGGTAAGGCGACAGCCTGCAAAGCTGCCAATACACCGGTTCGATTCCGGTTCCGTGCTCCAAATTACACTTCTCGGTTCAAATCCGAGCCGCCCGTTGAGCCTAAGTTACAGAGAACTCAACCTTGCTCATAGCAACTGTCGTGGAGGTAGGCTACCTGTAACGGAGTAGAAACCTTGTAAAGATTTCGCGGTGAGGGTCTTTTATCGCTTTGTCCTCTTTACTTACTACGTAGCCGAGCGATGACAGTAGTAGGACGCGATTAAGTTTATGCCAAGAACAACTTACGACTGCCATATACTAACAGCTAGTTTGGTTGAGTGGACTGAAGCGGAAATGGTCTTCTTCCTTGGTATGGTTACATCAGAATACAGGAAAGTTCCTGATGCTGTATTTTGGGATATCCTGGAAAGATTTAGTAGGGATAGAATCAACGCCAGGATAGTAAGACCTAGTAATACATAAACGTCGGTATAGAACAGTGGCAGTTCAGTAGTTTCGTAAACTACCTACACAGGTTCGATTCCTGTTGCCGGCTCCATTTTCCTAAAGGACGGCTGAGAAGGTAATGTGGTAAGTAAGTCGCTATAGAACAGTGGCAGTTCAATTGCTTGGTAAGCAATCTACTCGGGTTCGATTCCCGATGGCGGCTCCAATTTTAAGTCACCGTGGCTCAGTGGCGACAGCAACAGTTTTGTAAACTGTCAATCGTGGGTTCGAGTCCCACCGGTGGCTCCAAGTTATGATTAATTTAGCAGAGGCAATATCGCGTGAAGTTGCAAAGATAGTTTTTGCAGCAAATCAAGACAATCCTGAAGAGAAAGAAGTTTATAGGGAAGCATGTAGAATTGAATCCCAACTTCTTGCCCTTGCTCAGAAGATAGATTCATTACCTGAATTAAGAAAAAGGACTCTCGTAAAAATTCGCGGAGAAGATTAGTTTAAGTTTTATGGTGACGTTGGCCGAATGGTTTAGGCGCTTGGTATAACAGTGTATGATTGTTCATTGTATATGTGGTAAGGAATGCAAAGACATTCGTGGATTAAATAGGCACAAAACTTACTGTATACAAGTCGGAGGCAAACCCTATCACGAAGTTCTTTCGTTAGAAGCAAAAGAACGCTGGAACAAAGGGCGAGAGAAAGCGGTTCAAGTTAACAAAGAAAATGCTTTACTTAGAACAAAGAATAAACAAAGAGTAAAGTGCCAACGCGCAGAATGTTTTAACTTTGTTGGCCCAAACGGATTATTATATTGTAGTAAAACTTGCGCCGGGATAGTTAATAACATCGGAAGAATAAAAATTCCAAGAAGGCTTTGTACGTTCTGTGGTAAAACAGGCTTAAATGAGTATTGCAGCGGAAAATGTAGGATAGCGCATAAATGGCAGTTAGATAAGGAAAGATGGTTTGCAGGAGAAAATAATCTAACTGAATACTTCGCTCAGAGAGCTTTAATAGAACTTCGCGGAAATAGTTGTGAAGAATGTGGCTGGATGCGAATTCATCCTACTACGGGAAATATCCCAACAGAGTTTCACCATGTAGATGGTGATAGAACAAATAATAGACGAAGTAATGTAAAAATACTTTGTCCGAGTTGTCATTCTTTAACACCAAACTTTGGATCTCTTAACGGATTATTAGAAAGAAGAGAAATCAAGCTACGGCGGCAGAAGCCAAACGATGCGGCAGATGCCTGTGGAGCATCTTTTAGTGGGTCTGACTCCCATCTGCCGCCCCATAAAATTAATTAGTAAGTTTCACGGTCGCTCCGTGGATGAATACCGCCTGTTGTTTGGAACTCTCCTAGGCAAAACGTTTCGGACGCGAGCGGTATCTGGGGGGTTAGTGCTAGCGGGAACACACTTGGCCTGCAACCAAGTATCAGGAGTTCGACTCTCCTACCCTCCACCAATTTTTAAGTATCAGAGAAGATGTACACTAGCAAAGCACCGCGGATTGCATTTAGGTGTAGCAAGTTCTCTATTGCTGAGTCCGAAGGATCGTGGAGAGGCCGATCAAGGTGATAGATGCGCTTCGCGCTTAGGTTAAGTAGAGAAACAGATTGATGATAATCTTCTTTACTGTCACTAATGACAGCCTTCTTCTCTGAATTCTTTTACGGGCCTTTGGCGGAATCCGGCAGACGCAACGAGTTTAAGCCTCGTTTCCTTCGGGAGTATCGGTTCAACTCCGATAGGGCCTACCAATTTTCATTGCTTGATTTTTGAATCAACTACAAATTATAATTTGCCATATGATTCGAATTGAGGACTATATCTTGCTTCCGTTAGAACAACGGAAAAAGCATTTAAGATTAGATGAACAATGCGTAGAACGTGGAGGGAATTCTGCATTAGTTTCATATGCAATGCGAGGAACGTTATCTTATATACTAAACACTTCTCTTCCGTATAAGATTAACGTAGAAGCATGTCATGCATGTAACAATGGAAAGTGTAGTAATCCTTTTCATTTGTATTGGGGAACAAGAAAAGAAAATACTGCTGATTACATTTGCAGTAGTAATTATAAATCTTTATGGCAAAAGATGGTCGAAAAACACGGTTTAGAAAAAGCAAAGGAAATACAAGCTTCTAGTGGTAGAAAAAACATTTCTAGTATTAATCAACAAAGATTAAATAACAAAGAAGAGCAAAACAAAGTACGTGCTAAAGAAGCATTAACTGATGCAAGGAAAATTGCAGAGAGGAACTCGCAGTTTGGAACTTGCTGGATACGAAAAGAAGGAAAAGAGATTAAAATTAAACAAAACAAAATACTTCTTTTCATATCAGAAGGATGGGAAAAAGGAAGAACTACTAAACTTTTTGTCCGCACGTAGCTAACTTGGCAAAGCGGTTGCCTCAAAAGCAGCATCAATTGGGGGTTCGAATCCCTCCGCGCCTACCAGTTTCAAGGAGAACAACATGGAAAATAAAGTGTTGTTGTTTAGTGTAACAAAGAACGATTTTGAAATTCAAACGTTCTGCACAGGTGGTAAGGGCGGACAACGCAGGAACGCTAAACAAAATGGAGTTAGATTGATTCATCTAGCTTCTGGAGCACGAGCCGAGCACCGCGATGGTCGTGACCAACATCTTTAATCGCAAAGAGGCTTTCTTAAAGCTAATCGAAACACCGACATTTAAAGCTTGGCACAAAGCAGAAGTAGCTAGAAACATTTGGAAGGTAAACAGGTAATTGGTATAAATGAGGTAGGGGGACCAAAATAATGAAAACTTGAAAAAACATCTACAGAATAACAGATAAAACTTAAAAATACAATCAAGATTGCAGTACGCGCCGGAGCACCTAGGACGGCGAACGATAAGATAGGACCTGTTTTTATTCAGTATTCCGACTCAAGCACCTAGGATGAGAGTTATATTCCAGTACCATTGCATTTGCAGATGCAGGGAGTATAACAACAAAAATCTTATCATATATGATATAGATGAAACTATTGACACTGTTTAGAAATGTTAAAGATAAACAGAGGAAATGCAAAATGTAAACTAAAAGGAAGAAGCGCACAGGCGGGCACAGTCCAGCCTGTGCGTTATAGTTTTCGGAGGGTTGGCAGAGTCCGGCTTATCGCGCTTCTTTGCTAAAGAAGTGAACTATAAACGTTCCACAGGTTCAAATCCTGTACCCTCCGCCATAATCTTATGCCTAGTTTGAATGAACTACGCAAGCAGCAAGAACGTTTCTTTGAGCTAATGATCAACTTTTCTATTCGTGCCGTTGAAGAAGGAAAAATTCGTCAGGCTGCATTCTTAAAGAACTACATTATGAGACGCGCACAAATTAAAAAGTTAACGTTTAGTACACGATATTAGGAGGGCGTGGCGCACGGTCCAGCCACCAGTTTTGAAAACTGGCGAATGTCAGAGCACCTGGCATAACGGAGTTCAACTCTCCGGCCCTCCTCCAATTTCTTATGATTAAAATAGAAGAGTATATCTTAAAGACAAAAGTAGATCGTCAGGCACATCTTGAACTTTCTAGTCTGTGTGAAGAAAGAGGATGTAACTCAACGGAGTGTAAAGGATTACTCGCATACATTCTTGATACAACAGTTCCCAGTAAACATACAATTTATCTTTGCCATGCTTGTAATAATGACAAATGTAGTAATCCTTTTCACTTATACTGGGGCACGCCTACCGAAAATTTTTACGACGCAAAACAAGCCGGGAGCCAGCATAATATTTGGGAAAAATCAATAGCGAAACATGGAGAAGAAAAAGCACGAACGTTAGCAAGACAAAATGCTTTGATAAACATTCAAAAAGCAAGTCAAGTTATTTTTGGAAAGATTTGGATTACAAATGGAATAAGTGAAAAACTTATTTTAAAAGAAGAAATTAACAACTATCCTGATTGGCAGCGCGGAAGGGCTAGTTGCACGAACGCGTTGATCTCATCAGCTGTTAAAGAATTACACGCGCAAGGAAAATACAAACGCGATAGAAATACTCAAGTTTAGAGGTGAGATGGCTGAATGGTAAAAGCACCTGTCTGGAAAGCAGGAGTACCCGCAAGGGACGCGCGAGTTCGACTCTCGCTCTCACCGCCAGAGGGTAGTGCTCATGGTGGGCAACTTGGCTCGAACCCAGGACCTGCGCTGCTATTGCAGACAGACGGTTCAATTCCGTTACCCTCTTCCAGATTATGACTACAGTATACAAAGTAGAAATACTCATTGTTAATCATGATAAGCTTTCGCCAGAAGAAATAGAAAGCGTAATAGAAAACACTCACTACCCAAACCGTTGTATTATGCCGAAAGTAATGAAAACGGAAGTTTGTGAAGTTGAGTGGACAGATGAACATCCTCTGAATAAGTATACTACGATGATACAAGCTTACGAAGAACTTTTTAAGTAGTTTCGCATTGGTGTGTGAGCGGCAAAACAGACTGGCTGTAACCCAGTTGCCCATAGTGGCTACGTTGGTTCGAGTCCAACCCAATGCACCATATTCGGTAAGGCTGTGTTGTACAGGGAGATCCTGCACACGCTTTTCTTCTTTTGAGAGAGGGTTTGTTGCGCATGAATCACCTTACCGAACAAATTTGCGCAGATGAAGGGAACAGGCATACCTAACTGGTTGAGAATCAGTTGTTTGGGAGTTCAAATCTCCCTCTGCGCACCAATTTATGCTTGGTAGACACGTTAAATTAATTTATAATGCCTGCATGATTAGAATAGAAGAATATATTCTACTATCCCAAGCCGAGAGACAACGTCATTTAAAACTTAATGAACCTTGTGTTTATCGTGGCGGTGAGGGATGGGTTTCTGTTTATTCAAAAGGCTTACTAGCTTATATTTTGGATACATCAATTCCAAGAGGAAACAAAATTCAACTTTGTCACGCTTGCCATAATGGAGAATGTAGCAATCCATTTCACGTGTACTGGGGTACGCCTAGAGAAAACAGAATGGATGCTATATCTAGCGGACGAAATAACAAAACAGTTTGGCAGTACACAGTTGCAAAGTATGGCGAAGAAGCTTCACGAATAAGACAAGCTCACAGAGGAAACACGAATGGTTGTGGTAATAAAGGAAAGCCAAAACCTGAAGAACAGTGTCTAAAAATATCAGATTCTATTAAACTCCTACATAAACAAGGAGTTTATAGTAAAGAGGCCCTAGTGGTCAAATCGGAAAAGGCGTCTGGCTTAGACCCAGAAGATTTTGTGGGTTCGAATCCCACCTAGGGCACCAAATTTTATGAACACAGAACAATGTCAGTTACTACTCGACGTAAGAGATCTATTACCGGGATGGGGATGTTGTAAGTGTCGAACATACAACGGACTTCAACGTCCATTTTGTAAACGCTGTGGACACGACTGTTGCAATCCAAACAAGCCGCTTCCCGAGAAATACGGGATGTGCAACGAATGTGGTGTACCGAAAGGTATTGCTCACATAGGACATGTAGTCAAAGAAGTTATAGCGAGTTAAATGGACACTTAACATTGAAGGTCAATGTGCTTGCCTGAAGAGCTAGAAAATCCGGTTCGATTCCGGGAGTGTCCACCATTTTTTACTACTATGGAAAAATTAACGTTCTTAGAACGAACAACATCAGATATAACAGCAGCACTGCTCTCAGCTTATTTCTACGATGGCGTAGTAATGTATTTACTTTATTACTTTCTTCTTTCAAAAGTTTTTAGGTCAATTCTTTTTTACATTAAAAACTGGACTGGTGGTAGTTTTAACTAGGAGAATTACTATGGCTGATCTTGATACTTGCTCTCATGATGCCCCGGATCAACAACCCGGATCGCCTTGCATACGGTGTGGTAAAATGCTTCCCGTAAAACACTCAGATGCAACGCCTGCAATTATTGCAGACCTAAAACACAACGAAACACAGTTTACTCCAGAGTTTAAAGAGCCCGAAAAAAAAGAAGAGGAAGTAACAGGAGATTAAAGTTTCGGGGAGTGGCCTAGCGTATATTAGGGTCCGACTGGATGGTGGAGGCGGCTGGTTTATTGGTCGCCCTAATGCAGGTAGTAAGGCGAGAGTACTAACGGATTAAAATCTTGCGAAGTACTTGTTCGTGGGACTACCTGTATTTAAAACAAGTTTGTTGCTATGCACTATACAGTTTATAAAACGACATGTAAAGTGAATAACAAGTTTTACATCGGAGCGCATAAAACAGAAAAGCCTGATGATAGTTACTTAGGATCAGGAGTACTTTTCTGGTACGCAATAAAGAAGCATGGCATAGTAAATTTTAGTAAAGAAGTGCTTGCAGATTTCGACAATGCAGAAGATATGTTTGCGCTCGAGGCTCGACTTGTTGAAGCAGAAAAAGAAAATCCGTTATGTTATAATCTTAACAACGGAGGTATGGGCGGATGGGAGTGGGTAGAGAAACAAAACAAATTTAATAGACTTCTTGGAGGGAAAAGAGCTTACGTAAAATTACGTATCTGGTTAGATAGTAATACAGACGTTCGCAGACAACTTGCATTGAGTGCAAGCTTGCGCGGTCAGAGAAAATGGACGGGGAGTAAACATAAACAAAGCTCGTGTGAATTAATGAGTATGTTAAAACAGGGAAGCAAAAATAACAGATTTGGAACAAACTGGATCTTTAATACAAAAGAGAAAAAGTCAAAAGCTGTTGCAAAAGAAGAAACCGCACTATATCTTACACAGGGTTGGCAATTAGGTAGGAAATTAAAGTTTTAAGACAGTGCGCCGTATATCAAACAATGTGCTATACCGACGGACGCGGGGGGCAGTACCCCGCCATCTCCACCAACTAAACATTCTCGACGCTAATTACGGGGATGAATTAGATTCGACGGAGGTAAGGTAGATTGTTTGCGACGCCGGAAATAGCTGCTCACCGTAACGAGAAGCTAATTGTAAATGCAGACAAAACTGCTCAGATTGCTCCTTTCATGATCCCTCAGGGCGCATGGATGTCGCAAGCTGCTGCTGCTTAGTTCGCTAAGTAGCGGGGTTAGGCCACGTCCCTGTCAACAGAATACGTGGCACAAGTAATTGGTATATATAAATGCTTACCATATGAAGAAAAAGACAAAAGCAAAGCCAAAAAAAGTAAAGCTCGATCAAGTACTTACTGAAATACAAAATTTAAAAATAACTGTTAGAGATCTTCATCTTTCTTTGGCCCCTCATCTTCAGAGACTTTTCTTAGATAGTCAAGCTGCGATGAATGAAGAAGCGAACAAGAAATACGATGCTCTTATCAACGGAATTCGTGAAGGAGAGTTTAACAAATTTGTAGATGATTGCTTAGCAATAGGTAAACAACGAAAAATAAAAGAGAAGAAGTTGAACAAGAAAGAGCATCATTTTGTTACTTGTTACATACAAGGTTTTACAGCAGACGCAGCAGCAGCGAAAGCTGGCTATTCTTTGGAAGAATGTCGACGTGATCTTTCAGCGCTGCCTCATATTGCAAATGCAATAAGAGAACAGTTTAAGAAAAACGAAGCAAAGAAAAACAAAAGTTTAGTTGTATCACGCAGGGATGGAGCATGATTAAGATTGAAGACTATATTTTGCTTACAAAAAGTGAGCGACAATCTCATCTCAAACTAAATGAGTTCTGCGTTGAACGTGGATGTAATTCCGAGCAATGCAGAGGATTGCTTGCACACATACTTAATACAACTGTTCCAAAAGGTCATAGGATACAAGCTTGTCATGCCTGTCACAATGAGAAATGCAATAATCCGTTTCATTTGTATTGGGGAACACCATCAGAGAACAGGCAAGATGCAATTGCTTGTGGAGCAGTCACAAAAAATTTATGGCAAGCAACTGTTGAAAAACATGGATTAGAAAAAGCTCGTCAGTTACATGGGAGACTAGGAGAACAAAACCCAAACTTCGGGAAAAGATGGATTTACAACGTTAGCGAAAAGAAGACAATGTTAGTTCGGCTAACAGAACTTAATTCGTTTTACGAACTTGGATGGAAACGCGGGAACAAGATTAGTTTGACGCGGGGTGGTAGCGTAGGTCATACGGTAGGCTCATAACCTGCAGACGTTGGTGCAAATCCAACCCCCGCAACCAGTTCTTACGGAGAGTAGTACCGTAGAAAATTCTTAGCCGATAAAGCTATACGGCTTCGAGAAATAAAATGGCACAAGTAAGAGCGAAGTTTAGAGTAACAGGCGTTGAGTTATATGAATCTCCGGAAGGTTCAGGCAACGTTAAACTAACTGCCGGAAATGATAAAGAAGGTGACAACACAGATTGGTCGAAATGGACACCTTCAGGCTCAATACAAATGATGATTACAAATCCGGATGCATTTAAGATTTTTGTGGATGCATTACACGCTAAGAAACGCTTTTACGTCGACTTTAGCTTAGTCGAATAACAACTTTCTGCAACAGATTCATAGCTCGCTATCACTAGTAGGAATGAGGGGAGCACCGCGGACTTCCAATACAATAGTTCTACTAGTGGCTAGTAAAAGGCGGATAACTGTTGCAGAAGTTTTTATGTATAATACGCTTTCAAAAACACGAGTAATATGCAATCATTGCGAAAAAGAATTACCTGAAAGAGGACTTGCTTCACACGTCTGGAGAATGCACGGGGCAGGAATAACATTTAAAGCAGGATCAGCAAAAGGAAACATTCCTTGGAATAAAGGATTAACGAAACAAGATCCTCGAGTAGCATTAAGCGCGGCACGTTGCAGTAATAAATTACGCGGCAGGCAAGGAAGAGTTCAAACAAAAGAAACTAAACAACTACTATCAGAAAAAATGAAAGTGGCTCATGCCGAAGGTCGTGCACATAACATTGGATTTTGTCAATGGAATAACGAACCATCTTATCCTGAACAATTTTTCATGAAAGTTATAGAAAACGAATTTACAGATAAATATTATGATTTTAACTTACAGACCGGAGTTTTTAAAATTGACTTCGCCTGGAAGAATAAAATGCTTGCAATTGAAATTGATGGCCAGCAACACGAAGACATTGAAGTTAAAGAAAGAGATCAGAGAAAAGATACTTACTTAATTAGCAAAGGTTGGAAAGTTTTGCGTATTAAGTGGAAAGAAATGTTTAACGATCCGCAACAATGGATCGCAGTAGCAAAAAACTTTGTGGGATAGCTCAGTCCGGTAAGAGCGGCACCCTGTTAAGGTGACGGTCGGGGGTTCGAATCCCTCTCCCACAGCCAAAATTTAGAGGCTCGTTAGAACAGTGGTAGTTCAGTTGTCTCATAAGCAACCTACGACAGTTCGATTCTGTCACGAGCCACCAAAACTTTATGTGCGGATCACCGGGGTGCCACGTGTGCGGAATTGCAAAACTAACGCCTGAGCAAGAGAACTACTACAATACGCGCAGAACAACGCGACATCGTTTAGACTTACGTGGAGTCGAACTCCACTTAGTGGAAAAATATCCTGATCTAATTCTAGAGATAGAAGATGGATTACAAAAATTGTGGGCTGATTGGCAAGATCAACCTGACGAGATTATAGTAGATAACGTTGAGCTTCTTATGAAGTTACTTAACAAAGAAGAGAAAGAAGCTTACTACAATCCGAAATGGCATTCATACGTTTACTGGTACCGAACAAAGTACTCGATGAATCCTAAATGTGATTTGCGAATACCAATTTTTGAGAATATCTAAAATGGGAATAAATTTACTTGGTAGTAGTGCAGGCAAAACTGATCCACCGAATCCTAATCCTGAACTCTTTTCTATAATCAACATTAAAGAGATCAAGAGCTTATCCTGTATATGTGTGGTACAGGCAAGATATTTAGGCTGTACTCCTTACGATGGCAGGAAGATTTTAGTTTATCGTTCTACGAAAGAGCGTATTAAAGACAGAATTAAACTTGATCCGCACTTCTTGGAAAAAGATTTTAGTCCGATTGCAAGATTTCCTTTTACAACAGAAGGTTTGCATGACGCAGAAGTTTACGCAAATTTGAAAAGTTTTGAAAGTTAATGGTGGACAGCACTGGATGTGCGGCGGTGCCTTATACTCACCGGAGAGCTCCAGATTAGAGCGACGGCGCGGGTTCGATTCCCCGGTCCACTACCATTTTAGCTTAAACATAAAGGTATAAAAGCCTTGGGGGATGTTTAAGTTCAAAGTCTAGGTGCGGTGAGCACCTAGATGCACCCGTAGTTTAGCGGCTAAAACGCTGCCCTTACAAGACAGTTATCGGAGGTTCGAGTCCTTCCGGGTGCACCAATTTTAGGAGAATAAATGAAAAAACCAACAGCAGTACGTGAAGGCTCATCAGGCACTGGTCACATGCTGAAACAACTTTGTGGCTTCTGCGGGAATAGATTTCGTTCAAAAAAACAAAGAACCAAACATGCGAAGTTCTGCACAAAGTAAGTTTTTTTAGGCGTATAGCTCAGGGGCAGAGCAGACGGGCCGATTACCGTCCTACGGGAGTTCGATTCTCTCTACGCCTACCAATTTCAGGAGTACAAATGAAGGCTTGTACCTAGGTGTACAAGAAGGAATGCGCGCTGCTACAAGTTGGGAACAGGGACAAGAGAATGAAAAACAAAGGAGAACAATGGCTGATAAACTGAACGATGCTTTTAACAAGCTATTAAACGATAACAAGAGCGCAACACAATTTCAAATCTTCCAGGCTGGTTATACTGGAGGCGCAGTTAGTATGAGGGAACGAGCAATGAAAGCTATTTCTGGTATAACGTGTAATGACTTGAACGCACTTAATACAATTAAAAACGCTATCGGTCAACTTTCAGATATACCTCAATAGGAGAAGAAATGGCACGTATAAGTAATGTTAAAATTCTCAAATCGGAAAACATCGTAGGCGACAGGAAACGTATTCTTGTTGAATTTGAAACTGCAGGTGAAGTAACAGCAGAATTCTTGGAGAAATTCTTCCACGAAGTCTATGCTTTCAAGGAGCCTGTAGTTCACAAAATGGATCCGAAAGCGGAAGTAAAAAGATTCGAAGAGCCTGAACCTAAAAAGGCTTAGATTTTCAACAGCGTACGACAGTGATGCCAGAGTTGGCTTCAACAGCCCTATCACTAAGTGTTGATCTGAAATGGAAGGGAGGATAGCACGTTGTAATAGAAAAACACTTTTAATGCAAAAACAACAAGAATTTTAGTTAATTTTAAAAAGGGGACCGCTAGCTCAATAGGCTGAGAGCAACCGCCTCTTAAGCGGAAGGTTCCGGGTTCAATTCCCGGGCGGTCCACCAACTTCTTAGGAGCCATATGTATTGCAAAAAATGCTTAATAGGACGCTCAACTGATGTTCTCGGGGAAAAATGTCAGACTGTTGGATGTAGTGGAATAATAGAAGAAGAACCTACGTACTTAAGCTTGGTTGATACGCTATCTGAGCCTATAACGTGCGGACGTAGAATGCAGGGAATCGGTTCTTGGGAACACACAAAAGGATTGGATAGATGGCATAAGTTTAAATTAAATGGAAATCGTGTGTGTAGTTTTTGCGGTTCGTTACATCCTGACGATCTATTTGCTTTAATTAACAGATGTATAAGTGCAGATCCTGATGCTTCCTATCAATCTGTGGTTGAAATTGAACCGAGCGATAAGAAGTATAAAGTTTATGTTCGCCAACCAGGAGTTAGGAATGCGATGGAAGGTGGAATAAAGTTTTACATGCAACATCTACCGCGTGATAAGAATGGAAAACTTACGATTACAAAAGAGCAAGACGAGGCTTATGCTTACGCCATAAGATTGAGTGCAATGCGATTTGAACAATATATGAAGACAGTATATATTTAGAAAGGAGAATAAATGAAACGTTTTGTAGCTGTAGAAATACTTAACACATCTTAGATGGGGGCGAAGCTCATAAGGATTGCAGCTACCGCCTTTTAAGCGGAAGGTAGTGGGTTCGAATCCCACGGCCCCCACCAAATTTATGATAAACGAAAAACAAAAACTCGTTGATCTGTGTTTCGAATTTGCAATTAAAGCAGCAGCACATATGCACGGAAAGACAAATGAAGAAATCGCGGCATGGGTAAGCTCTAACTTAAAAGAATGCGGTTTCCCCACTTATGCCGTAGGATCGAGTTGGGGAGTGTTGAATGAAAAGGTCTAATCACCACTTTCGCTTTCTTATTTTAATTGCAATTTTAATGATCGTAAGAATAACGTTCGAAATAATTCATATTCATCAACTGCGTAAAATAACGCAACAATATGATAAACAAACGCAACAATATGAGAGGATGTTGAAATGAGAAAGCTATTTTTAGATGATAGTAGACTTCCACCTGATTTTACTTGGGACGTGGTTCGATCATACGAAGAATTTATTGCCTACATCGAGCTTCACGGCGTACCGGACGTAATCAGTTTCGACCACGATCTTGGAACCGAACACTACCAACACTATTGCGATGTTGTTGCATATGCAGAGATTGATAAAAAACTAAATGAAGTTAAAATTCCTTACGAAATTTTTCAGGAGAAAACGGGATACGATTGTGCTAAGTGGTTAATTGAACAAGGACAACTTCCGAAAAACTACTTAGTTCACTCAATGAATCCCGTAGGCAAAATGAATATAACTTTTGTAATGGATGCTGCTTACAAACGCTATGTGGGGCCATCTGCTAACGGTTAGGCGACGGGTTTCTCAATCCCGGGATGCGGGTTCAACTCCCGCTGGCCCTACCAAATTACAGGTAATTATATAAGATCGGGGCTATCATCCAATAGGACAGGACATGGCCTTCTAAGCCGTGAACGTCGGTTCGAATCCGGCTAGCTCCTCCATTTTACCGAGTTTAGATAAAATCCAATGATTAAAAAACACATACCCGCTCCTTTAACTGAAGTAGAAATTAAAGAAAAACTTGCATCAACAGCCGCATCTGTTATACTCCCAAAGGGAGCAGATCTAAACAATATTGGAACTGTTAAGATCGAAGAAGTAGAAAAAGGAAATGTCCACGCCTCATTTGTTAAAATTGGATCGGTAGGCTATCGTCCTGATACAATCGGAATTGATAGTGCAGGAAAGGAACATACATTCCATGGTGGACAGTGGGTTGAACTTAACTGGTCCGTACCTGGAATCGGTTTTGGACAAATTACTTTCCATACAAGAAGTGATGGCAAAGTAGAAATTGATGCTGAACGCATGGGCAAAGATTTTGTGAAAGCTATCCTATGCGATCTTGTGGATTGTGCAGACAAAATACAATGACGCAGAGAGAACAGTTTGAAGAGCGTGCGGTTCTTAACGGATGGGTCCATCCGTTACAGGGACTTCAGCGCACGGAACATGGCAGCTATCTTGACAACTATCTTGAGGAGCGCTGGGAAGCTTGGAAAGAAGCTCAGCATTACTCAACACAAGCCGTAGTACAAGAGTTTTGCAAAACATTTAAAGGCAAACCACAAAGACTTTTACAGTTTGATATTGCCGACATCGAATGCGCGGGATGCGCTCATTGTAAAGAAGAACGCGAAAAAAGTTTTCAGGCTGCAAATAAAGAAAAGCTGGCATCGTCCAATTGAAGAGGACAATTACCTCCTAAGTAATAGATCTCGGTTTGAATCCGAGTGCTAGCACCAAAACTTATGCTAATATACATTGTTCTTGACTCAGAAAAACGTCTTACATTTGACCAGGTTAAAGAAGAGCTTAACATGACTGATCTAAGCGGATTAATCGCCGTCTACGACAGTGTAGCAGACTGCGTAACGTTAGATCACCAGCAGGCAATTGATTGGAAGGTAGGCGCACGCGGCAAATTTACAAATAATAAATGAACCCCATTTTGAAGTAACAGCTCTACGAATGCGGTGTTCAAACTGTAAAACGTTTCAGATCATCGCCTATCCTTGGATTAAACATTGTCCTGGATGCGGTATAGCTTTTGAATGCGATACTAACAAGGGATTCCCAATACTTGTTGCATCGAATGGTAATTTAGTTACAGTTGATAACTACAAAGAGACAATGCCAAACTTATTAAAGTAAACGTCCCCGTAGTCCAATTGAACAAGGCGCTGGTCTACGAAACCGGAAATCTGGGTTTGAATCCCAGCGGGGACACCACTTATGAAATATGCACTTACACTCCTACTTATCACTCTATTCAGTTGCGGCACGACTCCTCAGTATCAATCTAAATACAGACACGCCGTACTGATACAATGGCATCAAGATCTCTGCGCTCACTGTTATACAACTATCTATAGAAGCACAGTTGAACATCATTCATGCAGAAAATCTTTTCTAGCAAATACAGCTTCAGGAAAACATTGGTACATGGATGAAGATGTAAAAGCAGGGGAGACTTACTACTATAGTCTGAGTTCAACACTAGATATGCAAGAGAGTACGTGCACAGCTGAGATACATGTAACAGTTCCCTTAACAGAACCTAACAAACAACTTCAGCCTCCAGATAACAATACATGGCCCGCAGTAATTGATCCTCGAATTTCAGTAGCATAGGAGCACAGATGTTTTGGAAGACAAAAGTAATTAAAAACAATGATGCACCCGAACCAGATACAACAACGCTTTCAGAGAAAGCCTTATCAGCAAAAAAATATGTTTTATCTATCTGGCCGACAGCGACGTGTTCTGGCGGTCCCGTTAAAGCATTCTGGCCTGGACAAGGCGAACGACTTGTTTACATGGTAATACGTGCTAGCTACTGGTCAGGAATTGATGGAGAAGGTAAGAGTGCTAGTGAGGCGTGGATAGATGCTGCCACGAGACTTCATCTTAGTCAACTGCGTGCTGATCTAGCGAAGTCTAAACTTAGAGTTGAAACACTTGAAGCCGAATTATTAAAACATGATGTTTGTCCTACGTGTTTCTTAAAGTTTTCAGGTCCGCACTGCCACTCAACAGGAGCGAAAATTGACGAAAACAAAGAAAAAAGAAGTTCCCAAATTTAAGATTGGTCAGGTAGTAAGAATAAACACAGATTTTTACAAAACAAAGGAACGCAGAGGACAACAATATCAACGTATAACATCTATCAGACGATGGGGTTAATATTCCTATTCCTGATCGAAGACGCAGAAGAACTGATCCCGATCCGTGGCGCCCTATATGGATGAAGAGCGACCAAAGAACGATATCACATCCAACACGTACAAGAACTTCTTCAGGACCGCACACATCCGGAATATCAGGGCAATCAGTTTGATAGTACAGCAGTACACACAACTACGTTTACAAATGCAGTATCTTCATCATCCGCTGGGTGCACATTTAACTCCGGCGAATTTATGAAGAGTTGTGTTGAGGATGTCTCAGACGTAGGAATAACGGTACCGGGCGCCGAAAGCAATCAACAATTCGTCTGGGGTGAAAACTTCGCCACCGAATCCCAAAGCCATGTACTTGTATTCCACTTAGTGGGACAGGTAAAGGGCAAACACGTCTCACGTCCTGTAACGGTCGAAACGAAACAGACATGCATTTCATGCGGGCGGCAAAATAAAAGTAACACTAAGTTTTGTGCTGAGTGTGGAACTTCGCTTAGAATTTTCGCATAAGAGTACTATCTAGGTGTTTGCTGCGGAATAGAGATGTGGGTTGGGTACAGCGTGTTGCTTTACAACCAACTACTACGATTAACCACTACGATGTCGCTTCGCTCCGTCGGTTGCAGAAGTCGCAACCGACTTTCTTTTTGTATTTCTTCTGTGTAGAGCGTAGCAGAGCGTAACATGTAGGGTTTGTGTGAACGTTCATTTCAAAGCAGTAGTTATCCCGATCAGTTTGTAAGCGATCAGTACGGGTAAAGTGCTCGCCCTTGCAAGTATTCCTTGTTAGTAATTCACCATCTCAATACAAGATAGTTGAGTCAGTTAGCGGGACACCGCATCACCGTTGCTCAATCTAGTACAACCAAGTATTACCGGCATGTTAAAATATTTGCGGGTATTATCAAGTGATAACGAGAAGTGTGGGACTAAACCAGCTTTCTGGAAACCCGGGGTTCGGAATACTCTCATACAAGAACTACCTTTTTAATTTGCTCTACAACCATCTTTAGATTGTTAGAGACTTCATCATTAGTAAATCGTAATACTTTATATTCGTTACGCCGAAATATTTCATCGCGCTCACGATCGGCTACAAGTTGCTTTCGTGCAGTATGATAGCCTCCGTCAATTTCAACTATAATTTTCTTTGTCGGAAGCCAAAAATCAGGAATAAAACCAAAGACAACTTGTTGAGGAACAAACCCGAGAGCAGTGAGTTCAGGTAAAATTAGTTTTTCTTCCGTTGTCATTCTACGGAAAAGCATTTTGGCAAATTCATGTTTATCAATGTAATGATTTTCAGATTGCTTAATACGAATCTGTAAATTCATTAAACGATAATCGCCTAACTGTGTAGGTCTTTTTTGTTTTATCTTTTTCTTTTTCTTTGGTTTTCTTAACAATGCGTTAGCAGATTTATTAACGCATTGTTGTTGAGGTGTAACTGTGTGAGTAGCATATTGTAATGAAAGTTCTCTGTACTCTGCGCCCGTTTTTTTCCTTTCCATACAGAGCTAAGGAAGCAAAAATGCTTTTCTTTCTAAAGTTTTAAGTGTTCTGTTGAGCTAACTTTGACAGGATTAAGTTTGCTCAGCCGGGTTTATACTAAAGGATTTATTGTAGACTTGTCAAGCGGTTTTTTGACACATACCAAAGCCCGCTGCTTTTTGGAATGTGCTGAGCAAACCAGATGCGAGCGGGCTCTGATATGGATAGAGCGTATGCTTCCTGCATTATTAATCTATATTACAACCGGTAAAAAGTCAAGCGAAAAATTGAGTAATGCTATAAAATCTGGTATAGTAAATTATATGAAGAAGCAAGTTATGCAATCTAAGTCTAACAGAAACTTTTGTGTTTCAAAGATAGAAAATGGTAAGTATGTTATGAGTGTATTAGAGATTATTGTATGGATAAGCATTGCTTTACTTCCTGTAGCCGGAGTTATTGACTACTTCAGAGGTGTTATTTAAAATGGATCCTCTTAAAAATCAAGATGATGTAAACTACGTTGTATCCAAATACCCACTTGCACACTGCAACCCGGAAACATTAGAAACCAATTGGCGTCCAGGATTGATTAGAAAGTATGTTGTTATGCTTTCTCCTCATTCTCGGGAAGCTGCCGGGAATGGTAATTCTCCTGAAGAGGCTTGGGCTAGTGCTGCTATCAACTTAAAAGAAGTAGAAAAGAACAATCCTAATCCACAACCTCCAAAAATCAAGGCTAGGAGCGAACAACCTACTCCTCCACCAAAACCTGTTTCAAAAGAATGGAATTCACAGTTATTCTTTGAAGAATGGGCTTGTTTGAATTGGAATGTATCTAAAGATAGTTTGTGGATGAGACGTGATCCTGAATTCCCGATTCGTTATATCCAAGAGAAACTTCAGGCTGCGTGGGAAGGATGGCAGGCGCGTGATGCTACCGTAAAACCTAGAAAGAGGATTATAAACTAGAAAGTGAAACTATTGGATTAAAAATCCGCGAAAGGAGTAAAAATGAACTTAGATATAATTCGTCAGAAGTTTGAGAAAGCAATTATACAAGAATTGCCTCGTGTAAGATTGATGCGTAGTAGACCAGCCAATCCTGAAGGTCACTATATTGAATCGTGGCTTCAAGAAAGATGGACAGGATATAAGACTGGTTATCAGCAAGCTGAAGCGGATATCAAACAGCAACATATCTATACACCATGTCCGAAGTGTAATGATACAGGTGTAATTGAAACAGGCAACAACGATCTACCTTGTGATTGTAAATCCGGTGATGAAGCTATGTTTAATGTTGGATTTGGTACGGTGAGGGGCGCAGAAATAAAACAAAGGAAGCTATGAAAATTAAAGATTTAACAAATATTGAAGCAGAATTGGGATTTAGAAACTCTAACAACAGCGTATTTCGCTTTTACCAGGCGAACTGTGTTTAATAAGTGAGATGCCAAATGAAAGTAATCTTTCTTGATGTAGACGGTGTACTAATCAATAGAGCTTCCTGTAAAATTGGTTTTGGAGTCGTTGATGTTGTATGTGTTGCAAACCTTAATAAAATTCTCGAACAAACACATGCAGTAGTTGTAGTTTCTAGTTGTTGGCGTATAGGACGAACTGTTAGTGAACTTCGCGCTCTCTTCGGGATATGGGGAGTAAATGCGGATGTTGTTGATAGGACAATTGTAAACTGGCAGTGGATTCGCGGTCAGGAAATTACAGAATGGCTTAAAGAACATATTGATGTGGAAAAGTTTATAATTCTTGACGATGATAAGGATATGGGTAATTTACTGCCCTATCTAATTCAAACGAAGTTCGTAGAAGGATTAACAGCTGCACAAGCAGATGAAGCTATAAGGAGGTTAAATGAATGATTACACGTACGTTTAATGTTTTAGGGCGTTCTCATGTTATCACTTCAGTAGACGAAGAGCAGTTACTTCTCGAAGCAGCAGCTCGAGTACTTGCAGGATACGATGAAGCTACATGGAAAAAACTAAAGAATAGTCGCAAAGCTACATACAGAAGATCAGCTGCAACACTTCTTTACAACTCAACAGATCTCTCTCCGATAATTCAACAATTCCGTGCATATCAAACTGATAACATCAAAGAGCGTCTCAAAGAAAAGCTTGACAAATAATGCGATAATTTATTATTATATCATTATTAATTTATGGAATCGGACACGCTCAACTCGCCTATCTTCTTAGAATGTCTTCGGGAATTGATTCCGATGTTGAGAGGCCAAAACGATGAGCGTCTTGAGAAGAGAATCGGAAAAGAACGTCTTCATGATGCAGCAGATGATACGGCGGGCTTTATATCATCCGGTGTAAAGCGGCAGTTAACTAAAAATGAGCGTCTTGCTCTTACCAGTCAGTTGCTTCGGTGCCTTAATTCCTACATTAAGGGTGTATTAGGATTACCTGTCACGCTAAAGACAGTAGTCGATAGCGTTAGTCTTATACATGAAGCAACTGACAGGTCTTTTCCTGGTTATGCTGAAAGTAAAATGTTACTATATCTGATTCAGCCTACGCAGAATAGTTTAGTAGAAAGGGACGTTTGATGCTTAGTCGAATTGTTGCATTACTATCTCAAAGTTTATGTCCTCATAAGCAATGGCGTCCAGCTGTTAGAAAGAACAAAGATTTTTTACCTGCAAAAGTGAGATTGATTCCGACGCCTGCTAGAGTGTGCGGTAGATGTTTAAAGGTTGAAGTATTGTCTATACAGCAATTTTACGCACAGTTTGGAAGGATGCCATGGTAATTTATAAAATTATAAATAAAGTTAATTGTAAAGTGTATGTTGGACAATCTACGCTTTCAATTAACGAAAGGTGGTTAACTCATCTTTCTGATAAAAACAGCGCAAATTTCCCTCTATACTCCGCTATGCGTAAGTATGGTATTAGTAATTTTTCTATTGAAGAAATATTTCATGCTGAGAATCAACAGCAGTTAAATTTTCTAGAAATTCTTCTCATCGCTGCTCTTAAAAGTCAAGATGAAAAATTTGGATATAATATTCAAGATGGTGGGGCTAGAGGAAAGCACGTACAAGCAACAAAAGACAAGATTTCAGCGTCGAAAAAAGGCTGCATAGGACCGAGAAAAGGTATTCCCCGCACAGAAGAAGTAAAGCATAAAATTTCTATTGCAAACAAAGGGCGAGTCAAATCATCAGAAGAACGTGCTGCAATAGCTATTAGAATGAAAGATGTAAAAATTACATGGGGACATAAAATCTCAGCTTCTCTGCGTGCAAAAGGAATTAAGCCCCCAAATTATGACAAACCAAAGAGCACAGAAGTTAAGAAGAAAATGTCGGAGGGTTGCTTACGCAGATCTACTCCAGCGTATAGATTAACTTTATCACGTTCTAATACATTTAGAAATTTGTTGCGTGAAGGATTTTATGGCTCTTGACATAAGATCTCTCTTTAAAAAATATAAGATTGATTTTAGGGATTCGGGAAAAAACGTGTCAAGAGGCAGTATTGTTATTCAATGTCCTTATTGTGGGAGTTCCGATAAATCAGAACATATGAATATTCGCGAAGAAACGGGACAGTACTATTGCTTTCGCAATCCACGCCATGCAGGTAATATCTTAGCTTTCTTACTACGAGTACTAAAAATTCCGGCAAGTGAGTATGGCAATATTTCGTTTGAAGATGCAGGAAAAGCATACATAGAAGATACACGCGATTACTCAGAGTGGCAGTACTTTACTCCTGCAGAAGATAGCGAAGAGGCACTTACGTATTTGTCATCGCGACTCTTTAGCAACCCAGCAGCAATCGCGAAGCAATTTGATCTGCGCGTTAGTAAGCAAGGGAAATGGGCTGGACGACTCATCATCCCGTTAACGATCGGTTGGACAGGAAGAGCGATGCGTTCTCACATGGAACTGCGCTATAAAGCCTGGACCAATGAAGGAGGATTTTTTCTTTATAAACAGGGTTCGTCGTCGTTAATTATACTTGAAGGAGGACTTGATGGAATAAGAGCAGCTTCTGTTACAACACAGTTCGATGTAATTGGTAAATGTAGGATAGCTTATTCACCGGCACTATTTGCATACATTCGTGAAGCTAATTATTCTTCTATTTATATTGGACCTGATGCAACAGTTGCTCGTTCTATAATACGAGCCGAAAAAAAGCTATTACAAAGTTATTGTCCTTCTACTTATATCGAGCAGATTACAATGTACGAAGATAAGAAAGATTTTTGTGCTACACCTGAAACAGATACTAGAAAAATTCTTAATACACTGGGGAATCATGAATTGTCCGCATTGCAATAACGAAATTTTGCTTAACAAGCTTGTATTAACAGCTCGCGAAAGAGAAGTAGCTGAAATACTTGCAACATCAACAGCGCCTTACATTGAACTATATCCGATACTTGGTATGTCTGGTAGACAACCTCTTCGGAATATTGCCCACTTAATTTACAAAAAACTTGGTATTAACAACAGAGCACAGTTAACAGCACTATGGTTCGACGAAGTAGAAAGAATGAGTGAAGGAGTTACACTTGAGCGACGTGAAACGATTAGAGATCCTGGAACCGTGGCCGGGTCCTTGGGCGAGGTGGGCGGAGTCGTACTGCGTGAGAAACTTGTGGAGAGTCTCTAACGTTGTTGGTGGGTTAGATGACGCTATGAGTGAAGCTGCCCTATGTTATGTTGAAATTCGTATTCGTTACGGAGCAACAATTAACTCTCCTGCACACTTCATGTTTTTATTTCAGCAGTATTTTAAGTGTTGGATTCATACGTTATCTGTAAAAGATTCTAACAACAGAAAAATCTTGTTCACTTCTCCCGGAGAACAGCGCGCTATTTCCGAATATGCAGCTTCAGAGGAGCTGACGAGAAATCCTAGAATGTTAGATCAACCGATTGTTTCAGATGCCAACCTTACAGTACTTCTGAACGAAGGTTCTTCTGAACTAAAGCAAGTTATAGATATTTTTCTAAATGCTCCTAACGAGATTATGGAAACACTAAGAAAAGAAGCGTCGAGTTATTCTCCTAAGCAGTTTTGGAACCGTGTATTGGCTTACGCAGGGATTAGTCCCGAAAGATCAGTTAGCTTACAGAGGGAGCTTACAGACTTACTATCATGAACGTAGATCAGCTTAGACCAGTAGGAACTGAATTCTGGCACGAGTTCCCGGTAATGTACGATACAAGATCGGTGGATTTTTATAAAGTACATTTATTAAAATGTACTGAACCACTAACTATTTTACAAAAACTAAGAGAAATGTTATGAGTTACGAACTTGCCAAACAGCTTGCTGACGAATTTGAATTTATGGCAAGACAGTATAAGAAAGAACACAAGACTGCTGTTAGTATTAATATCCGCAACTGGATCGAAGTAGAAGCACGTAAGATGAAATGTCCTGTAAACGGTTTGTGGAGTGCGCGCGATGTAGCAAATAAAGCGTGCGAGATTCTTGCAGAACGCTTAGGTGAAGAGTACAAGTTTAAACTACCCAGAAAACTAATATGAGTCTTTTTAAAACACATCCACCGGGGCTTAAAGATTATGTTCGCGTTGAACATACTCCCGACTTTGTAAAGATTTTCGATCATCTGTTCTCATTACAAGACAATATCCTGTATAATCATTCCCGTATCTTTCCGTTTAGTTATCTAAACAAAGGACGCATGAAATTGTATCTCAACAAAGACTTCAGGGAAGACAAAATTATCCCTGTTGTCCAGCAGTTCGAAGCAAAGCCTCAATATAATCTTTTTACGCCGCACTGTGAGTTGGATGATATATGGGAGATGCTTCGTGTCCTTGATCCTATATCTTCTATTCCTGTCGAAATCATCGACGTAGATATAACGTATGCAGACAATTTTCTTAACGTCGTGAGCGGTTGGAAGAAGGTAAAGACTAGTGATGACATTATTCAAGATGCGCAAGCATTGTCTGAACTAAAAGGGCGAAACTTCTCTAGTCTAAGAAATACACTTAAACATGTTAGAGAAGACATGCGTCCCTGTAACGTTCCTCTTCGTAAAATTAATTACGAAGACGCAATTAAAGTTTTTGAAGACTGGAAAGAGAATCAGGGAAAGAAATATTTCCGTGTTACTGTTGGACGTGATATACGACTAATCGAAGAGTATGTAAAGTACGATCGACTCGACTATACAAATACAATGGGATTTATTCATTACGTCGAAGACAAACCCGTAGCGTGTAGTTTTGGATGTAGATCTTCAAAAGATCCGGCTTGGGGCATAGATGTAACATGTAAAGCGAATATCAATTACAAAGGAATGGGAGACTTTGCTTTTACTTACTTAATGGGTGAGATGTGGCGGAAAGGTATTAAGTATATTAACGACAGCGGAGGAACAGGAAAAGTAAAGATCAACAAGTTAAAATTCTCCCCTCTAATGTCTACTCCGATGTACTCTCTGGTGAGAAAATGAAATTTCCTGAGCAATTTCGTATTATAAACGGTCCGATGAGTTCGCATCGTGGCGATGATTTTGGAATGTTTCTTATTCCGGGACCGTGTGGACGTGATCTTAGAATCATAGCTAGTAATGGTGATGATGAAATTGATTGGGAGCACGTTTCAGTTTCACTACAGAATCGTTGTCCTAACTGGGAAGAGATGTGTTACGTTAAAGGATTGTTTTGGAGTGAAGAGGAAACTGTTATGCAACTTCATCCTCCAAAGTCTCAGTGGATAAACTTTCATCAATTTTGTTTGCACATGTGGAGACCGAAACATATTTCTATTCCACTTCCACCTGCAAAGACTCTTATGCCGATTCGATGAGACTGGTAAGATAAAATTACCGGTATAATATAATGACACACGTGCACAAAATAGAGGACGCGTAACTCAACCAGAGGCCTCTGCTCTTTCCGGAGGAGATCTTGCTTGGATGGCAAGCGCGCCCACCAATACTTCTAGTGGGATGATGTAGGTTCGATTCCTACCGTGCCAACCAATCTTATGCTTGATCAAGAGTCAGAGATTCTCATTCGCGTAAGAAACATAGAAGAGCTGTTACAACTTCTAATAAAAGCCTTCTATAGAAATGCGATGGGCCACGCAAGAAGTGCAGGATTATCAGATGAAGAGAATGCAACTTTAGATGAGTTTATGAAGAAAGATTTAGAATGATATACATAACTAGCGACACGCATTTTGCTCATCAGACATTGATCGACAGAGGTTTTCGAGATTGTTATGCTTTGAAAACTTCTGAAGAAGTTGATGAGCTAATTGTAAAGAATTGGAACGAAACTGTTAAGAAAGAAGATATAGTTTACCACTTAGGCGATTTTTCCTGCGGAGATAAAGCTACGCCGGAGTACATCAGAAGTATTTTTGATAGACTAAACGGAACGATTCATTTCATTCCTGGTAATCACGATGTAAAAGCTGGTGGAGGGTTAAAAGAAAGAGTCGCAAGTCTTCCTTTCGCATCAACAGCAATGTATCGTGAAATTATCTACAACAAACATCTTGTTGTGCTGATGCACTATCAACTGAGAACATGGTACGATGCTACCAAGGGGAGCATCCATCTTTTCGGACATGTCCACAACAAGTATCAAGGTTTTGGAAGATCAAAATACGTAGGAGTTGAAAACACAAATTACAAACCAGTTAGTTTGGATTCTCTTGTCGAAGAACTTCGCAAGATCCCCGTAGAACAAATAAAATTTTATTCGAGTGGCGAAAGAAGAGGTCTGAAAATATGATAAGAATATGGGCTGAAAGAAAAGCTCTAAAGGAGCGTGTACATTGCGCGCAGTGACAATTTTAAGCGGTGGCATGGACTCAGCGACTCTTGCTTATGCAATCCAATCCTCTGACTATAAGGAAGGAGTTACGCAACACTTTATAAGTTTTAACTACGGACAAAAACACGTTCGTGAACTTATTTGTGCTGCTGAGATTGCGCGCCTTGTTGGAGGACAACATGATGTAATTGATTTAAAGAGTGTTGCTCCCCTATTAAAGGGTTCATCATTAACAGATACAGATAACGTTGCAATGCCTGAAGGTTTCTATGCAGAGGAAAACATGCGATTAACCGTTGTACCTAATCGCAATGCAATGATGCTTTCAATTGCATGGGCAGCAGCAATTGCAGATCAAGCTGACTTTGTTTACTATGGAGCGCACGCAGGCGATCACTTTATCTATGAAGATTGTAGAATAGAGTTCGTTGAAGCGCTATCCGATGCTTTTAGATTTGGAACTCACGGAGAGTTGCCTCACGCTGTGGTTGCCCCTTTTATTAACATCGACAAGGCTGAAATTCTTAAACGTGGCTTGAAGATGAATGTTCCTTACGAAAAAACATGGACTTGTTACAAAGGAGGAGATATAGCTTGTGGTGTGTGTGGCTCATGTCAAGAACGATTGTGGGCCTTTAATCAAAACAACGCAGCTGATCCTCTTTCCTACGATTCAAGAAAGCTTTATAAGAAAGGGGAAACGGTAACAAAATGACAGTATTCGAAGAAATTTTAGCTACTACTAAGAATGGAAATGGTGGTACAGATCAAACGCCATTTCAGGGAGATCAAGCTTATATTCTATCACTGGCTACGTGTATATCTAAGTGCCCACTTGAGCAATGGAAAGCTCTTTCTACAGCCGCTAGTGATTGGTATAATCTATGTGTTCGTTCAATTAACGGATCACAACTACTGCCTTTACCTGAAGGCTTTGTGAGTATACATGGAAATGCACCTAGTGATGCTGCTGATGTGGCTACTGCTGGCCTTACAGTTAATTCGAGCGCGTCAGGCAGAATTCAATCATCGAAACCAAACCAAGCAAACACACCAAAAACTAAAACAGACACGGCACTTCCGCCGGTTAAAAAAGTAGAACAGATAGGCGAGTTAAAAGGTACGGCAGAAAAAAGAAGTAAGAACAGTGGTATTCTCAATGCAATCAGGAAAGCTGTTATTCTTCACCCCGATTGGACTACAAAACAAATTCATCAAAGTTTGGTTGAGAATGGTTTTCCCGATACAAAGCTAGATATTGTTGCTGTTAATGCTGGTGATATCAGGCGTACTATTGCCGTAGTAAAGGAGCTTGGATTCTGGTATGAAAAAACCGGAGAACCAATCGTGGCCGGCCCCTCCGCCTAGTCATCAGGAAGTTATCGCGGCAATTCGCACGCTTATTCGCTACATTGGTGATGATCCTGATCGTCCGGGGTTGATAAAAACACCTGAGCGTGTTTTAAACGCTTGGCGCAAAGAATGGGGGGCTGGATACAGTACAACATACGTAGCTGAGCAAATGCAATCCATTATCAATGGACAGTTTGATGACGGTGCTGAGAACTATAACCAGATGATTGCGGTACAAAAGATTAGGTTTACTAGTCATTGCGAACATCACCTTGCCGAGTTCTCGGGAAATGTAAGTATTGCTTACATTCCTGAACGCAAAATCTTGGGTCTTTCTAAACTTGTTCGTGTTGTAAATATGTTTAGTAAAAAACTTCAAGTTCAAGAACGCTTAACGAATAACATTGCCGATTTTATTCAAGAGTACTGTCACCCTATTGGTATTGGCGTAGTGGTAAAAGCGCGCCATTCTTGCATGATGAGTCGCGGTGTTAATCAATCAGAAACGGAAGCTACCACATCTGCACTGCGCGGTGAGATGTTAACAAAGCCTGAAGTTAGAGACGAATTTTTACGACTTGTCGGGAGATAGAATGGAAGATCCTTATCATGTTGAAGAAGAACGTCCTGCATGTTCAAAGTGTAGTGAAGGACAAACTTGGGCAATCGTGGGGCTTAATGGAATAGCATTAAGTGTTTTATACGAAGGGGAAGAAGGATTAGTCGCTGCAGAAGAACTGGCAGAGCAACTAAACGATGCCTTCCAACAAGGATTTAAACAAGGTTTAGATGCTCAAGTATAAAGTTACAACGTGTAAAGGTAAAGATCTTAAACCGGGCGAACTCTTTACAACTGCTGGACAGGAGTATTGGGATCGTGTATCAACAACTTCAAGCATAGGTGAAAAAGTTTTTGTTAGGACAGACGCGCCTGTTCCGAATGAATTTGAAGCAAACGCTGACGTATTTAAACTCGAAGTAGAAATCATTCGCGAGGAGATAAAGTAATGGAGAGCACACTTGAAGTAAGTAAAAGTGGTGGAATGCTTTGCTGCCTGAACGAAGAAGGTGACAAGCGAATTATGTGGAATTCAAACGACGATACTGAAGTTACAGAAGCAGCAAAAGTCTTTGCTGAGTTTAAAGCAAGGGGTTATCTAGCCTATAAAACAGACGGCAAAGGTCAACGCGGATCTGTAATTGATAAGTTTGATGCTTCAGCAGAGCGAATCATCATGCAACCTCAAATGGTAGGAGGTTAGTATGCCCTCTATGCCCTGCGGAGATCAGTACTACCAATATGGAAATCAATCGTACGCATATTCAAATGCAGCTACTACAACGCAGATTACGTATCCAAGTAGTGTAACTCCTATGTACATGAATCCAATCTCAAACTGGGGTGTAGATACTGATATTTACGGATCAAGTACAACAGCTGCAAACATTTACTACAATTACAATCCAAATACGATTAATGGATCGTGGGCATACGTTGTTACAGCCGCTGCAAACGAGACGCCTGAGGAAAAAGCTGTACGTGAAGTACAGGAAGCCGCGCTTGCTACAAAACGTGCTGCTGCTGCTGAAGTAAAAGCGGAAGAACTTCTTCTAATGTGTCTATCTGATGCTCAACGTGAACAATATTTAAAGGTTGGGTACATTGAGATTAATACAGACACAGCAAATTATCGTATTAAGAAAGGCTGGAGCAAAAATATTGAGAAAATAGCAAAAGACGGAAAGACAGAATGCTACTACTGTATCCACCCAACTATTGCCGTTCCTGAAGCTGACAACATGCTTGCACAGAAGTTAATGCTTGAAACAGATGAAGCAAACTTCTTACTCAAAGCTAACAGGTGGCCTTTCTAAGGAGAAAGTAATGTGTCTCGCAACTGCAAGAAAAGTGACTCCGACAACTCTGGTTATGGATGGATGGAAACTGTTTTATGGTAGTGAAACCAACTTAAAATTTAGAAGCTCCTCTCTAACAGGATCGAGCGGGGTTTCTTTTAATGTTTGGCTTAAAGCAGAAGAAATAGAAATATCAGCATCTGATGGAACAAAATATATGACAGGTTTTCATGTCTACGATGATTACGAACAAGTCAGAAAGTTAGCTGACATTAGACGTGTTTACTACAGGAACGTAACATATATTGGAAAGCAAGATAAGGAAAGTTGTATTATTGCTCAGGAGATGTATGTTCCTAGTAATCCAGAAGGCTGGCCTCCCCTTGATGTATCAGTAACAAAAAGTGTAAAGAAGAAAACTATAGTTCAAAAACTTCGCGACGCTGCAAAGAAAAGTCCTGGAAACGCCTAACCAAAAATTCTGAAACAAGTAAAAGGAGCATAACGATGTATCGTGATAACTTTAATGAAGTCCAACGAAACACGTGGTGGAGTATGCCAAAGATTTTCTTGGCTGTAGTTGCGTTTTTGTTTTTGATGTACGTTCTCGGGTTCCTGATGACAGGAGGCGACTTAGCTATTTACAAGTTCTGGGCGCCAAAGCAAGAGAATGCAAAGCGTCAAGTTTTTGAAAACACGCAAAGCTACGTAGAAGGTAAGATTACATACATTTCACGACTCAGAGCACAATACACTACTGCCGAAGAAGGTCCACAGAAAACTGCTTTAAAACAGTTAATTATCGACGAAGCTTCAACTGTCGATAACTCAAAGTTTCCTCCCGATCTTCAGATGTTTGTTCAGTCCCTAAAAGGATCACAACTATGAACGTTAGAAAAGTTACGCTTGTATTGGCAACAATCTTCATCGCTCTTGTATTTATGGCAGATGACGATTGCTCCGGCGATACAAGAACTAATGCTGATAAAAAACAAGATGATATGCAAGAAACCTTAGCAAACGAGGCGCAGCGTCAAGTTGGTATGCCTGGTATTACAAACTTTACAGAGAGAAAGATTGTAAGAAAACTTTACGAACTCCGGGATCAGGAGATTGCAACATTTACATATATTCCTGATCTAAATGGTAGACTTTGGCATCTATGTGATTCTATTGGCTACGGTCTTCCCTACGGAGTTCAATTTACAAATCCACACAGACCCTTACATCCTAACTTTAGTAGTTCATCAATGCAAGATCAGCCGGAACCGAATGCTTTATTTATGCCTTCAACAGCAGAAGGAACATGGGTAATCTGCGGAACAAAAACGGATCTCAAGCCTGTGTATGTTGAACCTCGAGTAATTGTGAGTCCCTTTAAGCTAAACGCAGCCGGCGAGTATTACAAATGACTTTAGCTACTGTAGCATTGCTGTTATGTTTAAGCTTTCCCGGACAACAACAGATACAATCAGCACAACCGGAATTAACTCAACAGCAAATGAGTGCTGTTATCATCTCACAAAATCAGATAATTATTGAACAGAACAAGCAGATTCTGGAGAAGTTAAAATACGTAACAATTCCAAACCCTCCCAAGCAGCATAACAAGTTCGTAAAAGCAATGCAAGTTATTCTGCCAATCGTCGATCATTCAGGGTCAATTGCTTCAATTGTGTCAGTATTTGGAGTAACATACAAATGACAACAGACAGTATAATCTATTCAACTTCTTGCACGTTTGGGTTATACTGTCTTTCTCTCCTTATTGGATTGGTACTTGTAGAGCGAGGCGAAATAAAACGAAGTTCTAATTATTTCCTTGATGTCACTGCAATCTTTATCTTAGTAACAATTACACTTCTTTTACTAAACTGACATGACACTCATTATTAAAACCAATCGCGGGTACACTTATCATACTCCAGCATCAGCTTCAATCGAAGAAATAGCTGCAGATGTTTTTATGAAGAAACGTAAAGGTCCTGGGATTGCCTATGCCAGAAAGACGATTGGTAAACATCGACCCAGAAAAGAATCTTGTAGAAAGAGATTAAGTAATTTATATACATCGCGCAAATGGCCCGGAGAACTTCGTATGTTAACAATGCCGGGGATGGGATGGTACTTTGAAAAGACTATTCTCCAGGAAAGAGGATTACTCGATAGCTCATCGTTTAAAGGGAAACTTCCCGATAAAGCGGATACTATTATTGACTGCGTCGAAAGGGATGAAGCAATTTTTAGAGGAGCTTTTGACAGAATCCCTACTGATGCGCAGGGTATCAAAATCATCGACAACAGATCAGTAAGTACTGCTTTAATCAATAAATTCATTGCTACATCTGTTGAAAAATACATTAACAATTCTTTGTGTCCGTTTTACGATGTTGCATGGCTTGATTTTACTGGCCCCATTACACAAACAAATCTTGCAGCAATGTTGTTCAGATCGTTTCTTGTGCGCGTTGCCCAAGACAGTTTAGTAGAGATGTAGGAAGCAAGGAAAAACTCTGCCCATCATGCCTGAAAAACTCGCAATCGAACTCGTAGTTGATAGCGGCGCTTATAGCGCATGGACACAAGGTAAAGCTGTGGATCTAGACGCTTATATTGCTTTCTTGCTAAAAAACGAGAAGTATATCACACATAGCGTTAATCTTGACGTTATCAATCCTGAGGGACCGGATGTAGCAGCAGCAGCAGGCTGGACAAATTTTCTTAAAATGAGAGATGCAGGTGTAGTTACTATGCCTGTATTCCATGCTAGAGAAAAACTAAGTTGGCTAGAAAAGATGTTAGATGCTGTCCCTTATGTGGGACTGTCTGCAACGTCACTTGTATCACCTGTTGAAGGTAGATATTTCTACGATATTTGTTGGCATTACTGCACAGATAGTAAAGGACGACCTATAGCTAACTTTCACGCATTCGGCGATACAAGTCCTTACAGTCTTCTAAATTATCCTTTCTACTCTGCTGACTCAGCAACGTGGATGATCCAAGCTGGACGTGCTGCTCGAATAAAGCTTCAAGGCAAATCTATTCAATTTCGTTCATCAAAGATGCGTGATACAAGTTACATTGCTTCATCCGATACAGGTCCAAAACGTCAGTCTTGGGAAGAGGAGTTTCGATCGCTGGGACTTGATCCAACAATTGCAATGAATGTTGCGGCTACGCCAAGTGAAACTGCAATGATTCGTAGTTATCTTGTAGCAAGCGATTTGCTTAAATTGCAGGAGAAAACGAGAACAGTAACACGATTTAAGAAACCAGTTTCACTTGTAGTAAATAAACGTTCTCCTGATGGCGGAACTGAACGGGATGGACCATGTAAGGTTTACTTTGTTCTTAGTCCTTCTGCTTACTATTTTAATCTACCGCTAATTGCTGCCCTCGGAATAAAAAACGTTCTTGTAAGTTATTTCTACGTTGAAGGTGCACCGAAAGCATTTTGGGATGAGCGACTTGTACCCTTTCTTTACGATCCTATAGGTTTTTGCGAAACCCATCCGAAACTAAAGCGCTACTGGGACAAAATCCAAGAGTGTATTCTTAAAGCCGAATTAGCAGTAATATGAGCAAATTTCTTTCTAAGCACAGTAAAGGCGAAAAAATCTTCGAGATTTACTGCGGGTCTTGTAAGGCAAGATTTTATCTTCTCTCACAGGGCAAGTGTAGGAAAGAAGATATGCACTGCATGAGATGTAAAACACCGACAAGAAAAGTAAAAACGCTATGATTGTAATTAAAGTTAAAAATGGGACACCGCGAATTGAGAAGTCACTTTGCGAAACTTGCTCACAAGCAACTGTTGTAAAAGGAGCAAATCTAGAGCATGTTATTAAATGCGGTATTCTAGATGCAATTATGAAATTTGCTGTTGCGGAATGTTCTGATTATTCTAATCGTACAGCAACATCACTTACTCAGATGGAAAAGATAGCATGGATTGTCGAATCTCGTGAAAGAGGTCCTGTAGGATTTCAGCAGAGCACGCGCGAACTCGACATTGTAATTAGTCCGCCAAAACAGAAAGAATCCTAAAACACCTGCTAGTTAACGTGATTTGCTTAGCGTTAAACGAGTAGTTAGATGCTTCGGTATATCAAAGTATAACGAAAATTAATGAGAGGGATTTTATGGGTCCAACGATGGAAGTACAGTTAGCAAGATTACAAACAATTGTATCTTACCTACTGTATGAAAGGCAAGAAGAAACCCAATTACGCACAGCCTTCGCTGCACTCGTTCAAGAACGTCATGCCCACTTCCATGCTGACGGGGATAAAACTTCCGAGTTTACTGATTGTACTAATCAAATCTGCGAACATGCTTTAAAAATACTTCAATCAGGGCGGGAGCAAAAAACTGTAATCAACGAACTTAGCTTAAAGCTGATTGAAAACTTCTATACAAAAGTAACAATAACAGGCAGAGAGTGTATTGCTGAGCTTATCGAGAAGCAGCGCCTTACGCCTGTTGAAGAATCAATGACGCTACCTCCCCCAACAAATGGAGGACAAGTAATTATATGATTAACAACTTTGTTGGACAATACAGATTTCTTTCAAACTTCTGGAGTTGTTTTATCTACTACGAAGGCGATAGATATCCATCCGTTGAAAATGCCTTTCAAGCCGCCAAATGTAGAAATAAGGAAGAGCGATCCAAGTTTTTTCACTGTAAAGCATCAGAAGCTAAACACCTTGGTAGAATTGTCCAATTGCGTGATGGTTGGAATGAAATGCGCAACAAGATTATGCAAGAACTTGTTGCACAGAAATTTTCTGTAAATCCGCTACGGCAACTGCTACTTGATACAGACAATGAACAGCTTGAAGAAGGCAATTGGTGGGGAGATACTTACTGGGGGACAGTTAACGGAGCGGGCGAAAATCATCTCGGTAAAATTATCATGCTGGAAAGAACTAAACTACTCTGCGAGGAACCGAATCTAAAAAATTGAAGTAAAGAAGAGGAAAAGATGAAAGTTTCTGCACTTCTTGCTATAACAAATATCCTATCAAAAATCTCATTCTCAAGTAGTATCACTTCTCTATTTCGAAGTATTGAGATTGATAAAGAACAAATTCGTTGTACTAGTGAGTTTGGTACAGCAGCCATTCTTTGTGATGACACAGGTATAACAAAACCAACGTTATTGGATACTGTTGCTGTACTGGCAGTAGCCCGTTCACTTCCTAGTGACAGTGAAATTACTTTTATTGAAAAAGAGAATAGAATTAACTGGCAATGCGGAGCAGCTACAGGGCGATGGAATATTGTATTTAGTGATCATCAAATCCCTGCACTTGATCATCAATCATATCCTTGGATCCCTAGCAAAAGCCTTAGCGATGCACTCGATCTTGCAGCATCAGCGTGTCAAGCTCATGCTGTCTCTGTTGGGTTGTACGGGATTGCTTTTAAACCTGTAGGCGATGATTTATTTTTGTTATCCTCAAATTCAATCTCACTTGCCTGTTCGAAGATTCCAAGAGGAACATTTCCTATATTACAAGATGGAACATTTCTTAGAAACGAAGTAACTGTGCGTCCGCCAGTTCCGGGAATTATTTCAACATTTGTATCCGTTTGTCCTAACTGTGCGATTGACATTACTAAAGATGGAATTTTCATTCAAGGCGATTGGCTAAAAGCCCACTTACCTATTTCAGTTCCTTTAGAACATGATTTAAAAGAACTCATAGATGGTTACAAGTTACAAACACAAACAACAAAGATAAACGGCGATGCTGTGAGAAAGTTTATTACAAGAGCGCGCTTCCTATCGGATCGTAATACATCCTTCACGATCACAGTTAAAGTAGAAGATGGAAAACTAATCTTATCGCATTCAGGCATCGCAAGTTCAACGGAAGAATTTTTTATTGCTGAAGGATTGCCTGTCGATATTAAGTATGAGCAAGTTGCGCTATCAGCTGATCTACTACTTATTGCTTTAATGCACGTTAAGACGATTGTATTTGATTATCTTAACAAGGACGGAAAGAGTACGCTAGTACTTCGCGGTGATGAACCTGAGTTTATTTACGTTGTAGATGGAGAGGCAAAATGAAAACTTACAGGATAATATTTCGGGGTAACGATGTCGCAGCAGTACGTGCATCTGTAACAACTAAGTATGTTGACATAGAAGCTGATGGAACTGGTTGGTATGCGCCGACAGTCTCGCTTTATAAGACTAACAGAGATAAAACTAACGGAGATAAAACTGAAACCATTGCATATTTTATGCAGGATGCAATTGTAGGTATCTATCTCTTAGAACCAAAGTAAATTGCCCGGACTAATACAATTCGACAGCTGCAATTCCTGCTCCTTGAAACAGGAGTGGCCAATATTAAAGACCCCTCGCATGCCTATGGCAATAGCGAAGGAGCAAAGTCCTTACAAAGTATTGGTAATTGGAGAAGCTCCTGGACAAACCGAAGACGATAAAGGGTTTCCGTTTATTGGAAAGACAGGACAGTTTCTTCGTGAAAACTTCCCTCCTAACTGGGAGAAAAAGCTTTATTGGCAGAACACAGTAAGATGTCGTCCACCAAAGAATAGAACTCCAACACCACGTGAGGTAAGCTGTTGTGCCAACTTTCTTAAACAGGATATCCTAAGTCTCCGTCCCCATGCCATTCTTGGTATTGGAAATGAGGCACTCAATTATTTTTGGCCGGATGCTCCTACAATCTCTAAAATAAGAGGAATTCCTTTTCCTGTTATAGTTGGAGATCACGTTTGCTGGTTTACATCTACTTTTCATCCATCTTACGTCGCACGTGCTGAGAGAGAAGATTATGCAGATGGAAGTACAGTTAATACAGTACTGCCTCTTTTCCAAAATGACCTTATAAACTTCTTTGAGAACGTTAAGACCAAATTTCAAGCTCCGCCAAAGATTAAAATTCCCCCAAAAGAAATACTCTATCCAAAAACAAAGCAAGAAGTTCTTAATCTTTTTCATAAATTAAGAAGTCCTTATGCAATAGATTTTGAAACGTTTAAGTTTCGACATTACCAACGTGACGCGCGTTTACTTACTTGTGGATGTTCTGATGGAATACTCACGTTTTCATTCAAAGTTAGATGGCCGGGTGATTTAGATCCGTGGGGAATGGAAGTACTAACTGAAATGATGTTATCCGATAAAGAATGGATAGCACAACATGCTAGTATGGAACTTCCTTGGATCGTAGGTTTGACAAAGAACTACAAACAGAAATTACATGATACAGAAATTCTTGCACGTTTACTTCACAAGAGAAAAGGACTTGGTAGTTTAGATGTTCTATCACGTATTTATTTCGGTATTGATGTAAAGCAGTTAACAAACAACGCACTTGCAGGACAGGGATTAGGACCGCTTGATAAAGAGCGCTTATCTGAATATTCTCCTGAACAAGTTTTAGAGTATAATGCGCTGGATGCTTGGGCTGAAGCATTGTTATATTACCAAATGCTTGAAATGCTTCCTCCTGTTCAATTGCCTAATTACCGACGCAGTGTTCAAACAGTGCAATCAACTGTTGCAATGGAAGTACAGGGATTAAACTACGACATTAAGGAGAGTGAATCGCTACAGAAAGACTTATTTAAGAAATCTCAAGCATGTGAAAAAGAAGCTTCATTATTACCTGAAGTTAGAGATTTTGAGAAAAAAGAAAGCAAAATATTTAGTATTTCCTCAGGTCAAACTTTAGCTTACGTATTGGATAAGTATTATCACTATCAAGTTCCAACGAACGTCACTGCAGCGGGAAAAATAAACTATGTTACAGAAGCAGACGAACTTGAAAAATTAGCGGAGAAGAAAAGTTGTAGATTAATTGATTTAACTCTTGAATACAGAGAAGTTGAAAAACAAAAATCCACTTACGTTGATCCGATTTTAAAGGGACGTATTATCGGTGTAGATGGACTTATCCACGGACAATATACTGTAGTTCACACAAACACTTATCGCCTCTCTGGCGCCGATCCCAACATGCAGAATTGGCCGAAACGAAAGCACAGAGAGGTTAGACGTCAGATAATCCCTCCTCCTGGTTATATGTTTGCTGCTTTTGACTATGGACAACTTGAAGGCAGAGTTATCGCAATGTTTAGTAAAGATCCTGTCTTAAAGAAAGCTTTTGTAGATGATGACGATATCCACTGGAAATGGCTGTATAGAATTATTAAAGCCTATCCGGCTTATATGGATCGTCTAAAACAAAAGACAGGAGAAACAACAGAGAAGCACATACTAAAAGGCGGGCGCACGATCATTAAAACTGATTTTGTATTTGCCAGCTTTTATGGATCAATTGCTAAATCTATTGCTACAAGGACGGGAATCCCGCTTCGTATTTGCGAAGAGATCTTGCATGAATTCTGGACAGAATATAAAGTAACAAAAGCTTGGGTTGACGGACAGTTTAGAAGGTATAAAGCTACGGGAACGGTAGCTTCACTAACAGGCAGAGAGAGGAACGAAGTACTACCTGGAAACGAAGTAATTAATACACCTGTTCAAGGTACTGCTGCAGAGCTTGTGTTAGAAGCCCAAAACGCTCTATTTGAGATGGCAATTGAGACAGATATGAATTTATTACCTCGGGTTAATGTTCATGACGATCTAATCTTCGCGATACCTGATTCAGATAAAACGGAATCGTATATTACTACGATAGGAGTTGAAATAGTTAAACCAAGATTTCCTTTTGTAACGGTACCACTTATGACAGAAGCGCGAGTAGGATATAACTGGTGCGATTTGGAAACTCTAACTAAATTTACTGGGAGCTATTTCTAGATGATATTCGCAGACTGGCGCGGGTTCAAAGTGTTAGAACGTAATATCCCTGAATATCGTCCCGGTATATATTGTATTCAAAACATGCTAAATGAAAAGAAATATGTTGGTATCAGTCAGAATGTGGCAACACGTTTGCTTGATTACACTTCTCCTGAAAGAAGTAGTATCGGTCCGATAATACGAAGTGCTCTTCTAAAGTATAAAGTTAGTTCTTTTCTACTTCTTCCTCTTTACTATCAAGATGATTACAATAGAGAAATTTTGCTTGAAATGGAAAGAGCGTACATTAAGCTTTTCGATTCAGTAAGAAATGGTTATAACGTTTTAGAATCTTCTAAAGGTGGGCCACGATACGGATTGTTATTTCAAACAATCTGTAAGCAAATTCATTCAACGCCAGAAAGTAGAGCTAGAAAATCTACTAGGATAAGAGAAACATGGTCTGATCCCCAATACAGGAAAGTACGCGGAAGTAAGAACGCTATTGTTTGGGAAAGGCCCGAAATTAAGGCCGCAAGAAAAGCTTCATTAATGCGTATTGCGTCTTCTGCAGAAATCAAGTTAAAGCGTTCTCTTCATCAATCCGTTACATTAAAAGCAAATCCTTACAACTTAATTACAAATGGCATAAACAATAGGAAATTACTTAAAACAGAACAACTACCTGATGGTTGGCATTACGGTCTCACGCACAGAATAAAACCATCGGGACGTCCGAGAAGAGCATTAACTTAATGCGCGTTCCTTATACGTATCCAAAAGACGAAGAACCGCTATTTGAAGTACAACAAGCAATCGAACTCGACGATTATAGAGAAGAGAAACAAAGGAAGAAAATGTCTTTGCCATTGATTACAAAATATCGTCCTGAAGTGTTTGAGGAAGTTATTGGGAATGAACTTTGCATTAAAGCCTTAGCTGAAGCAATGAAAGGCGATGCGCATCCGCATGCATTTTTATTTACAGGACCAACAGGTGTAGGCAAGACAACTCTAGCGAGAATTATTGCAAAGGAAGTAAATGCTTTTATCCAGGAGATGGACGCTGCTAGCAATAGCGGTGTAGATGATACAAGAAGGCTCGTTGAAAATTCTTGTTTTCCTTCTCTTGTCATACCAGGACAGAAAAACAGAATGATTATCGTAGACGAGTGTCACAACTTGTCCGATAAGGCTTGGGAACCTTTGCTAAAGCCAATCGAAGAACCTCCTCTGTTTCTTTACTGGGCGCTCTGCACAACAGAGCCAGAAGCAGTAAAGCTAACGGTCAAGAAGGGTAGATGCTATCCTGTTGCGCTTAAACCACTAAAAGCGCGTGATATTGAAAAGCTTCTTACTCTTGTTTGCGAAGTTGAGAAGTGGACAGTTGTAGATGATGTATTTAATGCGATTGTTCAAGCGGCAGATGGAAGTGCCCGCAACGCTTTATCCATCCTTCAGGCAGGACATGCTGTAAAATCAAGAGACGATCTCTCTCAAATAATTGTTGAAGTAGAATCAGATAACTCTCCTGCTGCTGCACTTGGTGTGTATCTTGCAAAGGGTGGACGTGATTGGGGAATGATTACAAAGATGCTCGGAAACATTGAAGATTTTACAGCAGCACATAGTCACATTCTCAACATCTTAACTTCATCTTTATCACGTAGTAAAGACACTGAAAACGCGCAACAAATCTGGAAATTGCTTAGATCAATTTCGGAAACAAATGGAAGTTGGAATAAGAAAGTTCAGTTGTACTCCGGTATAGGACAAGTGCTGTGGGGAAATTAAGTATTGCGTTAAATCATATGAGACGCTGCTTAAACAATCATAAGTAATTGGTATAATTACAATGGAAGATAATAAAGATTCTGATTTAGTACCGTCATTTAGAACTGAAAAATATTTGTGGTTTCGTTCTAAACGTCGCTTGGAATTGCTCGACATTGACGAAGAACTTATAGAGATTCCGGTACTTGTTCAGGATGCAGGTGAGTGTGTAGCAATTGCAAATGAGCTGCGTGATTCAGCGAAAGAAGAGTTTGATCGAACAAAAGCTAATATTGCGCAGCAGTTAAGAATAGTGCCAGGTGATAACGGAAAAGCGCGTTCTGAGTCAACAATTGATTCTCAACTGCCTTTATACGACTTGTATAAAACAAGTCAAAACAAACTTAGTCAAGCAAGACTCGATGCAGCATTGTGGTCGTCAATGCAGGAAGCAATGAGAACTAAATCATCACAAATTAGAGTGGCAGCCGATTTATTAAGTAATGGTTTTTTGACTACAGATTACGTGAGAACAAAGCGACGGCGTGAAATTAGAGGCCTTGCAGATATTAAAGAATAAAAGGTAAATGAATGAAAATTGCTTTAGAGATAGTTCTTGGTATATTTACAGTGTACATAGCGCTGCGATTATGGTCATCCGCAATCTTACGTTCACTCCAAGACTTTCAAGTTTGGCAAAGAAAATTTAGAGGAAAGGAATAAACGCAGCGATGGCAAATTTCGTTTACAAACCACGTGAAGAGGCCAATTGGGCAAAACGAGCGAATCAATCAGGTAACACTTACATAGGTATTATCAAGGATCAGTTTAACACTTACGGAGCACGTAAGGATGAAAACTCAATTCGTATTGCTCCCCCAACATGGGATGGCGCAACGCATCATGGTTATGATGTTTGGGTGCATTACGATGCGAGTCCTGAGGGTGGAACTGTTCTCTGCTTAAACAAGATGATGCGCATGGCTTGTCCTATATGCGAATTTCAACTACAGGCAGAAGCACAGGGACGTGATGATGCATCAGAGTTCAAACCCAAGCGACGCGTTCTTGTATGGGTAATTGATAGGAAAGAAGAAGACAAGAACGAAAATCCAATGGTCTGGTCAATGCCGTGGACGTTGGATAGAGATATCTCAAAGATCTGCAAGGATCGCGAATCAGGTGAGATTTATCATATAGACCATCCAACACTTGGCTATGATGTTTACTTTGATAAGACAGGTGAGGGTGAGACAACAAAATATTCTGCACCACAGCTTGCTCGTAGGCAGTCAGTAATTGAAGATCACTACTTGGATATTATTGTCAACAATCCTCTTCCAACTGTTCTCTTGTATAGAGATTACGATGAGATGAAGCACTTGTTTGAGGGTAATGTTCCGGAGAAGGAAAAGAATGCCGAACCAGAACAAACGCAACAAGTGCCGCCGCAAGCTGTACAGTCTGATCGCCCTCCACGAACTGAAATACAACAGCCGCAAGCTCAGCAAGTCCAAGTACAGCAACCAGTTCCGCCTACTGTACCTCTTGTCTTAACTCCTCCTGAATTTTGTAACAAGTCAATGAAGGCAGGCGGGAGAGTATGGGGATGCGCCTTTGTTGGTAATCACCAGGGTGATTGCGACTTTAGCCGCGATCTGACAAATGGTTCTGCTCCGGCAGTAACTGCGCAACCTGTGGTTGCACAACAAACCCAACCTGTGGTTGCAACAGTCACAGCTGAACCTCAAGCAGCAGGAGACGGTATCTCACGATTGAAAGCAAGATTTCAAACAGGACCACCAAAATAAATGTTAGTCGGCTCTACATGGATTACTAATGGAAAGGAAAACAAACAGGTAAAACATGTTTAAATCTAAAGAATATAAATATCCAATAGCAGAAATTTTTACATCACCTCAAGGTGAAGGAACGTATAGTGGTCAATTACAGACATTCATTAGGTTAGCCGGTTGTACTGTTGGTAAGCCTTATTCAAAAGAGCGTTATGAAAATCCTGTTCAACCTGATAAATGTACAAGCGACTGTGATCCGGATATTGGACATAAGCCGAATTGTGCTGTAGCGAAATATTTTCAAGAAAAGAGCGCGCTTCTACCTATTTACACAGAAAAGTGTACAATACTTGACGGGCGAACAATGGAGTGTGATACAGACTATAGAGTAAAAGAACGCTTATTTGCTTACGAAATAATTGCATTACTTCCGCAAGAAGTTAAGTACGTTTGCATTTCAGGAGGCGAACCTATGATGCATCCATTAACATCACTTGTTGATATACTTCATAATGCAGGAAAAGAAATCCGACTTGAGACTTCAGGAACAATTCCATTAAATAAAACCTTTACTAGTTTCGATTCTCACGCATATATATGGATTACATGTTCACCAAAATTTAAGGCTTTGCCTGAAATGTTAAAGATTGCAAATGAAATAAAATTACTTGTAGATGAAAAATTTGATCCTTATCAACTACCTGAAGAGATTTTAAAACATCAGCTAGTATGGCTGCAACCAATTAACTTTGAAAATAAAGTTAATATGACGAATCTCAAATTATGTTTAGACTGGCAGAAGAAATTTCCAAACTGGAGAATTTCGGTTCAGATGCACAAGATTATGAATGTAAGATAAAAGGCGGTAGCACTACGTTTTTACTATAAAATTAAAGGAGAAATAACACAATGGCAGAGTCAACAGTAGTTGCTAAAACTAACATTAAGCGTCAAGAAGGTTTTCGCTACTTTATTTCTGGTAGTGATGTTGTAGCACAAGATAGAAAAACAAAGGATCGCACAGTTGTAGCTTCAGGAGCATTTGTTCCCGAAAAAGGATTCTTCTACTTCCTGACAGCTGACGGAAACGTTGCAAAAACAATTCGCGTAACACGTGGTAAGAAAGTTATACAGGCGGCTGCATAATGAATTTAGGTGATAAAGTTAAAGATCGTGTAACTGGTCTTACCGGAATAGTTGTAGCTTATACAACATGGATAAACGGTTGTATTCGCTTAACTATTCAGCCACAAGAAATTAAAGATGGTGAACCAGTTAAAACATCGACTTTTGATATTGAAGAATTATCAATTGTTGAAGCAGGTGCCGTGCAACCAAAGAAACCAAACACAAACGGTCCAATGCCTAGTGTTAGAGGAGATAGGTAACCAATGGAACAATTTCAATACGATCCCTTAACAACTGAGCATCTTCAACGAAAACATCAAAGTTTCGTCGATCAGCTTAAAAATGAAGTAAGAGCTGAAGCAGAAGAATCCGTTGTAAAAACACTTAGTGAACGTATTGAAAGAGAGATGAATCCTGACATGAGAGTGCTGGAGATCGAATCTTCGATCAAAAGCACTCCGTCTCTTAAGGCTCGAGAAATTAACGACATACCTAACTCGTTCGAAGAATTCTTAGTAAAGTATGAGATAAAATAATGACCATAACAAAAGAAGACTATCCTCCTGTTCCTCCTCCACCAAATTTAAAGTCTTTAGGAAGTGGGGATACGAAGTACGAAGTTTACTACAATCCAACACTTCTTGAATCTTTTTCAAACCCTCAGCAGAAGCACGAGTACACAATTGAAATAAAAGCTCCTGAATTTACTTGTCTTTGTCCAAAAACAGGACAACCCGATTTTGCGACAATTGAGATCACATACTCACCAGATACGCTATGCGTAGAGAGTAAGAGTTTAAAACTATATCTATTCTCTTTCCGTAATTCAGGAGCTTTTCATGAAGACGTAACAAATCGCATTGCAGCGGATTTGTTTAACTTCTTACGGCCACACTGGATTAATGTAATAGGCAGGTTTTATCCAAGAGGAGGAATTTCCTTTCAGCCTCATGTGAGACTTCAAAAGGAAATGAAGTAAATGGCTCTTTTGAAGATCTTCTTAGCAGGTGACGGTATGCTTGAAGGTATACCGCGCGAGAATGTTATCATAGCAGATAATGATATAAAGATAGGCGGTTTAGCGGGAGGGATGACGTCTGGTAAACCATCTATATCATTTGCTATTACTTTACCTGATGGTAAAGTTGTTTTTGCTGAAACATCAATGCGTTTGTTTCATACAGCGGCAAAAGCTTTTGCTTCAAAGTACGGATGGCAAGATGATTCAGATTTTGTTGTTGTAGATGGAATTAATAGGGTGTAGTAATGCTCATTCATATCGGGCACAAAACAGATCCTGCCGACTTAGATAGATTATTTACACGATTTTTCGCTGCTGTTACGCGGAAGACGATTAATTACAGTCTCTTTACAATTACGCCTAAACCCCTTGTAGTAAGTCCAATGATCTTTCGCGAACTAGATTGTCCTGAAAAGTGCGGAGCATGTTGTAAGCGATATGCTCTTAATTACTTACCTGATGAAACTAAGCGCGTAAAGGAGGCTACACTTGAGTTTAAAGTAAAAGTAAACGAAAAAGAATTTCTTCTATTCTCAGATCTACAGCAGGATCATACAGGTGATTGGTGTCGTAATCTGGATGTTGTAACAGGCAGATGTATGCACTATGAAGAACGAGCTTTTGAGTGTGACCTTCCTCCACTACAAGTAAATCAATACAAACAACACAACTTACTAACAAGTCGTGGGCTCGGCAGAGCGTGGGCCTTGAAGAAGATTGATGGAACAAAGGGGGCACTTTCAAAGATGAAACCTCTTAACGACATATCGGTAGCTGATACAAGAAGGAAACTCGACAGGTTAAAACAGTGGGCTGATTATTTCACTCTCGATACGTGGATGCCAGAAATTGTTGCGTGGGCAATGAGCGATCCTTACAAAATTAGAGAGTTGAGATTAGGATTTTAATGCTTGATCAAGGACAATACGCAGAGCGCAGACGAAGATTAGCTCTTGCAGGAGTAAAAGCAGCCCTATCATTTGCTGATATAGATAAGAAACGTTTTGATAAAGCGATGGTTCAAAAGCTTGCTGAGATGCAAGAATATTTGCGAACACTACCCAAAAATTCTTCTTACTGGCCTAGTAAAGAACCTCCCAAGATAGAGGACACTTCAGTGTTCCATATTACTGAACATGGAAGTGCAAGGGCAGAAGGAGATTACGTGCATGGCTAAGCGCAGAACTGATCGTGTGTGGATCGGTTATAGAACAACAGTGGGTGATCTTAGAACAATTGCGAAAGTTAAATCAGTGGTACCCACTAGTATTGCGATATTTGATTCTCGTGAAGAGGCTTACGAATGGCTAATGAAACCACTTCGAAAGATGAAAAAGAGCAGTTAAAAAACTCTCCAGTTCCCTTAACAAAATTCTTTTCAACAGGCAGTACTTTACTAAATTTAGCGCTCGGTGGAGGTTGGGCTTGCAAGCGTGTTTTTAATCTTGTAGGCGATAGAAGCAGCGGAAAGACTTTGCAAGCGTTTGAGGCATTCGCAAACTTCAAACGTACCTTCGGACCTAATTGTGATATGCGTTATGGAGAAGCCGAATCGCGCTTCGAACGTGACTTTGCTGAAAGTATAGGTTTCCCTCCAGAAGTAGCTCTTCCAGATGAACCACTTGAGACAGTTGAAGACTTTCAGTTTGATTTTACAGAGTTTATCAACGGTGATCCAAAGAAGAAAGAAAAAGATAGAAAAGTAGATGATACAAGACCTAAGTTATACATTCTGGATTCTCTCGATTCATTAAGCGATAAAGATGAACTAGAGCGTTACGGAGAGATTAAGAAACGCGGGGATGAAGAAGGCGGAAGTTATGGTACAGCTAAGGCTAAGAAGATGTCAGCTTTATTCCGTGTGCTTGCTCGAGACATTACTAGAGCTAATTGTACACTAGGGATTATTAGTCAGCTTCGTGATGCAATTGGTGTATCTTTCGGTGAGCAATCTACGCGCTCAGGAGGGAGAGCACTTAACTTCTATGCAAGTCAAATCGTTTGGCTTAGAGAAGAAGGTAAAATAACTCGTCAGTCATTAGGCGAAGAAAGACCGGTTGGCGTAGACGTACTCGCTAGAGTTAAGAAGTGTAGTGTAGCCATGCCCTTTCGCGAAGCTTCATTTAGAATTATTTTTGGATATGGAATTGATGATGAAATATCAATGGTGGAGTGGCTCCAAAGTAGTGGTGCTTATCCAAAAGAAACTGCAAAAGCTTTAAAAGATCAAATAGAGACAGCACGCGAAAAGCAAGATTATGTTTTGCTCGACGAACTACTTGCAAATATTAAACAGGATGCTATTACGCGTTGGACTAAGATTGAGCAAAATCTTGCACCATCAATAAGGAAATACAGATGAGAAAAAATGAAGAAGTAGCTAATCCAAATAGTTGTTTTAATCGAGCTGGAGATGATGAATTAATGTTTGTTCTCCTTGCACGAGATCCTGCCGCGCAAGTAGCAATCTTAGCATGGATACAAGAACGTATTCGTCTAGGTTTAAATACACTTAACGATCAGAAAATGCTCGACGCAATTGAGTGCGCAGCGCTTATGGAAGAACAAAGAAAGAACATACTTAAATGATAGTACTCGATCCTGGACATAGTTACTTACTTGATAGTTATGACGGAGGTCTTCCCCAACAGCTTGATTTTATGAAGCGTGAAGGAGACGGTTATCCAGGAAACGTAGGAAGCCACTCCGGAACAAATATTCAAGATAACATCCGTGCACTCATACATAGATTTCGTTATCTCAACAATCAACATCAGCATATTAACAACGATCATTCTATTAGATTTTTACAAAACGTACTTTGGCTGTTAGAAGATAGAGCAGCAGAGCGGCACGGCTTCGCTCCACATGACATTGACTTTAGACCTGATGACATTGAGAATGAACTTTATTGCACAACGTGCGGACATATTCTTTGTCACGGGCATGAGAAGAATATATGACGAAACAGTTTACGATATACAAAACAACTAATATTATAGATGGATGTTTTTATATCGGTGTACATAACTGGTGGCAAGGAAGAAAACTAATAATAACTTCCGGATTGGAAGTGCATCATGCGTAGTGGAGGAGGAAAAGCTAAAGGTGGAGGTTATGAAAACGATGTAAGTGAGAAAATCAGTCTCTGGCTCTCCGAAGGCGTTCATAAAAAATTACTCTGTCGTACGGTCGGATCAGGCGCACAGTTTACAAACTATAACAAACAACTAATTTCAGCAGGGCAAGCAGGGGATCTGATGGCACAAGATCCTCTTGCTTTTGATTTCTGTTCTCAGTTTGTTGTTGAGTGTAAATTTTGGAAAGATCTAGAAATACACAACTTTCTTTTTCGTAAAGGTTTACTCTACGATGCGTTACTAAAAGTACAAAGTGAAGCGGAAGGATTAGGTAAGATGTGGTGGCTTATTGCGAAACAAAATCATAAACCCGATTTGCTTTTCATGCCTATAAATGGTATGAAATATTGTTTCGATGAAGTTTTTGAAAATGTTCCTGAAACTTTATCTTTCCACAAGATATTCAACGGACAGGTATATATGTTTAGACTGGAAGAATTTGTTAAAGAAATTCCATCTAAGGCATACTTGGGTAAGTTGTTAAGGACAAGAGAATGATCCGCGAAATCCTGCCTAATTGTGGTTCACAAACTCTTGAAGTAGTTTTAACAACTTATCGTATGTGGCACTGTTGGGATTGTGGGTTAGAATTTTCAATGAAGACTAGAGAGCGACCTAAAATCTGTCCTCGTTGTTTAGTGGTGTATGAGGATGCAAAGTGTGTAGAAGATGCTTTTTAATCTACTTAATTTTTTGTTCGGATGCAAACATGAACATACGAGTCGTGTTTTTACAATAAAACAAGAAAATCGCTCGTACATCACCTGTTTATGTTGTGGAGCTGAATTTGATTATTCATGGGATAAAATGCAAATAACTAGAAAGTCGTTTCGACTTAAACCAACGCATAGAGATTTTGTACCTGAGCTAAAAAGATGAACAGATTACTCTTTACAGATCCTCATCTAACAGACAATCCACTGGAAGCTTACAGATGGAATATTTTTAAGACGTTAGAAGAGTTAGCTATTAAGCATCAAGTTAGTGAGATTGATTGCTTAGGTGATCTTGTAGACAGAAAGGATTACCACTCACGAACTCTTATTAACGGAGTGATAGACGTATTTAGTCATCTTCAATCTTTTACAAAAGCAGATATAAAGATCATATCAGGAAACCACGATGCACCAACAACAGGATTATATTACTGGAAATTTCTTAACAAACTAGGCATTAAATACATTCAAGAACCGGAGTTACATGATGGCGTGTATTTCCTACCGTTTACTTCTAACCCTGAGAAAGATTGGGAAAAGCTAAATTTCAAAGGAGTAAAGACGTTATTCATGCATCAGTGTGTTTCCGGGTCACTTGTAGAGAATGATAGAGTGCTGTCCGGTTGTACTCTGCCATTATCAGTAAATAACTTTATTATTTACTCAGGAGACATTCATCGTCCACAAACTGTTGGAAACGTAATTTACATCGGTACGCCGCATCCGGTAAAATTTAGTGAATCGTGGCCTAATAGAGTAATACTTATTAAAGATGATTGCTTTGCCATGCCTATAGATATATGGCTTGATACAACAAAAAGAGCAATCTTAGATATTGCATCTTCACAAGAACTCATGACTATGCCTTATAAGAAAGGCGACCAAGTTAGAATAAGATATCATCTAACAGGTAAGCAACTTACGCAGTGGCCTGAAGAACAAAAAGTGATAACTAAGTGGGGAAGTGATCGTGGGATTCATATAGCTTCTACTGAAAGTATACTCATCGGTGATGGAGTAAAGGCTAATACTAACAAGAAAGTAGAACAACTCGAACTGATGAAACCAGCGGAAGTTGTCCGTACATTCGGCGCAGATGAAAAACTTAGCAGCGATGTAATTGATATGGGTGTTGCACTGTTGGAAGGTATATAATATGCACGTTAGAGAAATTTTCCTCCACAATAAGTTAGAAGAGAACAAGATCGAGAACGAACTTCGCATAGCGATGCTAAAAACGCATCTTATGCTTATTGGTTGTGTAGAGTCAATAAATGAGGCACGTGCTACAGTTAATTGTACAACTGAAATACAGGCAGAACGTGAAGTAAGATTTGAAGACTAATGAAGTGCGCTCATAAATTTTACGACGATGGAAGCAGTCTTTGCCTTTGTATAGAGTGCGGAGAGCATGTTCCGCGCGAACTTACAGGTATGAATACTCAATCTACTCCCGGACCTTCATATTCAAATTCGCCCTACATATCAAAAGCTACTGCCGCTGACTTAGAATCGTTTGACAAACATCTTACAGGTACTGTTAACTTAACAGCAGAAAAGATTAAGCAATTGTCATCAGCAATTAAAAATGCCAAAGAAACAGCAGTATCTTTTACCACAAATGTTAACTGTACAAGTGCTAGTCCTAACTTTTCTAATTACGCATATATTCCTCCAGATAGTGAAATCGTAGAAATTGGAGCGTCTGGAGGACTTGTTCCTGGAAATACATCCTACCCCTCGCATTATAGCGGTGCAGTTGATAATTCTACTTCGAATGTAGGAACTTCAAATTCTTATACAGCATTACTTAAGGAAAAGCGCGAACTTGAAACAGAACTTCTTATAGCTAGGCAACACCTTGCACATGCAGCAAAAGCAAAAAATGCGATTCACGTAACAGTAGAAGAAGATAGAGAGATTAGATTAGAAGACTAAGATGGGGAATGAAATTAAAGTCACGATTAGTTATTCTCGCCTTAGGGCGCTTCCAGGAGATCAAGCTCTTATTCCCATTCTACAAGAAAAAGGTGTGCCCGTTGTTTGGAATAATACAATGGGCAGAATAGAAACAACACACGGATTTTTGAACTGGCAGGATAATGGCAGCGGCGATAGAATCTTTATTTACAATGGTCCTATTCCTCAAGCTGCCCCTCCTCCACCGCCCCCTGTGCCTGTAGCCAGAATCGAAACAAATATCGAGCGCGCTGTCCGCCTCGAAGACTAATTTACTCTGCTAATTGCCATTGGTTGCTTAGCGTTTGCTTGATCGTTTTGCTATGGCGTGTCTCTTAGGCTATGATGACGAAATGATGTAGATTAGATGAAGACTATTAAACCACAACGCGTAACGATTAAGAACTTTCGTTCGTTCTCTAGTGAAACAGTTGTGTTTCCTGATACAAATGGATTAAAACTTCTATCAGGCAATAATAAGGTAGATCTACGACTCGGAGCTAATGGAGCTGGTAAAAGTTCATTTTGGGATGCTGTTTGTTGGTGTGTAACAGGCACTAGCATAAAAGGTGCACGAACATCTTCTGTAATAAGTTGGGGACAGGAAACTACAGAAGTAGAATTTCATGTGTTTATAGATGAAACCCTATACAAAGTAAAACGTTACGGTCCTCCAATGAAGGTCGAAATAAACGACGTGATCGTAACACAAAATGAAGTAGATCAACTTTTCTGCTTATCTAAACTTCGTTTTCTTAATTCTGTTATCTTCGGACAAGGTGTCGAATTATTTCCGGATAAAGATACGTCGGAACGTGGCGCTCTACTTGACGAAGTACTCTCACTAAGCGTCTGGCAGAAAGCAACTGAAGCTGCAAGTAGCAAGCAATCCAGTCTTGAAAAAGTTTTGGAACAAAAGAAAACAGCACGGGCTTTTACTAACGGCAGTTTAAACTCATTAGCTACTGAAGAAACCTTATCAGCTGATATACAAACTTGGAATCTTGAAAGAGACTTGCGGCTTGCGTCACTAGATAAACAATCACGTGATTGGGCTGATGAAAAAGTACGTCAAGTAACCCTACTTGAAAGTCAAGCTATAAACTGGTTGGGAAAGCAACAAGAGCAGATCATTCATCTTACAGAAAGTATCGCTGAGTGGAAACAATCCAAAATGACAGAAGCTGAAGATAAACTTCAGCAGATAGAAGATCTTGAAACACGTCTTGCACCGTTAGAGTTTGAGTATGAGAACTTTGTAAGTAATCCTTTACAGGGACACATTCAACAAATGCAACTCCTTGTAAAAGAATTTGAAAAGATAAATAAAGAACAGACAGCAATCTTATATAAGACAACATACGATATAGCGAGTTGTGATACGGCAGCCTCCCTCTGGACACAAGAAACGTGCCCTACGTGCTTTCAGAAGATCGAACATGATAAGAAGAAGCACGAACTTGAGTGTGTTGGCAAGATAAAGAAAACTCTCGAAGACACTCGTGATAAAGCGCAGGCTGTTGTAGAAGTTAAATCTAAAGAAATTATAGACTTTAACTTACAGATTCAGGGTTGCATCGTAACAAATTCTCAACATAATGGTAAGAAGCAAATACTTGAGAAGGAGGTAAAAAGCCTAAAAGATCAGATTCGACAGATTGAGAAAGACGCTTCGGCGCTCGTTCGCGCACACGATAACGATCCTTACATAAAACAACTTGCAGTGCTCGAAAACGAAAACAATCCATTTACAAAGCAAATTGTAGATGTTAAGAATAAGAAAGATCCTTACGCCATACAGATGGCAGCAGTTAGTATCGAAGAAAATCCTTTCATAAAAAAACTTGAAAGAGTTAAAGAAGAAAGATCACGTTTACTCACACTGCTGGTAGCTCAAGAAACTGAGTATAAATTAATAGAATCACAAGTTATCGCCGCCGAATATTGGAAGCATGGTTTTAAACGCATTCGGCTTTATTTCGTTCAGCAGGTACTTGCTGTGTTACAACTCGAAATTCAGTCTGCAATAAGTGCGCTAGGGTTGACAGGCTGGAGTGTGGCACTCGCCACTGAAACCGAAACAAAATCAGCTACGATCAAGTTAGGTGTACAAATACATATTAGTTCTCCTACGGCACAAGGTACTTGGGATGTATGGTCAGGGGGAGAAACACAGCGCCTTCGCCTTGCTATTGCTATGGGATTAGCTAGTTTAATACATAGAGCAGCAGGAGTTAGATTTACATTTGAAGTGTGGGATGAACCATCATCATGGTTATCATCAGAAGGTATTGAAGATTTATTACAATCACTTCAGTATCGAGCAGAAGCAAATGATAAACAAATCTGGATCGTAGATCACAGAGCATTAGCGTTCAGTGGTTTTAAGGAAATATGGACTGTAGTAAAAGAAACAACAGGAAGTAAAATTTATAAGGTAAGTGAGCATGATGGCGATTAATAAGAAGTATAATGCCAATAGAGGTAAATCTAAAGCTCGAAGAAGAAGAATTTCACAAACAATTAAAGGTAGTTCTATGTTTGCTGAACTTGCCCGAATTGCGGCAGCGACAAAAATAGCAGACGACCAGGCAAAATCTAAATGAAATGGCAACGAAGAACAAAGTGGCTCATCGCTGTCACTGTCGCATTTACCGCGCTATACGCAAAGGTACTATTGATCCACCCTTTTATCTGCCTTGCGTGGATTGTGGTGGGGGTCCTTGTGAGTACGATCATTATAGCGGCTATAGATGGTGGTGGAAAGTACAACCGAGATGCAGAGCCTGTCATTCAGCAAGACATAGAAGAATCAACAGAGCAAAAAAGAAAGCGCAGTTAGTGAGGGACAAGAAGTGAGAAACGATTTATGCGTTTAACTACACCGAAAGAGCGTAGTTGCAAATACTGCGAGGACCGTTTTCTAGCTAACGATATTAAATCGTTTATATGCAATTTATGCTTAACACCCATAGAAGTAGAATGTTCCTGTGGATGCGGAACAAAAATTATAAGATTGTCGCACGAAGTAAAATCCGGACCTGTTTATAAACAAGGACACGGAACAAAAGGAAAAACATACTTAGGTATTTACGGAACTTCTATGCCTAAAGTAGGATATCAGCATGGCGAGAAGAATATAGCTAAAGATCCTGAAATAGCTAAGAAGATTTCAACAGCACTAAAAAATGGTGCACATTGGATTTTTCATTCTCCTGAAGTTGGCAGAAGAAAAACATCAAAAGTAGAAGATTTAGTTGCGAAATATCTTCAGGGATGGAAAAGGCAATATCATATCGGAAGATACCAAGTAGATTTTGCCTCACTAAATGAGAAGAAAATTCTCGAAGTTAATGGATGTTTTTGGCATAACTGCTCGATATGTGGATTTGATAAAATTGTAGATAAACAAGTTTTAGAGAAAAGTATTTCATACGAAAAACAAAGACTTAGCTTTATCAAAGCAAAGGGATGGGAAGTCGAAATACTTTGGGAGCATGATATTCCCTTATGGATAGCTAAGAAAATTCATAACAGTTTAATTACAGCTACTCGTTATCACGATTTCTCTTCAGGTCATAGAGTATATGGACACGAAGGGGCTTGCTCCCACGCTCATGGACATAATTATAGAATACACTTTACATGCGTTGCTTCTTCTCTAGATTCAATAGGAAGAGTAATTGATTTTGGAGTAATTAACACACTTCTATGCCAATGGCTAGAAACAAACTGGGATCATAGATTTTTAATATGGAAGAAAGATCCTTGGAGTAAAACATTTAAGGCTCTTGATAAAACTGTTGTAATTACTCCATTTAATCCTACAGCTGAAAATATCGCTAAATTTCTTGTTGAGCATGTCGGTCCAAAACAACTTACAGGAACAGGAGTGCACTTAGTAAAATGTTGTGTTGAGGAAACAAGAAAGTGCTCTGCAACATTTGAACTAACATCAACTACAATGTATTCCTTAGTTTATACAAACAGTGGGCTATTAGTTTTACCAAAGGAGCTAGAATGACATCTAACGAAATTAGAAATCAGTTTAAATCACTAAACAGTATGGAAGCTGCACTTCGTGTTGAGACGACAGCCCAGATCGCGGAATTAAATCAAAACTTCTCAGTCTTTTTTAAGTTAATGCTTGAACAGAAGAATGCAACAGGAGCAGTTCCTGTAAGCGAAGTTAAGAAAGCAATTCTCGCCGCTCGATAGTAAATGACCAAAATATCTAATGCTGCTCTCGAAGAAGCAGTACTCTGCCTTTTGGCATTTAGTGCAGAACACGCAGCTACGGTTGCATTAAGAATACGCGATAATTCTCTTTTTACAAACAAACAAACACAAGATATAGCAAAGACATCGCTTGCATATATCGAAAAGTATTCCATCGCCCCCGGTATGCAGTTGGAGTATTTACTCGAGAGCGAACTTCGTCGCGGAGATGAAGGACGTGTTTTAAAACAAGAGATAGATTTACTTCGTAAGCAATCCATATTAATCCAACCGCAGTTTATTATTGAACAACTCGATCACTTCATCGCTATTCAGCAGCTACAGAAAACACTTGAAACAGCAACAGATTTAGTTGATCAAGGCGAGCTCGAACAAGCAAAAGAAGCTCTCTACAAACAAGTATCAATACAAACAGAAGGATCTAAAGGGATACAGTTATTCGATCCTGGACAAGCATTTAGATTTCTGGATAAGAATGAAGAACATGAATTTTTCTCATCAGGAATAGAAGTATTTGATAGAAAGGGGATCAGACCTGAACGTAAGACACTAATGTTTATCATCGCGGCTGCTAAGAGGGGAAAGTCTTGGTGGCTAACAGACGTGGGAAAAGCAGCGATACAACATCATCATAAAGTACTTCATCTAACACTTGAATTAAGCGAAGAGAAGACAGCAAAACGTTATATTCAAGCTTTGTTTAGTTTAACAAAAGACGAGGCGCAAGAAGTACGTACTCCCTACTTTCAAAGAGACGGGGAAGGTGGAGTTGTACTTAGTTTTCGTGATATTATTAGAGACTCTGTCATTGCAAAGAGAAAAGAAGTTAGTCGTAAGTTACTAGCAATGGCAAATAGTTTTCCTCCATTTCTAATAAAGGAATATCCGCCCGGGATGTTATCAACTGAGCAGTTATGCTTGTATCTTGATTCTCTTAAGCGTGGCGCCGGACATGAGATTCCCTTTGATCCAGATATCATCATCGTTGACTATGCGGATTTAATGAGGATTGATTCTTCGATTCTTCGTATTGATACAGGTAGACTCTACAAGGAACTTAGAGGAATTGCTGTTAGTAGAGATAAAGCACTTGTAACAGCTAGTCAAGGTAATAAAGAGTCTGACGAAGCTAATCTTGTGGGAAAGAAACATATTGCAGAAGATTGGTCGAAAATAGGTACAGCGGATAACGTTATAACGTATAGTCAAACTCCTGAGGAAAAGCGTTTGGGGTTAGCTAGAATTTACGCTGCTGCTGGAAGAGATTCAGAGGATGGATTTACAGCACTAATTTCACAGAACTACAGGATAGGACAGTTTTGTTTGGATTCTACTGCGATGACAATGGAACTGGCAAATCAACTGCAGCAAGGGAGTGAAAATGGATGATGAGTGGATATGTCTTAAACACGGTGTAGTTAAGAAGTGGAGCGCCATGTCGGGTTCGAACCGACGCACGATTTTAAAGAGAGCCGCTGGATGGAATCGAACCACCGACCTGCTCCCTAAAAGGAAGCTGCTCTGGATACAGCCCATCTGAGCTACAGCGGCATATCTGGTAGGGCGGGAGGCACTGAAGCCCCTAGCTAGCGCGCTAGCCCGCCCTATATGGTGCCCAAGGAAGGACTTTAACCTTCAGCCATCCCGTTTAGACCGGGCTGCTCTTGCTGTTGAGCTACTCGGGCACTGGCTCCCCTGTCCTCAGTTAAGAGACAAGCTGCGCGGATTGGCTGGTCTATACAAGCGACGCCGTTTACCGCAACGGTTCCAGGGGAATAAAGTCTATAGTTCTTCAAAACTTGACGCTTCTCTCCAGTAATCGGAGCAGTAGCAATTGAAGTAAAACCTAAATCAAAATCTGGTTCGACCCACTCGTAGTGAGGAATTTGATTAGCTCTAAGCTTCTGCGCCACACGAAGAAGAGCGTTTAAGTCGGGCACACCAATAAGTACGATATTGGGCACGCACTCTTCCGGGCGAATCGAAGCCATCATATGAGTGGCGTGATTGGATTGAACAATTTGGTGTTGAATTGGTAGATCTTGGCGGACGAAGAGATACACGTATTTATCGGCAGGATTCGGGGCGTTCTGATTCATCTATGTCATAGCGTAATAATATAAAAATTGAGGGTCCAATGTCAAGCTTTTCTTTAAAATAAAAATGGGCTACAAACCCTTCCAGGAGCAGTTTGTAGCCCTTCAAGCGTTGCCTCCCTAAGCAACGAAACTTTTTGATTTTGCCCAGAGTGCTAACTCTGTTCTGCAACCCATTCCTGTTTTATCATATATAGTGCGGAGATAATTTTTTACCATATTTTCTGATAAATGGAGTTCTTCGCTAATCTGTCGATTAATTTTTCCTTCTACAACAAGATTTATTATTAGTTTCTCTAGCTTTGTCATATTTAAATTTGTCTGTTCTTTTTCTACATCGTCAATTAATCTTACGGCTAACTTTACTCTTTTGCATTTACCTGTGATATTGTATATTGTAAATAAAGAGTGCATGTAAGCTTTAACTGTTCTTTCAGTTGCATGTAGTTCTTCTGAAATAACAGCGTTAGAAGCTCCCGTTAGAAGAAGATCTTTTACACGAGCTAATCTGTCGGATCGTGTCTTCTTTTGCCGCTCTGCTGCTACGTTTGTTAGCATGATGAGAAGATAAAAAACCGGACAGTATTTAGCTGTCCGGTTTATTAATCAGTTATGAAATCTTACGGAGTCGGCGTACCGAACTGAACTGTCTCAGATGTGGCAGCAGACGCATTAACAGTAACTGTATCCTGCGAAGTTAGATTATTTACTGTGTCCTGTAAACTAACTTGACTTGTTGCAGGAAGAGTTCCTGTAAATACTCCCTTGTTGAAACTAAACGTTGGGAGGTTAGTTGTTGGATCTAAGGTGAACGCAAGAAGTGTTGGATCCCCAACACTTGTTGTAACTTGCGTGGTATCAACTGTAACAGCTTCACCCGCAGCATCAACCGCTGCGATACCTGTTACCGGGATTGACTGTACATCTGTAATTGTTGCTGGCATTTGTAATTTCCTTTCGCATTTAGTTGTGTAACATCTATGGTTTTGGTGCGCCCCATACAATTGTTTCTTGTACAGGAACACCTATCCCAATTGCTTTTTTAATAGACGCAAGATCCTTATCTACAGTATCAAATCTTGTATCTATATCTTGTTGATAAAGCTGCTGTTGTTTCTGTATTTGCTCCGCAATTTTGTATAGAGCAACTAGTTTATTGTACACTTTAATAATCCATGCAAGGACTGACATTTTGTCCTTTCTTACAACGCCGCTAAATCTTGCTTCAGCTGATCTAAGTTAAAATTATTCGGGGCTGATTGAGTTGCCTGATTAATCCAATCCTCAGTAAGGACTGCATAAGCTTCGTCACAATACTTGTTAAACCAAGCCCAATTAATCTGTTGCAACTGTCCCCAAGTTACACTTGTACAACCATCCGCTCCATAGCCAAATATAGGAATAGAATGGCCGCCATCAATACCACCATCAGGTTTAACTATATTCCATGATTGTCTGTTATCTGTTTGAGTCGATGCAGAATTCGGTAGCATCACACCGATATCAACGGCTCCAAACAACCAGATAGCCTGCTTAACCACTTCAATATTTGTGTGGTCAATTTGAACCCATCCAAGAATCTTATGCCCTGCAATACCTGTTGTTCTCCAATAGTTAAGAACATCAGTTATAGCTGCACCGTTATCATTGATTGGTGGAGGTCCAACGTTAAAGCCTGTTATATCACTATATTCCTGAAGTACCTGTTGTGTGGTTGGTACTACCATTGTACCTGTATGTGCTGTTATAAGCATTAACATATGCGCAATAGCAGCACATGTACAATCACCATACAGATCATTTGCATCCATCCCCCAAAGTTCTTCTGGGATTTTATACTCTCTATATATTTTTGCAGGTGCTTGAGGCAGAGCAAAAGTATATTTAGAGAGTTTTAGTGTTTTAGCATTTTGCTTTGGAGCGAGCTTTCCTAACTTCCTGTTGCTCATTTAGATTACTCCTTACTTCTTCCCTAGGGTAACAATATGAACGGCACCGTATGCTGTTTTCTTCGCAGCTTTCTTTGTTGCTTTTGCTACAGGTTTTGCGATATATTGTCGTGAAGCATAGGTTCCTAAACCAAGTCCTACGCCTATAAACAATGATTTACTATCAAGCTGCGATGCATACATCATAGGTGATAGCGTTAGCAATAAAAGTGTTAGTTTTAGTTTCATGTGAACTCCTACTTCAATTTACAAGTTGTAACATTTACGCCCTTAGAACATATATTCTTATTCCAATTTTTCTTAAGTTGTTGCGGAGTAGGAATAGAATTCTTAACTGTTCCGGATTTTGACATTCTAGAGAATCGCGCCTTCATTGCATTCGGAGCTGATCCCGGAATCTGTAAAGCAATTATGTCAAGTGTTGTAACAATAGCAGCTACAGCCGCGCCAACGATCAACTCATCTGTAGGATTAACAAACGTTAATGTTTGCATTAATCCTGATAGTTCACTTCCTGCTTTATCGAATGCTGCTGCAACGGCCTGCAATGTAGTAGCTGATGGATTAACATTGTAAGCTGCAATAGCATCAGTGATAAGGGTTAATGCTACTGTGGCAGCGGTAGATACTTGTTGCGCAATCGCACTATCAGCAGGATTCACAAGATTTAAAATATTTACAGCTTCTTGTGAAAGAACAGGTAAATCACTCTGCGCAATCTGTAACCATGTTTGTGTTTGTTGAACACTACAACTCCAGGCTCCCAGCATAACGACTAGAATCGGGATTAGGAGTAGTGATGTTGCCATACGCGGAATATCGTCAATTTCTACGTTCCTAAATTTTACTGTTAGTGTATTCATTTACTTCTCCTTTTGTATTTTAATGTAGTTTAGACAAAGTGTCTTGTTATTTTAATTCCATCAAGAAGGCGTCACATGCAGATATAGCGCTACCTACTTCATACCCTAAAGCGCCATTACCCCCAGCATCTGTAGAGAATAGAACCCAATGTCCATCCGGACTTATAGATTGATGCGCTGTTTGGCAAATATAGTAAGGAGACATTCCTGTATTTAATGTTTGCCCCTCTCTCCAAGCTTTGCCATTAGCTACAGGTTGAACCATTGTGATTTCATTCTGGTAAGGTCCGTTAAATGGAGGACCAGGTACTTTTGTTACAAGTGACGTAACGATTGCTATTGGCTGCGCACTTGTGCTATCAGCATTATTCCAAGATCCTTGCATGTCATAACCGCAACAGGGAAGTGTAATTAACTTTGTTAAAGGTGTTGAAGGATTTAATAGATTGTGCAATTCTAGCTTTTTGCCCGCAGCATGTTGATACGCTGAGGCTGAATGTCCTCCGCATTGATAAGGACCGCATGGTCGAAGATGCGTAGTAACTTTTCCTGATGAATCATACACTTCCCAAAAGTAAGGATCATTACCAGCGCAATCTCCTGCTTTACAACCTGATGTCCCTTTCGCACCTTTAGTATTGTCATTAACTGAATAACCCAAAGATACGACTCCAGGCATTTTTACAGAACCACCATCATGAACAACAAATCTATCGGCTAGAGGCTTAGATCCATCATCAATAGTCCCGAGTACTTTTCCGTTCCAGTCTGTTACAACTCCTGTAAGTGTATTTAACGATGCACAGCCTTTACTTTTCTTCCAGTACACTACAAGTCCACCAGATCCTTGTCCGCCATTATTTGAATAAATGGAAGTAAACTCTGTATCGCTCGAAGAGATCGACCAGGAACTTACCCATGTAACAACATATCCTGTAGGCAAACACTTAGCAAAATCATATACTAATGTTGATGAATATGTTAACCAGCTATTTGTTGAAGTAAGTTTAGCAACTTGAGTTTTATTCTGCCGCTGAAATGCACTATTTGCTTCATTGTAAGAAAATTCAGCAGGACCGTTTTTAAATACGGTAGCGGTTGCTTTGGGGAGCTCTTTCTTCGGATCAAACGCAATTATCTTCGAAGCTCCGTTAGAATTCGATACCATAACAAACTTTGAATCCTTTGAAAAAGGATTTTCTTTCCCGGCTTCAACAGATAAACCCGAGGCAGCATTCGGCCATGATGTTCTATCTGTTAAACGAATCATACAAATTCCGTTGAAAGCAGGATTACACCATTTCTGTCCTATACCTGTTGAACCCCACTTAGGCATTGGAGCAGGAACCTGTGTTATAGCTTGATCGGTTCTTGCAACTGTATAACTTGTTGGCGCCCCTTGCACTGTACTGGGTTGAGGCTGTTCGGGTGCGAGTGTTTTATTTTGTACAAGTTTGGCACTCGATTGTTGCGCGGGTTTTGTACACGATACGATTCCAATACAAATACATAGCAATGCTGTAACTAACTTCCACTTCATACTGCCTCCCTATGTTACACAAAATACAATCGGAAATACTTTTCGTGTTGTTGGATATACTAAAGTACTTGCCGTTTGAAATAATCCTTGATTTCTTCGTATCACAGGCTTAAAACCGAATCCAGGATCAGTAAATGTAAGTAGCTGTGTTGCAGGACCAAAAAGTCTCGTATAAGCAACTAGTGTAATGTCTTGCGAAACTCTTACATTTGGTTGTCCTGAAAAAACAACTAGTGTAATGTCTTGCGAAACTCTTACATTTGGTTGTCCTGAAAAAACAACTAGTGTAATGTCTTGACTATTTCTAATCGCCATTTGTTATGTTTTCTTTGGACCGAATGTAGCCGCATTATAATTTGAACCAGTCCATGTTGCTGATGTATGAGGATCTAGTTCGATAATGTCTTGATAGTACTGGTACGAAGCTCCAAGAGAAATAGCTGTCGATGTTTCAGTAGTCGCATTTGAAATACAAACTTGATTCATTGTTGCTCCGCCGCCAGCATCATCCCGGGCTAGAGAAACATGAACTACACCATAAATTGTACCGATTCCTGGTAGGGTTTGATGAGCAAAATCATTTATATCGCCTGAAGAACTGTCTAGTATAAATGTAGCATCACCATTATTACGCGTTCCAACAGCGCCAAGTTGATAGCCGTCTACAATACCGCCATGGATACCGCATTGCGTAATAGCTTGGAAAGCTGCCGATGCAGAAACAGTTTCGGCTATCCCATTCGGATTCGATAACGTTATTGTTGTAGTTGATGATAAATCACATAAAAATGTCCCATTATTCTGTGCGCTATGTGTGACAAATCCTGATACAATAAAGTAGTAGCCTTGGTAGGCATTGGTAGCTTCTCCTGTTGCAGTTGTTGTTCTGTTATAAACAGTTGTGCCGCCTGATGTATTATTACATGATGACAAAGCAAACGGAGGAGGAGAACCTGCTCCGCCATTGTTTGTAGCTTGCGACCAATCCGAATGAACTCCAGCGCCGTTCGGATAAATTTCTGCAACTGTTATATCACCTAAATACGTATTATTTGGATTTGAACCGCCACCGCTACTTGAGTCAGTGTCGAGTACATAAAAATCCATAGCAGCTGCATTTGCTGCATTTTCTGTAGCAAATTGAACACCAAACCCTTTCGCTGTTGTAGTAGCATTTGTCAAACTCGAAGAGGATACAAATACTATTCCATTTACTCTAACTTCACAACTGCCTGTTCCCGTTATACTAAATGAAGCTTTAAATTCTATATAACTCCAGGTATTTGCAGTTAAAACGCTTGTACTAGTGCTTCCTATCGTTGTTCCATTTCTTGTGAAGAAAAGCTGGCCGGAGCCATTCATTCTAACATCGCATTGATTTGCATTCGAATTATCTAAAAAGACAATTAGTTGTTGATTGTTTGTAATCGTTGGAGAATAAAGCGCAAATCCAGCAACCATGCCATTATATCCTGAACCGCCTCCAAGATTGGGAGTTTTTAAGTTACTATTCTGCCCATAAGCATAAGTACTACCATTCCTAGCAATAGCATTACTAACAATGCCGTTACTAGAAGCGGATCCCCATACTCCTGCAACTCCCACTCCAGAGTTAAGATGGTATTGTCCGCCGGATTCAACAAAACGAATTGACATTAGTTGCTCCTACTTGCGTATATCGCCATGAAGAAACCTGCAAAGGCAGAATCAGAACTAGAAGGTGCTACGATACTAAAGCTATCTGAAATTCCGTTAAATGAAACAGCAGCCGTAAATGTTATTGTTGCTACCCCTGCCGATGTTATACTAATTGTTCCTATTGAACTTCCATTTTTATTTAATGTTACAGTTACAGTAGAAGTTGGATTAACTCTACTTCCAACAGTTGTACCTGTTAGATTTACAGGGAAAGTAACGGTTCTTGGATAAATTGTGTAAAATAATTCTTGATTTGCGGCATACGTTCCAGCAACAATTGGAATATACATAATGGAATCGTTTACTCCACCTGGACTTGTTCCTCCACCTCCCCCTGAACCGCCTCCACCAGAGAAAGCTAATGATGTCAGAGTACCTACACGAATATAGCCGGGCGTATTCCACCGTGTCTGGTTTAGATCAGCATACGTGTTAAGAAGAGAAGATGCGCCAAAATCTCCTACCAACCCAGGATCATAAATTGTAACCCAAGTTTGTTCGCCACCTAGCGGATTAGTAAACGCAACGATTCCCGCATCTCTTGCAGCATATTTCACAGATGATCCACCTGAATAAGTCGTTGTAATAGGTGGGAAGTATATATCTGCTGATGTAGTCCATGTAGAACTATTTGTATCAACACCAGCCCACCCTCCACTCTGGCCTTGGTAAATTGTAGGTTGTGGAGAAACAGTGTATGTGCCTTGCATCCATCCAACCTGACCTGTTGGAGTAAATGTATATGCAGAAACATCTTGTAGTTGCTGAGAACTACCTCCCTGAATATTAAATGAAGTAAACTTAAAGTAAAGCGTTGTTCCAATTAAGTTGTTTGGAAGATTTATTGTTACTACAATACCATCTGATAAAAACGAAAACTGACTGCCTGATGCATGTGAAGTAGGAGGCGTATTAAATACGCCGCGTCGAATAGGCGTAGATGTAACAGCACCCATTTCATATTTATTAGCAGCAGTTAATGTTGCAGTTTGAAATGACACCAATTCATAAGGAATTGTAAAGATATTACCGTTTGGATCTGTAAATGTTCCTCCGCCTTGTAAGTAACACAAAGAAGGAAAGAATTGATCTTGCTGTGAAGACGAAACACTATTGAGTGTCCCTAAACTCTCAGTTAAATCAACAAATAAACTGTCTGTGCTATCAGGGTCAGTATTATTAGGATATGTTGATGTTGATGTTACTCCCTGTGTTTGTCTATTTGTTACACCTGCAACTTGCGCATAAGAATTTCCTCCATCAGTGGACATCCAAATAATAGCGCCGCCCCAGTAGGCTCCGGAACCTGAAACACAAAATGCAATTGAGGGTCCTGTCGGTATAAGTTTTGGAACTGTTTCTAAAATTATAGGTGTATTAATATTTCCCGGATCATTACTACCATTCCCGGGGTTTTGAATAGCTTGCGCAGTTCCTGTCGCTCCCGGAACTATCGGACTGCTTGATGCATAGATGTATGGTTCAGCCGTAACTTGCAGTTCCATTTTTTTATCTAGCGATAAAGTTTTAATCCTTACAGGTATTGGATAAGAACTAATCGTAGATTCATCTAATGTAACTAGATCCATTGGTGTAAGGATTGTAGACCAAACGGCAGGAAGAGAAAATTTATATTCTTTTCGTTCTACTAATAATGTTCGCCGTAATAGTGGATACCCAACGGCTTGCGCTGTAGCTGCATTCGTTATATACGAAAAATTTCTCTGTGTAGAATTCATTGCTCCTTGGATAGTAACATCCATTGAATCTGTTAAGATTATAAAGTTATCTGTCCATTGAGCAGTAGCATCTTTAAATCCTACTTGAATTGAGTTGAAGTTATCTTTTGCTCTATCATAAGTTTCTTCAACGGGAGCTTTTCCTTTTACAGGCAAGAAGTTAGCTGATGTCAGATTAAAAAGTGGCCCACTTGCAGATAGGGCTACATAACTTGTACCATTCCCATAGTTACTAACTTCGCAGTAAGGAATAAAATCAAGAGCTGCGCCATCAAATACCGGGGCGCTATTTGCCACTGCAGCAAGATCGTCTAGTATTTGTGCTGCTATAGATTGATTATCTATAGCTCCTGAAATAAAGATGTTGTAAGCCATACAGTAGTTTCTTAGATTTGTTAAACCTAAACTTCCAGTTCCTCCTCCTCCAGAAAAAACTACTGCGTCAAGATAGATCTCATTAATAAGTTGACTTGCACTTCCTGATCCAAAGTTTACAATAGCTTGTACCTGAACATCAGTCATTGATGTCCCACTAGGAATTAAAACAGAGTCAGTTTGTTCGTTTCTGGACACATCTTGTCCTGATTGCGATGTTTCTGAATATATTGTAGTAAAGGATGATCCACCATCAATTGAATATTGAAGTTCTGCTAATCCTCCGGAAACAACTTTTGGAACTGAAGACAATATTCTTAAAAACGTATTAGTACTAACTGTTCCTGCGGGAAATCCACTCCAGGTTTCACTGACAAGATCATCAATAGCTACATTAGTAAATCCCGATGAAAACGTAGTAGGATCATTGTCATAAGCATTTGCGGGGTTTACATATCCCGGTACTGGTCCTCCTGAACCGGAAGATGTTGTTGGGCGATAAAATGTATGCGTTCCTCCACTAGTTCCGTTCAAATTAGGTTCATCTTTTAAGATACCCCCAAATCGACTATATGCCCAATAAGCATCAACTGTGGAGGGAATATAGCTACTAAATCCTAATCCATGCTGCCAAACAAAATCTACGTCCCCAGGTTCTCTATTGCCTGAGCAAATTAGGTCACAGATAATATCTGCAGGATTACAATCACCACTTGTCGTTTTAGCAATATACTGACCAGGGTCTCCAGGAGCCGCTCCTGGATTGTATGTGCTAACAGGTGATGAATTACCTAATCCAAATAAAGCTTTTACCTCATAGTTAAACTGAGGCAGAATTGCTGACGCGCCCAATGCAATATTAGCGCCGCCATCTCCAGAAAATTCTGGATATGTAAGAGGATTTCCTGAAGGTCCGACACCTAATACTCTTTCAAAAACTAATCCGCCATTTTGATAAGGAAGATTCCCACCACCTTTTTTACCTGATTGATTATTGATTAAACCGTTATTTCCTCCAACTTCAGCATAGTAAACAATAATCTGAGGACTTGTAACTGCAGATGGAAAAATTACTGTAACTGTTGGTTCTGTTGGATTATCATTATAGTATGCAAAAGGTTGTCCACTTAAAGAAATATTTCCGTAATTTGGCAATGGAAAGAAGGCGTTATATAGAGGAAGATACGATGTACCTGATAAATTAAATGCGTTTGTTGTAAATGGATCAGCATAATCGCTGTAGTTGATATTATATGCTGAACTATAAGCTACGCCCATTACGAGAATTAGATCAGAAGAATTGTTACTTATTGTAAAATTGAATTGCGTTCCTGTTCCTGATCCTGTAAATGTTTGCGAACTGTATGTTGCATAATACCAAACGCTACTTTCCCAGCAACTTACAAGACCTTCAAATGGACCATAACCAAGAAAGAAATCAGCGTTAACACTGTACCAGTTGGTACTTCCCGCTTTGCCTCCTTTCTTCAGAGAGTTTTGTTGTTGATGAACTTGAAAGTTTGAGTAGTAGATTAGGGTATGAGGACAACGGCAATGTCCAAATACATATTGAAGACATTGCCCCATAGCAGTATCAGATATTTGTAATCCGGTAACTCTTTGTGTCTGTTGGGCGGGCGCTTTAGTAGAAGCCATCTTTAATGCCAATCCTTATAAGAAAAGAATTTTAGTGTTCTTCCTGATAGGAACCAATTTGCTGTAGCATTTGCTTTAACTACTTTCCCGGCACCCACAGGAGAAGATTCTGCCTGAACAACCCAAGGCCATCCTACGATAATACCGCCATGACAAAATGTGCGTCCAAGTTTTGATAGAACTACATCTCCGGGAAGAGCTTGTTCTTTAGTAATATCAATAAATCCTCCATTATGGAGGCCATCAACGTATATTTCTACGAATCTCAATCCTTCTGGAGTCATTGTTTCGTGTAAATGCCACTGAGATGCGTAGTACGATGGAAAAGGAAGTTTTATCCCGAGAACTTTTTCAAACGTTGCTCCAACATGTGCACAATCAACTCCCGCTCCTTTTACACAGGCAGCGTGATGAAAAGGAGTTTTTATCCAAGATTCTGCTTCAGTACACACTGCCACTCGCTGATTAGTTACTTCTTCTGGCGACGACATGCAGATAACTCCTTCCGCAATTGCTTAATTATTGCTACAGCGCGTCTATTACGCATTCTAGCATAAAACTCTGAAAAACGTATAACTTTCAGAAGATACGCGGCATCGTAATATCCACCAATATGCGCTGGATCTACTCCAAAAGCTTTTCTGTAAATACGAAGGACACGACGTATTTTTGGATTCTTAAATCCTATTGTTACTTCCTCGACAAGTTCAGAAGGATATATCAAGTTTTTCTTCTCTCTGAGCTACACGTTCATCAATAGCTTTAACTGCATCAGAAACAGTTCGTATATCCTTAGCATCATTATCATGAATAATAATGTCATATCGTTCTTCAATACGAATAATAATTTCAACCTTGTCTAGCGAATTTGCACCGAGTTCTTCGGCTAGTAATGATTCTGGTTGTACAGCGTTTAATTCAACACCCAGTTGTTTAGCAACTATATTTTGTACATCAATTAATGTATCGGGCATGACAGGAAATGCTCCTTAGAGGTTATATTGATAATTCTGGAGGCGGAATGTAGGGGAAACCTTTTGGTGAACCTGCCAAACTTGTTTGACCCATTACAGGTATATCCGAAGGACTTGCCGGAACAATTGGCGGCTCGTAGAAATAGCACGTTACTGTACTACTACTTGTTGTTGAAGGGTTACCTCTAATCCTCCAAAATGGAGCAGGAGGCGTCGCTGTACCCCAAGGAACAACACCTCCACCAATATTTGATGTAAATCCTATGTAATAATCTCTCAATGCGTCTTCAGGAATACTTAATGTAGCTCCTATGTTAAATGTAATCTGTGTAGGTGATGTAACAGAGGCAATACTAACCCAATGTCCCGCATAAGTTCCTCCTGCTGCCGGCAAGAATGGAACAGCGCGGCAGTTTGGAGTAAATGTTTGTGTTGGAACTTGTGTTTGTTGAAATGCATCCATCAAGCTTGTAATACTTAGAATTAGGGAGTTCTTCGAGGCCACAACTTTTCTAATATAACCTCTAAACATTAAAACTGTTCCTAAAAAAGTTCCTCCTTTAGTGGGATCTGCTGTGTACAACGCTTGATGTATCCAAAAGGGAGCTTCATTAAACGCCCCCATTAGCATAGCTTGTTTCATCGTTAGTCCATTCGGACTAGTTACTGCATTTAATCCTGTTCCGCTATTCCCTGAGTAATTTCTTGTATCATCTATATACCAAGTAATTTCGACAGGATGATCTGCAAATCCAATATCGTAATCAATTGATGATGTTATATCAAACTGGTCAGGGAAAAAAGTAACACCATTATTCTGAAGTATTCCTCCTGAATATGATCCTAATTGTGTTGCTCCTGTCGCTGTAACCTGATATTTGTTTACGAAGATAGGAAAGTCTGTTGTAAAAGCAAAGTCAACAAAATTATTTGTTGCATTTGTGAACCAAAATCCTAACACCTGAAAACGAAACAAATATCGTGTAAAGAATGTGCGTCCTGCAAGTAATGTTGATTGAACTGATGATGTAACATCGTTACCTGTAGTTGAATCGTAAATTGAGCGCATTTTAGTGTTTTGTCTGTTGAATTTTTATTGAACTACATGCCCAAAGTGTTGCAACAAAATTATCATATTCTTGTGTATCATCTGAAAACTTACACAAATAATAGTAGTTATAGCTTGCTGTAACAGGATTAGTAGGCGTAGAAAGAAATGAAACTGAAATACCTTGATAAGGGCTTACGCCTTTTCCCTTAGCTATGTACATTGCTCTTCCTGTTAAAGCGAATGTTCTATCTATTGTATAGTTTAGAAGACGAACACCATTGGAATAAAAGGTGAGAGTTTCTTTATCTATTAGCTGTACAGCTTCAACCGTTAAACTTGTTGATGGCGAAGATGTTATAGTTAGAGGAACGGTTCCTATCGTACTAACAAGTTCACACGTATTATTTGTAACTATTAGTGGCTGTCCTCCTACCATCTGACCGTTATCTGTTACCGGTGCATGGATACCTGATGTACTCACAGCAATAGTAAACGCACTTATTAACGGGTTAATTCCAACAACAGTTGCTGCTGCTCTATTTAAATACGTCGCTAAAGAAAAACTGTTTCCGACAAGTATATCTCCAAGTTTAAGATTTGTAACAGGAGTGGCGCCATCTGTCGTTATAGCTACTAATCCGTTTGTAGGAACATTAACTGTTGTGACTACGAATGTACCTCCTCGCGCAGAATCAGGAGGTTGATAAGCAAATTTCCCTGCACCTTGAGCACTTGAATAGAAACTTGTTAGTTCTTCAATATCCGTGGCAGGAAAAGGAATAGTATAGAAAGAATTAGGTTGATTTGGATTATCTAGAAGTATCTCAAAAGTAAACTCCCAGTGCCATTCAGGATTTCTTGCTAGTATAACTACTGTAGATACGCCTGATGTAGACTGTTGAGGAATTGAAAAATACTTTGCTGATTTTTTTACACTCCATCCAACTCCACGAACTGCATTTAGAGGAAGATTAGTACTTTGACCCGCAACAACTATAGGTAATGTTTGGAGGAAACCATCAGAGGCTTTTGCAACAAGAAGTAAATCTTGATCTAAGCGAGCTCTTGCTCCTGTCTTCTGGACGGCTAGAAGATATAAATCCTGATCGAGTCGCGCAGCCAATTTATGTTAACTCCTTTACTCCGCCTGTTGTCAAATTAAAATTTGAAACTGTCCAGGGATTACTATTCGGATCAACATCCATTACCTGTTGATAGTACTGATAGTTCGTACTTAAAGATATGCTGTTAGAAACAGCAGTTGCTCCTCCCAATAGAAGAACTTGCGCGATTAGTCTCGTGCCAACATCATCTTTTCGGGCATAAGATAAATGCGTAATTCCAGGAATTAATGCGTTAGCCGTAGTAAACTGTTGATGAACGAAGTCAGAAATATCACTGGAAGTTGAATCTGAAATATATGTTACATCTTGATTCGGACGGGTTCCTACATTCGAAGTAGAATTATCAACTGCACCGCCATGAATACCTGGCTGAACTATACATTGAAAATCAATTGTTCCTGTTGTATCAATCTGACTTGATGCATTGGCTAGTGTTAATGTAGTTAATGATGATGCTGTACACAAAAAAGTTCCGTTATTTGCAGATTGGCCGAAACCGCTTGCTACAAAGTAATATCCTTGGTAAGCATTTGATCCTCCTCCTGTAATTACTCCTGTATAAACACCAGTTCCTGCTGCTACGGAGGTAATTAAGAAAGGTCCGACGTTTGGCGTCCATTGAGAATTTACACCTGCCCCATTCGGATAGTATTCTTGAACACTAATATCTCCTAAATAATCTGTATTTACTCCTGTTATACCATCTAAGAAATAAAAATCTCTGTAGTATCCTTGAGTAGCGCCTAGTGTTCCGTACTGTACGAGTCCCCCGTTTCCTGTAGAGGAGTTATCTAATCCCGTTGCTGTTAGAACAGGAACACCATTTACTCTAACTTCGCATGTCCCTGAAGTTCCTATTGAGAAGAAAGCTTTAAATTCTATATACTGCCATACGTTTTGGCTTAAAGCTATAGAACTCAATCCGCTTATTGTAGTTCCGTTTCTAGTAAAGTAAAAGAGTCCACTACTATTTACTCGTACATCACACTGACTCGCTATACTGTTTGTATAGAATGTTAATATCTGCGGTTGAATAACAAAGCTAAGTCCTGTGGGGTAGTAAGCAAATCCTGCGATAAGGGTTGAGTAGTTTGATGCTAACGAAAATGCAGATACTTGTCCTCCTGATCCAGTTGTTTGAACTGCATACGAACTTCCTCTGCCTGCAGGGGCACTATTTGATAAAGTAGCTTGAAATGTCGCGCCGAACACTCCAGCAGTAGTTATACCCTGATTAAAGCAAAAGTTACATCCCGACATTAAGAATTGCAACCCCATTAGATTCGCACCTGATCTATTTTGACTGTTGCTTTCCAAAGCATAGCCATAAAATTTTCAAATTCTTGTGTATCTTCAGAAAAGCGACATAAGTAAAAGTATTGGAATGATGCAGTAATTGGTGCTGTTAAAGATGTTACCCCGAATTGAGCAACAACACCCTGATAATCAGCGATCGTATTTGCAGCAGCAAAAGTACAACTACTCGTTACGTCAGTTCCGTTACTGTAGATTATAATTGTGGATGTATCAGGCAACTGAACAGATTCCACAGAAGTATTAATTGCAGGGGCCGCGACTAGTGTGTTTGGATAAGCGCCAATCGTATTTACTATTTCAATATTACCATCACCATCAGGAACACTTAGAGGTTGTCCGCCAACTGCTGTTCCGCTATCCGCAGTAAAAACATGCGTAGCAATAGTAATAGACAACGTAATTTTATTAGCTACTGTATCAAGACCTATTACAGTGCCATTTCCTCCATTTAAACCTGTTACAACACTTAAACCCGAAATATGTAAACCATCACCAAGTCTAAGTTGTCCGACAGATAATGACGAATTAATTCCAAGTACAGCTATATTTGCAGTCCCAATATAAACTGATGTTATTGTAAAACTTCCACCTCTAATAGAATCAGGTGGTTGATACGCAAATTCATTCCCCATACCTTCCATCCCACAATAAAATCCTTGAAGCATTTCAAAATCTGTGGCCGGGAATGGCGTTGAGTAAAAACTATTAGAATTATCAGGATTGTCTAGAATTATTTCATAACTGAACTCCCACTTCCAAAGAGGATTTACCCAATACTTAACTACAAGCGTGCGTCCTGATGTTGTTTGCTGACGTTCATTGCTCCATGTGGGAGTTTTTTTCACACTCCATCCTACACCTCTAAGAGGTTGGTTTGGAGTAATGAATGACTGTCCCGCTATAAGTGTAGGAAAAACAGGGAATGCTATTGACATAGTGTTAAGAGTGTTTTAGAAAATCCTTTGGGTTAATCAATCCGCGTCTTACTGCTCCCTCTACAATTTTGGATACATGTTTATGATTACGCGCAAGAATAGCTCCTACACCTTCTCCGTCTAGTGCTTGTACATCTCCTCCATGAAAATGTACAACAGGAGCAACTGTAGTATGTTGTGGCGAATCAAATGTATTATGTACGTCTGTCTTTAACGCGCTAGCGGTTGAAGCGATATTACTTGCTAATCTAGTTGTCGGTGTAATTCCAGATGCTCCCATGAACGTAGGAACAAATAAACCTTCATTTAAACTTGTTTGAATTCCTCGTGCCGTTTGCGTAGTTTGAAGATTTAAAGCGTTTCCTATATTCCTGATGTTCTTTTCTGTATGAGCAACTAAGCTTTCGGGAATTGTATCATTATCTTGAGGTTTACCGCCTTTTCCTGATGTTAGGTTTGCAGCTGTGGCAGCAACTGAATTAGCTGAAGTGGCTACTGAAGCAACACGTTCATTTTGTACTGTAGCACCAATTCTTCCATCTGTTGTATCTTCGTTATGTTCCGGAGAAACAACGTTCTTTAAATTAACATTAAATGAAGTTGGGAGAAGAATATCATCGTGATATACACCTGTCGGACCAACAAATCCACCACTTGCAGCTTTAATAGTCTTTCCTGTATAACCCATAGCAGAGAACGTTCCTGCCAACGAGGCTTGTGTTTCCAATCTCGAGACTGATCTTGTTGCAGAACTATGATCTATAAACTGGGCCGCGTTAGATTTTTCAGCAGTAGCTTTTGAAGCTATACTATCATGACTTTCATTACTAAAATGCTCTGCTCCAATGTTACCAGCATTAATTGCATGCAACAAATTAAGCATTCCAGGTTTGCCAACACTCTCAGCTTGAATTACGTATTCACCATGAGACAACAATGAGGGAATCGAATCGCTCGTTCCCGTTCCCGCTCCTTGAATTAACCCGCCTTCAGCATGTCCTGAAGTAAATAAAGCAACAATAGCGTGAATAATTAATGCTATTACGTCAGCGAGTACTTCAGCTGTGTGCGTAATAATAGCTGCTGTATCGGCAAGAACTGTTCCCAGATGAAGTGCATGTGCTGCTGACGATAAATGAACGAAAACAGCGTGAAGTACGTGCGCAATTGTTGAAGCAGTTACCGCTGCTGCATGTCCAATTGACACTGCAGTATCGTGAATTACAGCTGCAGTGTGAGTAAATATTGCTCCAATACTTGTAAAGAGCGAAGCTGAATGTGCGTGTGTTGCTCCTGTATCGGCAGTAGTAGATGCTGCATGAACTGCTGTGGTAGCAGTATCAGTATTTGTAACTGCTACGTTTCCTATCGTTGAAACCGTATCAGTATTCGTTATTCCTGTGTTAATAAGTGTAGAAGTTGTATTTGCGTTTTGTGTTCCTGTATTAAGTATTGTAGATGTTGTATTAGTATTTGTTGTACCTGTGTTAAGTGTGTTAGCTACTGTTGATTGTTGAACTGAAGGTGTATTTATCTGATGAGCTACGCTCGAATTGTTTACTGTTGCTGTGTGCGTCGATTGTGACGTAGTAGCAGTTTGAGTTGATGTATTTAATTGAGTAAGTGTACTAACAGCTCTTTGCAACGCAAGATTAAATTGTTGTAAGGCCACTACAGTCGATTGAAGAACACTTGTAAACTGTGATGCGCCTGCGCTTTGAGTAGCTCCTCCTTCTGTTGCTGTAACGGCTGAAGGCGCGGGCGGAGCATTTGTAGCTGCTGTAGGTGTAGTAGTTTGTGTCTTTGTTTGTATTGAAGAGTTTAACTGTTGGATTGCAGTAGTATTTGTCTGCTCTGCTGTAATTTTAGCTTGGTCGTTAGCGGCTGCGGTACCTCCGGGAGGAATGAGTCCCGATGTTCCTGGAGGTACATGTTGTACTTGGAATCCCGCCGTTATTGCTGATTGTTCTCCCCTTAACTGACTATCAATATCAGTTGCACCTGTTCCAAGAGGTGCCTCTATTGCAGGAAGATTACCCTCAGCAGCAATACCACTCCCAAATCGCGCTTCTATAGGCGTTAGTGGAGATGCTACTTCTGCGCCTCCGATACCGGTAAATTTCTGTGCCTCTAAAGTATTCGCTGCATACTCAGCAGAAGTAGCAAGTTGTTGAATCGGAGGAATTCCTGCTTCAATTGCTTCTGTTTGAGCTTGTTGTGCAGCTGTATCCGTTGTAGTTCCGCTACCAACAACTTGTTGTGTTAATCCTGGTGTAATAGAAGGAACTTCACCGGGACCAGCAACAGGAGGACCCAATCCTAATTTGCTAAAAGCTCCTTGAATAATATTTTGTACTTCATGTTGAATACTTGTGAAGAAAGGCAGTTGTTCTACCATCTTCAAAAGCATCTGGAAAAAATCATTCTCTAACTGAAGAGTCATGTGGTAAAAATCAACACTGATTCTCTGATTAGATGTAATAATCTGTCCTACGAATCCATTAAACGCTCCTGTGGCTTGATTTGTAAAGTTGGAAAGAGCTTGATATTGTTCATCCCACGATTTACCTGATGCAAGTGATTCCTGCTCGCGAATCTTCTGATTAAACTTATCCTGTTCTTCTGTAACAGTTCTAAGTGATTGCGCTAATTTATCAAGTTGACTTTGAAGTTTTTCGATACCGGGACTTCCTTCAGGTAGTTGACCAGAAAGAAGTGCAAGCGATGCTTGCTGCGTTTCAATATCATCTTTTTCTTTCTCATATATAACATTGGCAGCAGCTCTCTCGTCTTCGAGGGCTGCTTGTCTTTCTGCAGCAGCTTGTCGTACTGAGTCGAAGTGTAGTTTTTCGCTTTCATTAATCGCTACTAGTTTTTCTTGTTCACCTGTTGTTACTTGTTGTAGTTGTTCAGATGCTGCGCGCTTCTGCTCATCAATTAGTGCTCTAGTCTCTTCTGATGCAACAGTTACAAGTTCATTTGTTTGCTTTGTTCTTTCAGCTATAAGTTGCTTATCAACTTCTGCTTCAGCATTTAATTGATCGGTCTTTGACTTAGCATCAATTGTAGCTACTGCTGTTGTATGATCCTTTTCTATCTGTTCAAGCTGAGTATTTAATGTAAGTAATTCAGCAGCTTTCTTACCCTGATCTGGATTTTGTTGTGCAAGTGCAATTTCTTGTTCTGTTGATTTCTTCTTAGTTTCGTAGCTAATTTGCTCAGCGGCAAGATCTTGTTGTCGAGCTGTTTCTTTCGCAGCCGCTACTTCTCGCGCACCTTGTTCTTCTGCTGCTGCTTTAGACCTACCGGCAAGCTGAGCATCTTCAACTTCCTTTTTAATTGTAGCTTCTTGAAGAGCGAGATTTGCCGCTGCAGTAGAACGTATTCTTGCAGCTTCTTTCTCTTCATCAGTTGCACCTGACTTAATTTCAGGAGTACGCTGCTCTTTCAACGCAGCATAATCTGCAGTAGCCTTTGCATCGGCAGCTTCTTTTAATCTTTTTACATCAGCACGTGCACCTTCATCCTGAGCTATTCTTTGTTCTTTAAGTGCAGCAGTTGTATTATTAATTACAGCTTCTTGATGCACATATTCAGTGTTTGCTTCTTTTATCGCATCAGTAGAAGAGAGAGCAGGTTTTTGAATAGCAGGAGCGTAACCGCCACCCGGAGCATATTGCGGAGTTTCTAAAGACTTTATTCTTGCTGCTTTTTCTGTGTCTAACTGATCTTTTGCTGTTTGTCCAGCTTTTACTGCATCTGTTTGAGCTGCATTGGCTGCGGCAAGAGCATCAGCTGCCGTTTGTTTCTTTACAGCTGCAACTGCCACTGCAGAAGCTATCGCATTAGTATTACCACTTTGTATAGCAGCGTTAACTTTTTCGGCTTGTGTATCAACATCTGCTTGTGCTTCCCTATAAGAACCGAGGGCAGCAGAAGCTAGATCAATCTTTGTTTTAAGATCATCATACTTACTGCCTAAATCAAATGCAACGCTAGAAGGAGCCTCGCCCTTAAAGAACGCAGGTATAACACCTATATCTGCTTTCTCAATTAACTCAGTAATTTTCTCAAGAGTATCACCAACAGACTTCGTTAGCTTATCGGCTTCAATTCTATTCTCAATTAATGCTTCTGCGAGTTGATTGCTTGCAGGACCGCCTTCAAGCTTTGCTATCTGATCATCTAATCTTAGATTTACAAGTTCAAGTGATTCAGCCGCTACAGTAGCAGAAGCACTAAGATCAGTAAAAGAAAGAATATTCTTTCTAGTTTCGTCTCCAGCCAGTCTGATTTTATCAATTAAATCTTGAATTACTTGAATAGCAAGTGCAACACCAATTATTGGGAATGCAGCTACAAATATTGCATTAAGTGGCGCTAAAGACCTTCCCAATAAACCCAAAGCGTAACTTAGTCTACCAAGACCTAGTTCTTCTGCAACACCTCGACCAGCTAAGTTACCGAGTAGTTGATCAAGTTGCGAGATCGCGGCTCTAGCTGCATCTGATTTAATCTTTGTGAGCGAAATTTCATTACCAAGTTCCTTTATTGATAATCCAGCCTTCTGTGCTTCTTGAGCTAACAGTCTTTTTGCTGTAGCTAGATTTAGCGCGCCGCCTTCGCTCACAGCTTCGGCATTAGTTAGATAATCAATTGCAGCTTGCATCTTCTCTGTAACTATTACGCCTTGACCAATAGAGATGTTAAAAGCATTTTGCGCTGCTGATCCTTCACCTAACGAAGCTTCATAAGCTGCTTCTGCCGCTGCTGCCGCAGAGGATTGAATTTCAAATAAACCTAACTGTCCATTCGCATCAGCAATATTTGAAGTGAATAACGGAAGCTGCCCATTTGCATCCTGTAAACCTTCTGTTAATGGTGTGGTTGATACATTAGCTTCACCTGCAAATAGTGCGAGTTGACCCGCTGCTTCATTAGCAGATTCTCCAACGGCTTCAAATGCAGGCGTTAAACTAGCAAGGCTCTCTTTTAGTCCTGTAATTTCTTGCTGAAGTTCACTCGCCTTAGCAGAAAATACGTCTAGTTGAGAGGTATCTGCCGTTGGAACTACAGCTGCTGCTCCTGTAGCTCCAACTCCGCCTGCTGCATAAGCTTCTTTTGCTGCAATTAAAGATTGAAGAGTTTCACGTTCTCGTTCGTATGCAGCAATTTCATCATTCTGTGCGGCAACTACTTGACGTGAAGTTGCTAGTCCATTTCTCTGCGCGTCTTCAAGCGCGGTAGCAGCTATTGAAGCTTTTATTGCCGCAGTAGCTTCTTGAGTATAGGAATTTTGAAGTTGTGTTATGTACTGACTGAGAGACTGTAGAGAAGCATCTTCAGTAGCAGTTATTTGAATAATATCTGCTTTTACTTCTTTAACTTGTCTTAGTGCTTCAGCTTCTTCTCTATATGCTACTATCAGTTCATCTTGAGTAGCGGTGATAGATGAAGGGGCTTCCTGCGCGTTTCCTATTGCTGAAGTTGGCGCTGAAGAAATTCTGTCTTGTATTTCTTTTCTCGCAGCTGTAGCTTCAGCTAATCTCCTTTCAGCAGTTTCAACTTTAGCTAGCCCTTCGGCAGAAGCTTCAGCAGCTACCTGTGTTTTTAGAAGAGATTCAGCTGAATCGCTAAATAGGCCACTCATCCCTTCCAGGATGCCTTGTACACCTCCAGCTGTTGACTCTAACCGGTCAAATGATATGCCTACATCTTTAACAGCATTATCAACTGCTACTAGTGGATTTAGTAGTTGATCTAGCGCGCCGCTTAGTAAAGTTTCAGATGAGGCAACGTTTGCTGTTTCATCAGTTACAGCGTTTAATGAAGCAAATACTCTATCCAGTGCAGCACTGAATTCATTCTCTAACGGTGTAAGGGTTTCGAATCCACTTGCTACTGCTGTTAGAGGTTCAAATAGTGCATCAAGGGCGACGGCGAGTTTCGTATTCGCCGGTACTACAACACCTTCAAGTAGTCCGCCTGTTTCAGAAAGAGAAGAGAAGAGATCATCAAGTGCTGTACTTAATGCTGTTTCTCCTCCCACAGCCGCGCTTGCGCCTGTGCCAATCGACGCTAAAGCAACTGCTGTATTTGACGCTTCATCGTCTAGGACGCCAAATTCACGTAGCATCCCGGAAACACTTTCTCCTACAGCATTTAGCGCTTCAGCAGAAGGAGAAAGTGCTGCTACAAGGTTTGGACCTAAAGAAGCTAGAACAGTATCTTCACTATCTGTTATTTCAGAAGCCGACGACAGAAAATCAGCGGTCATCTTATGTAATGACTCGCCGATCTCTGCTATACCTTCTTTAAATTCAGATGTATCAAAAAGTGCTCTAAGTTCAAGATCGTCCATATTAGTTTATGATTTTGCACTTTCTCATTAATTCTTGTGCATAACGCATATTTTCTTTAAAATCATCGGGCATTTCAGTGGCATCTAATCCAACCCCAGCAACTTCGCGAAGCGACGATTCCAACAAAGCTTCATTCATTTTCTTAATTCTTTTCTTTGATAATCTATTGGATTTGATCTTATGCGCTACAAATAGAATATCAGCTGCTGGAGGATGGTCAATAAGCCAATCAAATACTTCTTCTACTTCGTCAAGTGTATGTTCATCTATTGTACGGTAGGACCAGCCGACGGCGGTAGCGAGCCTTCCGTAGATAGCACTCCATTCGGCGCCGGCTTCGTTTCCCCCGAAACAACTTTAACCTTCGAATTTGCTACAATTGCTTGCCAAGCTTCCGTAAACTCCTGGGGAGTCATTTCGTCAAGCGTATCTGCTGTTACTTCAGGATGATTAACTTGCAAACATTGAAGAACAAAAGGAAGCCAACGACTAATATCCTCGTAAGCACTTTTTGGTGTTGGCAATCCTGCACCAATCATCTCGCTGATAGTTCGTAGTTGCTTTAGTCGCAAGGGAGCAGCTTGGTATGATTTTTCATTAATCTTAACTTCTGTGTTCATTGAATTCCTCTCTTTTGTTAATTTAGTTTCTTCTTTTCTGTGACAGCTAGGACACAGCGTTAATCCATTACTTACAGTATAACGAAGTTCCAAGATTAGAAGCCCTTATTCTAGCAATCGTTTCCGGAGAGTGCTTATATCCAAGAGTAGACATAGTATATTAAATAAACTGGTAGGGATCTGTAAGAGCCTCCCTACCAAAATGACACATCGATTAAAATGTGTCGGCGAAGATCTTGCCGAGATTGTTGCTGTTATCTGTGTTAGCGTCAAACGCCACGTCTGCCATCCAGAAGTCCTCAAGCTTTGAAGGATAAGACCAGCTGCCCAAAGTGCAAGCATTAAGTCTAATACCCAAAACTTTGTTTCTGAAGTTAGCAAACAAGTCCATCTGTACGATAGGCGCATAACCCATTAACTGGTTCGTTAGTGTAATGGTCTTACCGCGTGTTGCATTCGTGTAGGTATAGCTAATCGCTACGCCCAAACTGTTATCAACAGCAGCAAATGTATATGTACCTGACGCATTAACTTGATACTGTCCCGTTGCTGGAGCTGATGCAACGTTTAGTAACAACTGACCTGACCTAGATCCCGTTGTAAATGACACACCGTGATCAACAGCAAATGTTGCTCCATTTGTAACAGTAATGGTGAAAGTTGATACTGATGGAATAGTATCAGCTTCTTGATCCACAGGAATTTCAATTCCGGTTGCAATTGACTGCGCCCAGAAAAGTTGATTGATGGGATCAGGATCAAAGTTTACAATTTTAGCTTTACCAGTTACGTCGATCTTACCGCGAGCGGTCGCAATTGGCAACTGAGACTGTGTGTATAGTTTCTTTAAATCGCCTTTGAAATCAATTGAAACTTCCTGAAGTAAAAGGCGAATAGGTGTAGGATTTGTAGGGAGATTGCCGGCATTTGGTGTTCCGTATAGCAGGCCACTTCCGAACTCGATTACAGGCATTGATGTTCTCCTTTGTCACTTCTAGTTAAGTTTACATCTTGTAATTCTCCGACAGGAGGAGAAAAATACAAACGCTTGAGTTTGACAGAAGATCTCAAATTTCGTTTTAATTCAACAGCTTTTTCTCTACCGTAAATCTCTTCATAAGTTCTGCCTTTCTTCGATGATTGAAGTTTTTTAGATATTAACGTATTTCGAATTTTATTCTTTACTTCCTGCGTACGGGGAATACCTCTTATAGGCGAAATTTTTCCTCGCTTTGAAGAAGAGTTTTGATTTTTAATTGCAGCAGCGCGTTCTTTTCCAAAAAATTCAACATTAGACTTACCTTTGTTAACAGGAGATTTTCCTAATCTTAATTCGCGTAATTTTTTCCTCGTACCTATAGTATGTTTAGCTCCCTCACCTCCATAGGTCATGTTATAACCATATTCCGGATCATATGTTCTAAGAACAGAAATCCATAACTGTTCTAAACTATGCGCTTCTGCTACAGTATTAACTGTAGAGAGAATTTCATATGTAAAACTTTCCGAACCGTATTTTCTAATTGCATTATTAAAGTAATACTTCCCTCCTCTCTGTACTTCGTATAAATGTAATTTCCATCGAGTTTTAAAATCCGTACTTGTCCATCCAACGTATAACATATTGTTACAGTTGTATTTGTTAAATACACGATTATTTGTAATTAGATATACAATCATACGTATATTGAAATAGGAATGACAATAACTGCCTGTCCGTCCTGTAGACCAGAATCAAAAATACACTGACCATCTATCCACGCATTAACGCACAGTCCACCTAGTGTTTGGTTCTTATAAGGCGGAACAGGTAAAAACACTTGTTCTAATCCGTCAAGAAACTGATCTGTTAATTGATCCGGATAAGTATTCTTTGTATTGTAGTTCTCAACTCTATAGTAAACCCAAACAGAAGATTTCCATAACCACTTCGTTACACCATAGGCATGATTTTCTGTTGCAATCTGCACACTTCTATGTAAAAACAACGAAGGTTGGTTAGCTTCTTTAACTTGATCCCATAACTCCAATGATTGACTAGTATAGTTCCACTTCTGACCGACAGGCGGTGGAGTCGTTAGAAGCAAGTTATAGAGAGCAGTAAAAACTTGGTTCCTCGTCGCGTGAGGTAAAGGCTGAATAGCCATATTACTTATTCCACCTTAATGATTCTGCAATGGCGATGTTATCTAAAAAGTCTTGTGGAGGAGGTTCGATAGGCATACCTGTTTCATTTGCCAATTTTTGCATCTTCGCAGGCAGTGTTAGCTTTGCAACTTGTTTTGGTATTTTACCTGAAAACACTCGCATATCGAAAGATTCGCTTTTCTTTCTTTCTAAAGCTATTTCATCAGCATGGGGTTTTATTTTTTCAACAAAGCAAACGTTTAACGTTACTCGAGGGAATTCATCAAATTCTGCAGTGCTATCAATCTTAATAGATTGAATACCTGCCTCATCTCTTTCAAGTTTATTTGCTAAATCACGAAGGTATGTGACAACTTTTTTGGTACTAATTGAAAAACTGTAACAATCCTTATTTTCTTCTGGTCTAAGCGCGTTAGTTAATTCAATAGCATTCATATACAACTCTCCCTTAACTACTCGTTAAACGCTAAGCAAATCAAAACAACTTGCAGTTAAACTTTACTTTGCTTTCTGATCCACGGGACCAAGATCAACTGTTCCGATTGGCGTAGGTGTTGTTGGTAAACGTCCCAAATATTCTTTATTCTCAGGCGTTCCTGAGTAAAGATTTGAATTTCCTTCTGTTGGTTCTGGTTCCATTACAAAAACAGGATATGTAGAGTTTTCTGGAGGAACACCCTGCGACGGTACTCCGCCATCGGATGCTTTCTTCATACCAGACAATTTGTAAGATCGCACTGCACGTGTATTTGGCATAATAACTCCTAAGATTGATTAACACTCTCTAACGTTTCGATAATTCCCTGTCTAAATTCTTCTTGCATTTCTTCTAAACTAGACTTGATAAAATACTTACCTTCAACAGGTCCATGTGTAACATAACTAGCAAATACTTCCTTTCCAAGCTTCTGCGAAAATAGTTGTAAGTTTCCTTGTCCAAAACGTCTAATCGCTCCCTTATGGTGTCCTCTTCTCCATAATCCTTTAGGATTTAAATACATCCTTGTACCTTCAACAGCTAACGGGTGTATTTCGTATTCTTTTTCAATGCCTTTCTCAACAGCCATTGTATAGTTAAATCCATCCTCACTAATAGCTGTTTTTCCTACGTCAAGTTTTCCTACAATATTCGTCCCTTCAACTTCAGCTCTTGGATTATCAATACTACTACTTAATTTGCCTGATACTGAGTGAATTTTCCCTCTAATCTTTTCTTGTAAACGAGTCATTAGAAATGTCATCTTTTCAAGAAGCATTACAGTAAGGCGTTCGTTTGTAACTCTGAGTGCGGCAACAGCGCGCGTATCTGATCCATCGAAAGAAAATGAAATAATTTTTGGCATTAAGGCATCGCCCTTCTTTGGTAGAAGTAGATTACGCGTTCACATTCAGGTGGCATGGCCCAATCCCTATATCGCGTTGTCCCTGTTGCACCTCCGCCTGCCGCAATTGTTTTGCTAGCTAAGTCAATAAAAGCTTGTCTTGTGTAGTTGATTCCAACAACTTTCATGCACGTCTCACCTAAATCAAAGGGAACGGATGTATAACCACCTAAGTAGCTAACTAAAACATTTCCTTGTCCTGAAGTAAACACATAAGGATATATCGACTGAGGAGGATACAACGCCCATCCTGAAGATCTAAATGCAATAGACTTTCTAGAATCCTCAACATATATGCCCGTTGATGTAGGACCAGATGAAACAGAAATCTGATTAGATCCGATTTGTAATAAAATTAATGATTGAATGGGCGGATTTCGCACAAACATTCTAGACGCACCATTCCCATCATAAGTCTCGTTGTAAGTTTGAATTGAATTAAATGAACTGATTCCCGTTCTGTTAATTACGTATTCGCTGAATGCTGAAATAATAAATTGAATAGTGCCATCCGAATCTGTATTGCTTGAGGCGATACCTAACCAATCTTTTGCTTGTTCTAGAGTTACAAGGTCGATTATATTTTGTGGCGGAACAAAAACAGTTGGTATCGTCCATGTTCCGACAGCAGTCGGACCCAGCAGAGCGGAAATTACCGTAACATATCCAATCGTACATTGCGGTGGTGAAATAGATGCAGGAAGAATTACTATGTATATTCCCGAAAGAGCAGGTGTCTCCGTAAATACAACGTTGTTAAATCCTGCAATTGGTGTACCAGGATACAATGTAGGATTTTGAATATTTTGGTCAACATAGCATGTTGCATTAACAGTGGCTCCAGTAATCGGAACTCCTAACTGATCTGTTAGGTTCCACGTTATCTGGGCTTGTTGTAGCGCTCTAAACGTAAAGGATTGTGGAGGAGATACTATCGTTGTTGACATTATTGAATAACACTCCCTGTTCCCTGTACAGAAGAAACTTCTCCTGTAGCATTAACGTTTTGTGTTACTGCTCCTGAAACAACTACAGCTTCTGTAACGATTCCTGTTCCCTGAACAAATGCAGGGATAACCGGTGGAGGAGTTAAGTTATTCCATACAGTTGAAAGTTGGTGCGCGTTTAGTAGTACTCTTGTATAAGGATAAGGCTGACTAATCGGCTGTACCCAACTACTTACAAGAACAAGTTCTTGCTGCGTTGAAATATGCCATACCGAAGTTTGTTGTAACGCTACTCCAAAATGCTTACCATAAGGATAAGGCTGTTCAATTGGTGGCATCCAAGAAGAAACGGTAACAGTTTCTTCTTCGGTTGAAATATGCCAGAAAAATGCTTGTTGCTGAGCAGTTGCAAGCGTGTGCTTGTATGGATATGGTTGATTAATCGGTTGCGCCCACTCCATTGATCCTTCTTCAGCTGGAGTGAACGGAATCCAATTAACCCAATCATAACAAGCTCTTCGGTACTTCTCAGTTAGTTTCGGTTGATTCTGTGGTTGTACCCAACTACTTACAAATATTGTTTCCGCACTTGTACTTGTATTCCAAGCGAGTGCCTGTTGTTCAGCTGTAGCGAGAAGCTTCTTTTCTTGTCTGGGTTGATTACCTGCCTGCTGCCAATCCATTGCTGCCGGAGCATAAGGAGTAAATCCACTCCAGAAACATGATTGATGATCAGCGATTAAATAACGTCTGCCTACTAATCTATCGGGATAAAGTGTAACAGGTTGTGTAATTGCAACAACAGCAGGTGTAAATTCTCCCCAGAAGAATGCCTGCTGATTTGCAGGCAAATACTGCCTACTTAAGACTCTATCCGGATAAACAGGAGCTGGTGTAGCAAACCCTGAAATTGCTACAGGTGTGAAATCGTTCCAGAAGAATGATTGATATTGAGCAACTTGCTTTCTTACTACAATAGCTTGTTGTTGGTTCCAACCCTCCTCAGTTGGTTGAACAAATGTAATTGCACTTGTATTTATCTTTACAACAGTTTTTACTGGCTGCTGTATCTGTTGGAACCAATCTAACGATACACTAACAGGAGTATAATTGCTCCAGAAGAAACTCTGCTGTTGTGCTGACGCTAATTTACGAACAGATTGATTTTGTTGAGATATCCAACTACTTACAAATACTGTTTCTGGAGAAGTTGATGTGTTCCAGAATACGGTTTGTTGTTCAGCAGTTGTAAGAACACGCTTCGCTGGGAAGGGTTGCGGCCAAACTGGTTGCCACTTATCAGCAGTTATAACCTCAGCTGGAGTAAATGTATTCCAGAACGAAGCTTGTTGCTGTTGTGCTGTTTGCTTTCTTACTACAATAGCTTGTTGTTGGTTCCAACCCTCTTCAACTGGTTGAACAAATGTTATATCACTTCTTACAGATACAGCTTTCCTTATAGGTTGTTGTATCTGTTGGAACCAATTTAGTGAAACTGCTGCTGGAGTAAACGGAGCCCATGTAATAGTTTCGTAAGAAGCTCTTGGGAACCGTTTAGGTGTTGGTTGCGATTGCTGCTGCGCCCAACTACTTACTTCCACTACTTCTGTAGCAAATGATGGATCGTAAAACGAAGTCGGATAAACGGCTGCTGGTCTATATGGCTTAAACGGATACGGCTGACTTTGCGGTTGATGCCATCTATCTTCTGTAACAACTTCAGATTGAGTAGAAGTATTCCAAAATGTCGAAGGGATCGATGCTGTTTGTAAATATAGCTTCTTCGGGAACGGTTGTGGATACTGTGGCCCCCAATGCGAGGGGAACAACGTATCCGGCGGTGTTAATGTGTTCCAGAAGAATGCTTGTTGCTGAGCAGATAACGGATATTGCTTAGTAGGACGCGAACTCCATGAAACACCTTGCCAACTACTCTCAAATACTGTTTCTGGACTTGTAGATGTATTTAAAGCTAAGAACTGTTGTTCGGCTACTAACAGTTTCTTTATCGAAATACTATCCGGATAAAAAGGAGACCAATCGAGTCTAAACTGCTGTTGAACAACTGTTACAGATTCTAGCTGAGTCGCCCTTTTCGCTATTACAGGTTGTGATTGTGGTTGCTGCCAATCAAGTAGGACTGTTGACGTTGGTTGCGCTAACCATGTTGAACATGGTTGGTATGTAGCAAGGGCTTTTACTACAACGCTTCTCTCAGGAAGTATAACAGAAGCTAATCCCTGATCTGAAATAAAGCTTACAGCTTCTGTTGATTGAATTCTTCTGTTACGTGTTTGTTGTCCCTGTACTCCCTGCCAACTGCTTTCAAGAACGTTTTCAGGTTGAGTAGAAGTATTCCAAAATGTTGCCTGCTGCTGCGCGGCTAGTAAATAATCTCTTCCGTAAACATTATCCGGATATATCGGTAACCAAGCATTAAATGTCTGAACCGGCGGTGGAGTGAATATCCATCCTGAAGCTGGTTCATACACAGCACTATTACGTAGTCTAACTACTGGCTGTGCTACAGGAACATTTCCAACAAGATATTCTTGGGCTACCTGCTTTCCAAAGAAGAAGTACTGTTGATCTTCTGTTCGTAGAGAAGGTCTAGTTGGATAAGATTGCGGATAGTTTGGACTCCAGCTTGGTACAAGTACGTTTTCTGGAGAAGTTGATGTGTTCCAGAATGTAGCTTGTTGTTCAGCTGATGGTAAAGACTTCTTGAAAGGATAAGGTTGTTGTGTATTCTGAAACCAGCTACTTACGAGAACATTTTCTGACTGCTCTGATAATGGAGCAAAGTAATACAGTTGCTGAGAAGCATGTAAAACTTTTCTTGTAGAATACGGTTGTGATATTGAAATGTCGCCTACAAGATATTCTTGAGCGATCGGTCTACCAAAGATTACAGCTTGTTGTTCAGCAGTAGTTAATACTTTTCTAGAAACAGGTTGACTCTGTGGTTGAATCCAATCTAACTGTTGCGGCGGAGGAACATTAGAGTTGTATTCATAAACAGCTCTAGACGTTACTTTTAACGTTGCAGGTTGATTAGTTAATGTTAACCAACCTGTTGGTAGAGTTATAACAGGAGTATAGCCGCTCCAGAAGAATGAAGGAGTTAGTGCTACGGACGGTTTTGTAAACTTAATTCTTAAACTTTTGCCTGCACTTCCGCCTATTTGCTTAACAGCTGGAGGAGGTATACCTATAGAAGCTTGTCCATCAGACGTATCTACTGCTTCTGTAAGATATTTTTTTGCATAAAATTTAGTAGGATATTCTGCGCAAACAAAAGGAACAGGAGTTAATGCAGCAGGAGGAGTATAGTCACTCCAGAAGAAACTTGGGATTCGGGAAGCAAATTTCTTCTGAAATCTTATTCTATTTACAGAAGAAGAAACTCCACTTAAAGCGTCAGCATGCGGAGTTACAATAGTTGTAAAGAAAATTCCTGTTGCAATTAATGCAACAGCAAAGCCCCGCGCTTTCGATAAGAAATTACTTGTAGGTTGGATTTGAGGTTGTCCCCAACCATCAATAGAGGGAGTAACTGGATTAGCCGGAACTACTGTTGGCTGAGTTAGCTCATCGTATTGATATTGTCTAAACATCTAAAATTTTAACACCACACAAATTCCGATCCTGGCGTCATATCTTCAGGAAGTATATTACCCGATAGAAAAAATGTTTCGAGCTGTCCGAATATTGTGATCTGTACATTCCAAAAATACGTCGCTCCGTCCTGCAAATTAATTGTTGTAACAGTTGCAGGACTAGTTCCTGTTGTGGTTAATACCCCATCAGTTGTTACTCCTAAAACCCAATAGTTTCCTGCAAGATCTTTCAATACTAATGTTGGAATAGACACAGCTCCAACAGGAGCTGTTGTTAAATCTCCATAAGGAGTAACACCTAACTGCCAATTGTTTGCTCCCGAATCTTGTAGGTAGTAGTTCATTTAGTTATCTAATTTACTTAAATGCTATACTATACAATGCAGAAGGCGTTTCATTGCTCTCCCACACACATTGATAGTACTTATTGTAGTTTAAACCCAGTGCACCGCTGGCTGCGCCGACCAATACAGGATTTCCCCAACTACTATTTTGCCAAGCAAATGGGTAGAAGCTAGGGCTACTAACTGCAAATGATCCCGTTTGAATTGCAGCTTGAAAGATGGCATCATTTTTTCCTGTAATACTTAATGAAGGACAACTTATATATTGTGATGTACTAGATGTAGTTAAAGAATTTTGACTATCAAAACTCCAAACCCCACTAGACTTATGAACATCCCAAATTAAAAATCCAACAAATCCCGTACTATTCATTGTAATAGTAAGTTGTGTAACACTGGACGGGACTGACAGGGAATAGCCACAACTTTCGTCATTATTTGTTGTTGGTCCTGTGTTCTGACATGTATTAGCTCCGCTAGGAACTGTATAACCTCCGCTATGCCCATCGCTAATTGATGTAATGTGTTGACCACTATTTTCATCGGCTGCTTGAATAAATAGTAAATCGCCTGGCGTTGGCGCCGGAGTAAGCGTAATAGCAGAACAAATAGGAGTACAATCTATCGCATCAGATACGATTGTCAGACCATGTAATGATTGAATCTCTGCTGGCGGCGTGAAAAGACCTGCCGTAGATTTGAAAGCAAGAGTAATTTCATTAAATGGACCGGTCGGACTTTGAGTTGCTGTAGCACCTGTCCCGTTAGTCAGATTCTTACCTATACCATTATTAACTATTGTCGATATGTAGGGCGAAGTCCAAAAACTTGGTGTCGTAGTAAAATTAGTAAAATTCACTATAAAATCTACTATTATATCTGTAGTTGATATACTAACTGATGCAGCTTGACAACTCGTGCAGGAAGTAAGTGATACTGTATTTGCTGTATCAAACGAAGCCGTAGAACCTGGTGGCGGGAGTAATTCAAATAAATCTGTATAAAATCCCCCACTTATTGCTCCGTTTAAATTCAATGTTAAATTCGAAAGTCCCGATGTACCTGCTGCGCTTGTAATGCACTCTCCATAAGAACCATTTGTATTATCAACAAGATGCGATAAGGGTTGAACAGTCCAGCCGCTACCACCAGTTACGCTGAGTATTGTTTCGTTTGTACCTGAATTAAAACAAAACGCCAACACTGTGCCTGAAATAGTTGGAACCATATATTCATTTAAACAACTAGCTGTTGTTGTTTCACATGCAAATCCAGCGTCTTGAACGATTATCCAACCATCATTTGCTGCCCCATTACTAACGGGCATTATACCCTGCAGTATTTGAGCATCTACATATTCCCACATAGAAGGATCTGTAATAAGTAGGGTATTTGCTGCTCTTGCACATCCACAAAATACAATTAGCAACAACAAGAATAATTTAGCTCGGAGTCCAACTACCATACCCTGCTCCTGTAACAACGTAGTGAGTTAAATCAACGGCTTCCATGCATACAAAATCACCTAAAGCTCCTCCCGAAATTAATGTTCCTGTTGTAATAGTGCCATTTATTCCTTCATATGCGATATAAACAGAAGGCGCGGTCGTAACCGTTAGTATTCCCGATCTTCCAGGGTAATTACCAAAACAATATTGTTTACCAACGATTGGTGCGTCTAACTGCCAACCGTAGGACCCTGATGTATTATTCCAATAATATCCTGAATATCCTACTAAGGAATAAGGCGATCCTGATGTATGAACAACAGTATAAGCTGGAACAGACTGTCCAACAGTAAACGCTTGATTAGGAGGTCCTAGATCCAAGATAGCATGAATATGTGGTCCTTGTGTATATGCAAGAATCACTATAACTAGTATGCTAACAGCAGTAATGACAAATTTTTTTCTCATAGTTATGCAATCTCAAATACTACATTCGTCCCGGGTGTTAAATCATTTGGATAAATATTCGATGGCGATGAAGCTGCAATTGTAAATGCAATTATGGCTTCGACTGCCGAAGCTGCATTTGGAGATACAGATGAATTATCAGATGTAGAACCCCCAACAGCATTTAACTGATATGTTAATGTCTGTGGATCTGAATAACTATTACCGTCTAATTCAAATGGTCCCAGTATCCATGAGCCGTTAGCAGTAAAACTTGACTCTTGTCCATCTTGCACGTCTGTCCAGTTAAATAAATAATCTCCGGCATGAGGCGTGCAAGAAACACCTGTAAATGTAGTACCTGAAGATGATGTAAAAGCTATATTCTTATCCGTAAGTGTCGGCGTTATATTTGGTGTAATTACTATTCCAAGTATTGGTCCGGTTGTATTAAAAGCCGAATTAAATTGGAAAATATGATTAGTTCCGGCTGATGTAAGAATGCAATATCCAACGTTACTATCTCCGCCTCCGCCACTAAAAGGATTCATACCAGGAACGTTTATAAAAGTATTTCCTTTATTATCAGTGAAAAATGGCGCTGAACCGCCACTTGAAACATCTATTAGAATAACTAAATCTCCGATAGCCGTTGTTACAGGACTAGCTTGAATTGATGGTAAATTACTTCCACTTTTACCTTTTAAAAATCTAATATTATTTGATCCTGCATTTGAAGCAAATAGGGCATTAACACCGGCCCAAGGTTGACTTACAAGTGTTGTCCAACTCGGTTGAAATACGCCTGTTCCCGCAAATGCTGCATGAGCCAATCCGTTATGACTAGCTAGGTCTAAAGTATAGGGTGAACTTACAGCTGACACGGAACCAGTTGAGAAACAGATTGCAATAGAAAATGTTCCTCCATAATTGTAATTAACTGTTGGACCAACAGGATTAGTCGTCGCTGTACTGCCAGTTGCATTTGATTCTATAAAATCAGCGTTAACAAAAGGATTTGTTGTTAATGCTCCGGAACAGTCATAAACGGCAAATAACATAGTTGCTGTACCTACAAATGTAACAGTAACTGATGTTATTCCTGTTGTTGCATTCGGAGCGTACCAAATCTCCAAATCTGAGAGTGTGTCGTCTTTCTTAACTCCCAACAAATACGCATTACTCTTATTATCTGTTACACTATTAACTAATCCTGCTACAGCAGACAAACATATAGCAACAGCACTTAGATTACCTGTACTAGAAGACGTTGTTAACGACGCTCCTGAAGATAAACCCGCAGAACTAACTGTTATGTGATCAGGACTGATCGCCATTTAATATCCAATTATCTTTAATGGATCTAGTCTTAAACCACCGGGAAGATTTGTCTCTACTCCAACTGCACCAATATAATTCGGATCATCGGATGATTGTAGTAGAAGAGAACCAGAACCATTTTCTAATTCATAGTGTCCTGTTCCATTTTCTAATTCGTAATAATTAATAGCCATTTATACTCCTACTATTTCAGCTCCGATATTAATATTGTGTTCTTGTTTATCTTTCCCTATCTTACGAATAAATTGACCGGTAGGTGACGCGTTTAACGGAAGCATTTTCCAATGAGTTGCTTCAGCTAGCGGATCGCACCAGATCTTATATCCGTTTTCTCTAAGAATACGACAAAAGGCGATATCCTCATTCATAAACTGGATTTTACCGTCAGGCAACTGGAGTTGCTCGAGCCAGAACCAAGGCGGGAGGATCTTGTCATAAATCGATGTATGCGTTAAAAATACACCAGTTCCTGCTGCGTCTACAATAAAAGGAACGAGATTTTTAGGAGGAGCCATATTTCTATAACGTCCATCCGGGCCTTCTGCGTATACACAATCAATTAGGTTAAATCCGCCGTTTTCAACATATCCAATATTAGCATAAATACCAACAACAACCGGCCTTGTTTCCTTATCAGCTGTTCGAAGCAAAGTTTTGAGTAAACTAGGATTAAAAGTTTCGTCTCCATCAATCTGAAGAAGCCAATCTGCTTTATATTCTTTAGCTTGTCTAATTAACTCATTTCTATTCTCTGTTATATATAACCCGGTAGATCGAATTGGTTCTAAAACTTCATAGCGATCATTAGGGTTGTTCAATTCAAAATGAAGTAAAGAGAGCAGGGATTTAGTAAATCCGCCGTAAACATTTCCTCCATCAGGCCAGCCGATAACAACTTTTTCTTTCATTAGTTATCCGTCTCGATGTAAATTTTATTTAAGAAGATTGCAACTGCCGTACCCGCACCCCCAGCAACGTTCGTGCATTCAACGTGAGGGAGTAACATAGCTGAGTTACCCGGTAAAGTTAACGTTTGAGATGAGTTATTTACATAAACTGTTCCCGATGTAATGTCTTCAACATTAAATGTGATTGATGTACCATTAGGCGCACAAAACATTCTAAAATCAAATATGTCTGATGTTGTTCCGGCTTGTGTAGTTCTCCCTGTACTTATTTTTGTTGCAGAACCGAGTCCATTTACTGTAGTACATTGCCAAGTTGTTTCCCCTGTATCCTTTGTCATTGCACATGTATTTACTGTGGAACTGGGATCGGCTGCCAACGCTGTTGTAAGAGCTGATAATCCTGCCCATACACGCATTGTCGATGAATATGTTGCGATTCCAAATCTTACAACAAAATAAAAACCGCCTTGACCAGCAGAACTTCCAATCCAACAACAAGGAGCACTGCTTCTAACGCCTGATGTATTTGCAGCAGTTGTTGTTGTCGTAAACGTAGCGCGCTTCATCTGCGTCATGAAATTTGTATTTGCAATGGTTGGGGTTGCTTGTGTCGTAGCGACTGTCCAAGCAGTTCCAAAGTTAATAGCCGCCGTTATTGATGTCCCTACAAGCCACATTACAACATTATTACCAAACAATGCTGGTTGCACGCCTGTATCTAATCCTGAGGGACCAATCCATCGCGGCAAATATCTTGCTGATTGTTGAGCATAGAATCTTACGGCCCCTGAGGGTGTACTGGGAGACGCAATTGCTGTGTATTCAGAATATCCAGCGTGAACATCATCAGTTAATGCTTGAGCAAGCGTTTCCTGCATAGAAACGCCGCCTTGATTAACTGCGAATTGATCTGTTCCCTGCGCTGTTGTTACAGTCGGGAGAGCACTAATCTTAGTATCTGCCATTATTTTTGACCTAGTTCAACGCCAAATGTTCCGCCCATAAGAATCGGGAAATTGTAATCTTGATAATTTGTTGGCCAAGTTCTAAATGATATATTTGCAGCTGCTGGAATCATTGTGCCTGATGGATCAGTAAAACTACCAAATACTACGAGTATTTCGGAATTAACAACTCGGTAGTTTGTGCCGTCGGGCGCCCAACGTACTTCATCATTCCAATTAAATGTCGTACCCTCAAAAGAACATGGAGTCTTGCATACAAAACTATCTTCACTTGTGAAATAAATATTAATCGTTTTGTTGAGGCACGTTTTAACAAGAAGAACATTACTAGCTTTTGCTTTCTCTACTTTTGTAAATTTACATGAAATTAATTGCTTAGTCGGTTCGTATTTACTGGGAATAGCGATTCCCCAGGAATATCCAATAATTTGATCATTGTTAACTAATACTGAAACTGCTTTTGCTTGTGTAATAAGTTGTTGAGCCGGCAAAATGATAACAGATTGTATAAATATCGCTGTTAAGATGAAAAACTGAAGAATTTGCATTTTAGAGTAACTCCGCTATAGATCTACTTGACGTCTAAATCTATCACGTTGTTCTGCTCGTTTTAGTTTCTCTTCAAAAGGATCGCACACCATTAAACCAACACATTCAGGACAAATCAAATTCATACATACTTTGCACAATCCACCAATATCATCCGGTCTCTGTCCAGGTTTAACAAATGTTATTCTCTGGCAGTGTCCACAAGTGAAGCTATCCTGCTCAACGGGAGGACCATCCGGGTTAAATGTTACTGAGTAGTTCGAAGCGCGAAGCATTTTTCGTACGTCTCCTTTATTCCAGGTGCATTGCCATTGAAATGAATGATACAGGGAAAATTACCAGTTACACTATTCATTAAATAGTTACTTTTCCAAACAAGTTCTTCTTTCTCTGCGCATCCTGTCGTTTGAAAAATATTGCATCTAGTATCTACTCGCATAGCATAACCATTTAAGTATGCAATTGACATTCTAAATTGATCGTTATCCCAATCTTTACTTCTATAGATCGGAATATACTCAGGCTGTTTTAGCGTAGCCATCGTATTTAGAAGATCTAAAATACTTTCTTTCTTACCAATATAACCGCCTGAGTTGCAATAGCGCCAAGGAGTTGAAGATAAAGGATATAAGTCTCTGAAAATACTTTGAGGAAATTTTGAATCTCCCTCTTCTTGAGTTCTATCAGCTGATACAACAATATCGGATTCGAACCTGTAATACTTGTTTAAAATCTCGGCTTGCGGACCCATAATAAACGCATCATCGGCATCGCACACAAGAACGAGTTCTGTGTCAAGTTCTTCTATTTCAGCTTTGAGTCTTAAAACTTTAGCATCAAAGTACCAAGGCCACGGTTCACCTAATCCATAAAGATGTAGTTGAATGCCGTAGTGCTTACAGGAATCAACGAGCAGTTGATAAGGCTGAGTTGTTTCATAAAAAGCGGGAGATACTACAGTTAACTTATTCATTTTATTAGACTGCAACCAGTGCTTCTTCAGGCCAGTGACTTCTACCTGATTCATCAACACGACCGCACATTACACCTGAATGCGCACAGACCTTATATCCTGCCGCCATAACCTCATAACACAAACGACTATCAGATTTAACTAAATCTGTCGATTTAAACCACGGTTCAGGGATTAAGTCGAATACTTCTGTTTTAATAAGTGTACACTCCAATCCAACATGATTGTTTTGAGTTAGAGAGAGTACTTCGAATTCATTTTTATTTTCATCAACAAATACTGTAACTTCGTCTAAAAATTCAACAGATTCAGGAACATTTGTTCGTGACATACCAGCACAAATCATAATCTTAGGATCAACACGCATTGCTTCTAACAAACGATGCACTGCCCAGTTCGGCGGAAGAGAATTTTCTCTTACAAACCAAATGTACTTTGTTTTTGTTCCTAACGCGTACGCAACTGTATAATTCCTGAGCAAATCTAAATCTTGTCCTACACCCTCTTGCGATGAGTATTCAATGGAAACAGTTAATGGCCAGTATTGACTGGCCAAATTGATAGCCCAATCCACAGAAGCAGGTGTTTCACAACTCGGTACACTAATGATTAGTTTATTTGCTCCAAACCCTACATTCTCACTCATTTTCTACTTCCTTAATACCTAATCGTTTCAAGAATTTTAAATCATCTTCATAACTCGGTGCAGGATCTGCTTCTTTATTTTCAAGTTTTTCAATTGCTCTATCAATTCTTCTAATATTGCTAAGTGAGTTTTCAGTAACACTTAACAACGAAGAAAGTAAAATTTCACGAGCTTCTCTTAGTTGTTCCATTCTACTTCTTTCTTTATTTTCGCTCATCTTACTCTCTCCTAAGTGATTAGTGCTGTTTCCTCCGGAGCCCTAACTACTTTCTTCGTTCTAAAATCGTAATGTCCACAAAGCACGCCGCCGTGAGCTAGAATTTTATATCCCGCTTCCCTAACCTTTAGACAAAAGTAAACATCCTCTGTCATTCTATCAGGGTAGTCTGTAGTTTTAAACCACGGAGTTTCGATCTTATCAAAAATCTCAGTCTTGATAAGCATACATCCCGTACTGATAAAACCCGGAACTTCAAAAACGCGTCCGTGTTTCCAATTAAGGTAAGGACCAGAACCATTATGTTCAAATACTAACGGTACAGGGATTTCTGACTTTGTATAGACAATTCCAGCACAAGCCATTACATCTTTTTTACTCATCATAGCATAGAGCATTTTCTGCACAGCATATTGCGGAGGAAAAACATCGTCGTCAACCATCCAAAGAAGTTTGGCTTTAGATTCTTTTACATAGTTAACTATTTGATTTCGTGCTTCTCCTGCTTCTGCGCCTTTCACTACTAGGAAATTGTGCGACATACTGAGTGGATAAATCTGTGATGTTAAATTTATCCCCCATCTAACTGTTGTAGCGCGACCGCATGCAGGCACACCTACAAGTAAATAGTTCTTTCCAACTTCATCAGGCGATATTAACATTCTCAAGCTCCTCGTCCATTATGGCCTGTAGCTTTGCGGCGTCCTGTATTCTTTCTGAAATCATATCCATATATAGTTGATCAGGGTTATCAACTCTGTGGCGAGCTAGACGTTCCTTATAAGTATCGTCTAGTACAGCTTTGCCTGTTCTATAATGCAAATGTTCTGTAACAAACGGGAGATACACTCTTCTTCCTAAAAAATTAGCTACGGCCATTAACCAACGATCGCCGTTATCAGAAGAAAAATAGGGAGGAATAAAATACCCGAGCGTCTCAATCCAACGTCTGTGTAAAAGAGAGTGAGTTCCAAAGTTACTTCTAAAATTGTCGTCGAGATCATCTCCGTGAACAAGAACGATCTTATCAGGCCACTTTGCAAATTCGTCTTCGACCATCTTATCCCAGCCTTTTGTACGAAAGACAATATCGTCACCTGCCTGCATGACAATATCATTACTGGCCTTTTCGTAACACTTATTCCAGTAGTCTGTCATAGTAATTCTGGGACCGATGATTGAAACAAGACCGAGTTGAGCAGCCATAGGCGGGGTTTCCTGATCATCATCGTCAATGTAAACGATAATTTCAGGTTGTATAGTTGACATCTCTCGAAGAGAATCAACCATGCGTTTTAAGAAAAGCGGGCGCTTGCGTGTAGGGAGAAGAACAGAGATCATTTGTCATCCTGTAAAAGTCATTGATGTTGCAGATTGATTTGCAGTTTGTAATGATTTATGTTGTCTTTCATTACTTTGTAATTTGGGTTTACTATACGATGAAACACAATCGTGAATCATCGAAGTTAATGAAATATTCGATGTCCAATTAACTGCTTTCTTTATCTTGTTAAATGATCCGATCCTTTCCCGAACATCTGTAGACGGAACCTTTAATGAAGTAAATTTAAGTTCTTCAGGATTAACGATTAAACCCTGTTTACAGGCTTCATCGTAAAGCCTTAAAGCTAAGTCTTTCATTGAAATAGCTTCGTGGCGTCCTAAATTAAAGATTCCATTTAGTGTTCGTGAGTCGAATGAAAAGTCGGCAATTGCTTCGCCTATTTCACGAATGTGGCAAAAGCATCTAATCTGATTTCCGTCACCGAGAATTTCTAAAGGGTTCTGTTGTTCTACAATTAGTCTCTGAAGCATATCGGGAATAACATGACTTATTCCCTGTTCACTTTCAGCGCGTTCAGTTGGATCAAGTGCGTTAAATGGACGCCATATTGTATAATTCAGATTGTGTTGATAAGTATAAGCCTGGACTAAACGCTCGCATACAAGCTTTGATAATCCATAATCTGTTACTGGTACAGCAAACTTCTCGTCTAATTCATCTGAACAATGATTAGATTTATCATAAACCATCGAAGATGAAATATAAACTATACGCTTAATACCTGCTTTGAGAGAACATTCTAAAACAGTTTTCTGTACTGCAAGATCGTTACTTAAAATATCGGCAGGATAGCGATGGAAACCGAGTACACCGTAAAGTGTTGCAGCAGCTTGTATAACGCAATCTATGTCATATAGAAGAGGTTGAAGTAATTCTGCTGATGAACAATCTCCGGCGACAAATTCATATTGTGTCGTTTGCGATAGTCCCCACTTCTGACCATTATCTACACCAATAACAGAATGTCCTCCCTCAAGCAGTCTGTTAATTGTATGTGACATTATACGGCCTTGACTACCACAAATTAAGATTCTCACATCATCGCCGGTTCGCCATGGAATTGACTATCCACGCGCCTTCTATCTCTATGTCCGATATTGGAGTCAATAAAAGCGCCTATCTCTCTTCGCGCTCTAAGTAATTCGCCTTTTGTAATTGTAGGTAGTGATAGAACAAGCTCGTCTTCTGTTCCTTCGAGTCCATAAATCCAAAACTTATCAAACGCATTGTTTGGAAGTGTTACGCCGTAGTTCTGTGGATTGTTCCATACATCACTTCCCGGATAAGGTTGAAACAGTGAGAACGTAACTGCGGAAGGTTTCGCCTTAATTACCCATTGACGCATTTCTTCGATTGTCTCGAGTGTTTCGCCGGGGA